AAGTCATCTAAATATTACTCGAATTAGGATAGAATTGTTATATTTGTGGCATGAAAGTTAAGTCGTTTAAAATACTTGATCAATACTTTCTTCGGTTCTACAGGTCTATTATGTCTAAGAACGGAAAGAGGAGGAAGCATACGATCGTGGAGAAGAATGATATTCTCGAATGTCAGTCGTTGATCTGGAAAGTCATACGTGATAAGTACTTAGATAATGAGGGCGGGGTTTATATAAATAACATCGGTTATCTATGTCATAAGATTAATCCCAACCGTAAGATATATCTGAATAAACTTACCGGGACTATAAACAGGCGTGGGACAGGTGGATATTCTTACGTCCATACGTGTATGGATTTTATGCCGAGGAATAAGTATTTTCATTTATATATCTCTCCAGCATTAAACAAGGAGTGTAGGATGGCTATGGAGTCTGGAAGGAGATATAAGTTCTTGTACCGGGAAGTTGAATCGGAAAGTAAGGTATTTGGAGTTAAATGGGTTTATAAGCTGTAGAAGTTTCTATGATCCAGTTAGCTCGTGAGGGTAGACTAGATTTTTTTTGTATCACGGATTCAAATACATATCTTTGTGCAAAAGACTTGAATATGACAATAAAAGGCTTATTGGCCGAGATCAAGGCCGATTTACATAAATACGACGATAGCGGAGCTATAGACACCTCGTCTGTTTATAGGTGGGCTGAGATAGCTTTAAAAAGGTTTGGGGGTGTTATAGCCGTCATGTCCGAGGCGGTTGTAAAGACCAGCAACAAACAGGCGGTATTACCTTCCGATTTCTTCGACATGCTTGACGCCTATAGGTGTGAGCCTCTTGTCTGTGAGATTCCGGGGGGCGATAAGGCTAAGGCTGACCTCCAACACGAGATCGGCTGGGTCGAGCGCACGGAGCGCGGGTTTCGTTGGAACTCCTGCACGGAGTGCTGTAAGGAGGAGTTTGAGAAGACAATCACGGAGAAGATATATATCGGGTCTCACGAGGTTCGCTTCCATTACCATCACCCCGTAAGGCTGTCTATAGGTCGTGGGTTGAGACGTGATTGCGCCGCCGACAAGTATCGGGATAAATATGCTTGGGATAATTATGATATAACTATATCCGGCAATACTATGTATACCGGGTTTGATGGATTTATTTACATCATATATCGTGCTACACCCAAGGATGATGACGGTCTCCCGTATATACCTGAAACGGCGTTAGGTTATCTTGAGGATTATGTCGAGACGTATATCAAGATGAAGATCTTCGAGAACGCCGCCGTTAATGGCTTGATACAAGGCGCTGGTGACGCTTACAAATTATACGCTCAGCAAGAACCGGGTAAGTTCGCTAGGGCTATGAAGGAGCTTAAGATGTCGATGATTACCTTGAATGATTATCGGGAACTGGCTGAGGATAATAGGAGGAGGATGTTGTCTTATGAGCGGATGTGGCCTAACGCTTTTGATAAGTATATTAAAATGGTTTAACAAAATACGATGATATGGCAGATTGGATGCATTTAGATAAGATAAGTGGTACTGGTCCCGCTGAGGTTAAGGTTACCGCTGATGTTAACGAGACCGGTGAGATACGGGAAGTTACGTTTAAGGTGATTAAAGAAAGCACCAAGGAAGAAAAGACGTTCGTGTGCAGGCAGGAGTCGGTTCCGGTGGTGATCATCCCTGAGTTCGATTTCCTTGTGCTTAGGTATATCTGGGCTGACGAGGACGGCATTGACTTCGACACGGCAACCGGCTTCGACAACACCGGCCTCCCGGACGTGGACGGCAAGCTGGTTGGTTGGAGTAAACAGTACCAGACCACGCAGGAGCGGGTAGGTGATTATCTTATCCACGGTGGTGATAACATGGAATCAGGTAATGAGGCAGCTTTGATCCAGATGGGGCCGTTATTGGATGGCGATAATTACGATAAATTACCTCTTGAGATCAGATGTGGTATATACGGCAACTGGTATGGCGGTCGAGAAAGAGGGAATGTAACTATCAAATTTACAGCTTATAAGGGCGGAACGATGGAGAAACGTGGATATGATTTTGTCAACATAGGAGGTGAGGAGGTTTATACCGGTGATGCCCCTACTAACGTATCCGCTCACGGCGAGGATAATTGGCAAAATATAAAGACCTTGTATTCTAAGGTAGGTACGATGATTTATAACAAGGAGTCTCGTGACTGTATTGTAAGAATAGGTGAGTGATTATTCTTTTTCATAATACAAATATCTATCAGCTCTCTCGTCCGTGAGGATGGGGGAGTTTTTATTTTTTTAGTCCTTCGCTTATGACATATTTGATCTTTTATTGCACAGAAATAATCTAGCTTTGCCAAAAACTAGTATTATGATTACATTGAATGATGTCAATAACGAACTCCATGTCCGGTTATATATACTGGAGGTGCTTAAGGATTATATAAGAGATGATGATTTCGATGGTCTTGTAGATAAGGCGTTGGATTTTGTCATGGAAGGCGTTTCTATACCTAAGGCTCCGGCCAAGGATACCACCATGAGTGACATATCAAAGAGCGTTTTGGCCTTGGTAGCGGGTGCTGGATTAGATGAGAGGCTAAGCAAAAGCTCTTTAGAGTTAGCTTATGACAGATGTAAGATGAGGTACGTATTCGATCCTCGAAATCGGGATATACACGGTGTAGTCGTAGGTTATTCCAATGACTTTAATAGTCTGGTAGCTGTGTGTGATGAGGGATCGAAGAAAGGAGTGGATAAAGGATCTACTGATTTTGTGGATGTCAATGAGAGATACGTGACTAACGGTTTCTTTTACATATCTGTAGAGGATGCCGATAAGCAATCGAACTACATGGGTAAAAATTTGTAATTGTTGTGTTTTTGTACTTTACACGAGCGTTTAAAAGTATTTAGTTCTCCTCCTGACTTGTGAAAGTCTGGAGGATTTTTTATTTTTGTACGATTTGAATGTTTTGCATAATACGTACTGTTTATTAGAATCCGCCACATAAGTGATTATCTGGTGGATTTATTATATTTGCGAAAAAGATAATGTCGTGCAAAATAACTCTAACATAGCGGTTCCCGACTCCGGGATGAACAGGGATAAGCATCCACAGGATCTATCCCCATCTGAATATAGTTTCGCCTTGAACGCTACCATAGAGGGTGACGATGGAAGCCAGCTTAAGATCCAGAACGAGCCTAGTACCCTTTTATGTAAGCGATTTGATGGCTATAAGGTTATTGGGTATAAGAATGACATAGCTGGTGATAACACTTATTTCTTTCTATCCAATCCGGATGATAATACGTCTAAGATCACGTTCATGCGGTCATTGGATTATATCAAGACCGTGGAGGATCAATTGGCTGGATCGGGAAAGGACATCCATCGTATCCTTGGCGAGAGGCTTGAGGAGTCGGATGGTCGTTTTGATGAGATATGTGATTTGATGGAGGTCTTGATAGAGGATTGGGTTGATGACCCTTGTCTTAATTTCTCCATTCATCATCCGATCTTCGATATAGAGATCAAGGACGAGAAATGCGGGAAGGTGATATACTGGACCGATGGATATAATCCCCAGCGATATGTTATGGTCGATAAGGCTCTTAATCCGGATGATGATGGTGACTTTTGGTATCATTATCATGGGTATAAGACATGTGGGGATGACAAACCAATAGAGAGGTGTAGGCTGGCCTGCGAGAAGCTGCTGGTGTTCCCGTTGCTGACGGCCCCGTGCGTGGAGCCTGAGGTCGTGGAGTTCGGGGGGAGCCTGCGTGCCGGGACCTACCAGTTCTGCGTGGCGTTGTGCGATGAGTTCGGGATTGAGAAGACCGGATATTGCTCATTGACCAACCCAATCATGTTATTCGATCGTCAAGATATGGTTATCCGCGATGGTTTATGGGGTAAGTCAACCAACATGGGTATCCGCCTTACCGTGTCTAATATAGATAAGCAGGTATCTCATTATAAGATAGGTGTTATACAGAATACGGTTGGGTTTAATGGTGAGCAAAGCCCGGTTCTTGAGTATTTCATAGAAGGTATACATCCGATAACGGAAAGGACTATCTATTATCTTACGGATCAATATAGCGAGCGTACGACCATGGAGAAGTTATCCAAGGAAATACCGGTATATAAGACAGCCAGAGGCATGACGTCTGTCGGGAATCGTCTTCTTCAATACGGCTTGACCGTGGAGAACGAATGGAATCTTCAACCGGTCGTTAACTTCTTGGGTCATTTCGTTAAATGGCAGACATCTATAGCCACGGAGAATTTGTATAAAGACGGTGTGGCTTGCTCTAAATACGCCTCTTTCATGCGTGACGAGGTATATCCGTTGGGTATAAGATTCTTTACCAATACAGGATACAGGACGGCTAGATTCCCGCTTATCCCTCGTCCGGCCACAAGGGAGGAGATGGAGGTTATCGTTGATGAGGACGGTAACTCTGACGACCTGTCGGCTGCTTCGGTGCTGGAGAACAACCCGCAGTGCGCCGGGAACAGCCGCCGTCATCTTTGGCAGTTTAAGAATACGGCAAAGATCATAAACGACCCGTCTTGGGGATTTGATGATTTTGGAGGAGAATGCAAGAATCAGCTAGATGTCAAGCAACTCAGATATGTAGAGCAGGAATATGCCACGGTAGGAGAGACCCAATTCGTTATCAATACGATGGGGGAAGATGTTACGGTAGATGATGCTATTGATTATATCGCTGATAATATAGAGAACCTGTGTGATATCATAGAATCTAATGTAGGTATTACTGACGAGTTATGCGCTGCTATATCATTGCCAGAGGATCAAGACGGTATAAAGGCTCCCGATTTCCCTAGTGGATGTGATGATATCGAGAGGATAGAGACCAGGACTATATTGGATAAAAACTCTTTGGTGGATTCTAGGATTGATTTTACATATAAGCTGGCTAGTGATTATACGGAGACCGAGCCTACCACCTTAATACAAAGTAACGCCGAGTCACAAAGGAAATTCTCTGTATTGTGTGATTTCGATAATTACTCCAGTGGAGGTAAGAATATCATAGATCTGGTTCAGGAATGGTTGGATGGTCAGGATGAGGATAAATTCCCGTCTGATATAGACTCCTCCGCCTTGGTCTTGTGTCAGGATATGTCTAATGTCCGGCAGTTATATGATGAGGGTATATGTACTAATGGGTGTTCGGTAGGTGATCCTCACGTGAATCCCACTATTAACGATGTTCAACTTCCTACATTCCAAGGGGGTAGGTCATTGGGTAAGTGCACATATTTGTATCAATATCCCGGATGGGAAGGAAAGAAGCATACGGAGACGATGCTTGATCAGTTAATGGATACGATGGAGGCTTATTTCCCCCAATATGAGAGTCAGTTTGGTATCGAGAACGCCATGTGTCTTTTTGGCGATGGTGATAATTCTAAGTTTAATACCGGTATAACTACTGACTGGGAAGGTCGTGTGTCTGTGCAGAATGATATTGACGCCAAGACCAATTGGTTCGGTAGAAGTAACTTGACTTATTTCAAGTTCTATCCACATGTATCCTCATACGCCAGATGGGTGGAGTTGGATTATGAGAAATACATAAGTGGTTTATCCGATCCTGATAACGGTATTATGTATATAGAGATGATGGGTAACTATAATTATCCGATCGGCGACTCATCATCATACAATAAGGTTCGTATAACGTTTTTCTCGGACAAGGAAGGTACCGTGGCTCCTAATCCTTTGGCTAATGATGCCAAGAAAGGTGTTATAGTGAATTACGTGGATCATAAGATATTTATGATGCCAAAGTACTTGTTCTGGAATGATGACAAGACTACTTTCCATAAGATATATGTTTGTATTGAGCCAGCGGTATGCGTGTTCTTCACCGGTTTCGCCATGAGGCAGGACATGAAGGAGCTTGCAGGATTCTATACGGCTGGCACCGCCATTTTCCCTGCCCCGTTCTGTTTTGGCATTCGGCCACTGGAGGTGAAATACGTATTCTTCTTTACGAAAGAACTGAAATTAAGGAGATTTGTCACATATGAGGCGAAATGCATCTCATGTGGAGATAAACCCGCTGATTGTGCTCCTAGACCTTATCAGTATGGTGATTTTGGTTATTGGGAATCTATCAATAAGTATCCGGCTAATTTTGAGTTGTATGATTCAAGTAAGATCGGGATATCGTCGGGAGGATCGAAGAGGAAGGATATAATAGATTCTTTGACGAAATACTATGGGTCTCCTAAATCCGTTGAGGGTAAGTCTTACTTCACTGGTAATGGGGATAACGCTGAGTACCCCAATACGTCAACCACATTTTGTCAGAAACCTATACGTCATTACAAGTTCCCGGATAACTCTGTCGCTCCTTTTATGGGTAATCCGTCTCAACTGACCGGTCAATATGGAGTTGACTCCTATATTTATCCTATGGGGGTGATGCTTGATGACGATATCGTTAATGAGTTTCTGGATATAGCGGTAGAGAATGGCCTTATAGATAAGGATAGAAGGGATTCCATAATAGGATATGAGTTGTATAGGGGCGATAGGACATTGGATAAGAGCGTTATCGGTACCGGTCTGGCTTATGATATGTTTAAGTACGATGATCCCGACGGATCGGCTAACCTTTATCCTAATTATCCTTACAATGATTTGTCTGATGATATGTATATCTATAAGGATATTAATCGTGAGAATTTTATAACGCATCCGTTTAACAGGAAGGGTAATATCTGGTATTCATTCTTAAGCCCTGATATTGCCTTCAACAAGCCTGATGCTCCCACTGAGTGCCTTGTTGATGGTTATCAATTAGGTAAATCCTCCGGTATATTCAGGGAGGTGGAGGATCACCCTAAATGGACGATATTAGGAAGTAAGGCTTATAGTATGGCAACGTCATTGGCTACGGTGGAGGCTATGGCTAATTTAATATCCGCTATAGCTGAATATACATATCAATCGGCGTCCCAACAATATGTCGGTGGAGGCGTGTTTTTTTTAGCCAACCCTGTCGGCATAGCGCTGACGGCTATCCGTCTGGCTACAGGTATCGCCAAGGCTACCTCCCAGTCTGTCGTGGATATAGGGAAGTACAGGTATCAGTGGTTAACGGCCTTGATAGATAGGGGACCTAGATGGAATTACGCTTATTATTATACTTCTGTCGCTCATTATAATCTATTTTACCAAAAAACAGGGGCATCAGAGTTGCGTGGATTATCTACGGCTAAGTATATTAAAAGCGGATTGTATCCGGTAACGGATATCTCATCACAAGGGAAAGTAGTAGGCGGTAAGCCTATAGTTGTAAATAATCTCGATCGTGAGCATTCGTTGTTCATGTCATTTGGTATGGATAAGTATATGCTTGAATATCCGGAGTTGGTTTCAAGTTATGATACCAGCCGTATTCAGGATGAGTGTAATATTCGTAACGATGAGGTGGCTGGTATGACGCCTCATTTTATGACACGTGAATCTTTCGTATCCTGCCCCTATATGAGGATAAAGAAATATTCTCCAGCTCAATACGGACAGATAGAGGATATCAGGTGGGTGTCGTTAGGCGGGTGCGGGTTGATGGATGAGGATAAGCGTAAACCTGTTTTTGGAGGTGATGTGTTTATATCCAGATTCTCGCTTAAAAGAAAAATGCCTATGTTTTACTTGACCCAGTTTGGTCAGGGAGATATGATACCATTCCCTTACTACGACTATAGGAATATCGGGTATCCACGTTATTTTGTTAATTATGATACCGGAGAGGATTATCTTAATAAGACTGACACAGATACTGGATCGCTATATTCGTTCCCTAGCCGTAAGAGTGCTTATGAGATGGCTTGCAAGACCGGGGATATGTATCTTAGTGGTCGTTTCTTTCTGTATTTTTACGGCATACCTCAGTTTTTAGTGGAGTCTGAGATTAATTGTAATTTCCGTATAGCTGGACCTGAGCCTTATGAGGGTTTCTATCCAGAAGTAGGGGATTATATATCATGGACCCAAGAGCGTAATGTCCCTATATCAAGGGATAATGTGTTTAAGATGAGTCCTGTGTACAAGAATCGTTTTACGCTAGGCGGAAGGTCATTACCAGAGACGTATGATAGCAATTTTTGGGACTGCGCCTACCAAAGACCCAACGGCGTCATATGGAGCACCGCCGACGTTTCGGAGAACGGCATGACCGACCCTTGGCTGTCGTACAAGCCTATGGATTACCATGAGTTCAAGACCTCATTTGGGAAACTCATAAGCATGAAGGGGATAGAGTCGGATCAGATATTAGCCCGCTTCGAGAATCAGGTAGGGTTGTACAACGCCATAGACGTGTTGGCGGAGAGAATATCCCCGGAGAATAGCGAACTAGGGACAGGTGGTCTTTTCGCCTCTCGTGGTATCGAGTATAATAATACGACGTTAGGATATTCCGGGACCCAGAGCCGGGATATGATCAGTTGTGAATTTGGGCATTTTTGGGTCGATTTAAGGCGTGGTCAGGTATTCAAGGTAGATTCTAATGGCAGGAATCTTACGGAGGTCACACCGGGGCTTAGAAACTGGTTTAAGGAGCATCTTCAGATGAAGATCATCCGTAGCCGGATATATAACGCCGATACGGATGCTGAGCTGTCTTATTATGATATCGATAACAAGTTCTTTGGTATAGGTCTGTCTATGGGTTGGGATAATCGTTTCAAGAGGGTATTGATAACCAAGAGGGATTACATGCCGGTAGGGAATCCAAGCGAGTACCAATTCAGGGGAGGCCGGTTCTACAGGAACGGGCGGGCGGTGGAGCTACAGGACGCCAGCCATTTCACGGACGTCTCTTTTACCGTTGGATATAATTGTTTGAAGGGTGAGTGGAAATCATATTTATCGTACACCCCGGATTATTATATCGAGCATCAACATTATTTCCAGTCCGGTAAGAATTACTCTAACGATAGTCGGGAAGTGGGATTGTGGTCTCATGGCTTAACCAATCAATCGTATCAGGTATTTTATGGTAAGCTATATCCGTTTGTTGTAGAAGTCCCGGTACGTGAGCAGTATGTGAATAAGATCCTCACGAACTACCAATATAGGATGGATGCCAGAAGGTATCAGGATGAGGTTAATTACCAAATTCTTAGGACTACCGGATTCAATAAGGCATGGTTCTATAACGATACCAACAACAGTGGAGAGCTTAGGATGACCATCGCCGATAAGAACGACATGAGCCAGCGCCTAAGATATCCTATAACTAACGACGATAGCCGTGATATACTAGTGACGGAAGTGGACCAGAAGATCAATATCAACGACTACTTCAACGAGGTTAAAGACGATACTAATAACCTACCGGTATGGGTTAAGGACGTGAACGATATTGGCCGGGAGATCGACCCCAGGGCTGTCGATTATCACCGGAGGTGGCGTGATCGTCTTCGTGGCGATTGGTTCTTGGCAAGGTTCGTGAATGACATTGAGAGCCGGTTCAAGATGATAGTAAGATGGTTTAGCAATGAGGAGAAAGTTTATTGATTTAGGTGATTATATACAACTTTACACCACAAATGTACCGAATTATTTTTATGTATAAATAATAATCTATATATATGTCATGAGATTAGTCGAACAACATATAATCAAGCGAAGCTCGGTATATTACAATGAGCTTCAAGACCTGTTGCATAAGTGTAAAAACTTATACAACAAAGGGTTATATGTCGTTCGTCAATATTATTTCCAGTATAATGATGATAATACCGTTAAATATAAATACCTCAACTACTATTCTCTTGAAAAGAAGCTAAGAACAGAAAACGATGTAGACTATCGTGCTTTACCATCATCTGTAGCCCAACAGGTATTGATGATGGTCGACCAGAATTTCAAATCCTTCTTCAATCTTCTTAACAAGAAGGGTAGAGGTGAGTATTCTGAGAAAGTAAGAATACCTAAGTATCTTGATAAAGATGGGATGTTTATGGCTGTTTTCCCGACAACAGCCTTTTCTCAGAAATGGATAAAACAAGGTATTATTAAGTTACCAAAACAATTCTCTTTTACCATAAGGACTAATAAACAAAATGTCCAACAACTTAGGTTTATCCCTAAGAATGGATATATTATGTTTGAGATTGTGTATAATAAGAAAGAGAAAGGTCTTATGTATGATAACGGAAATTATCTTGGTATTGATCTTGGACTTAACAATTTAGCGTCTTGTGTATCAAATACCGGTTCTTGCTTTATCATCAACGGTAAGCCTCTAAAATCTATCAACCAGTATTATAATAAAAGATTAGCATATTTAAAATCTAAATTAAAAGGTAATAAACAAGTATCAAGACAAATAAGATCGTTAACCAACAAAAGGAATAACAAGATCAAGGATTATCTGCATAAAGCTAGTAGGGTATTGATTAATCATGTAGTCTCCAATGGCATTAATACGATCGTAATCGGTCACAACAAATGCTGGAAACAAGAGATCAATATCGGAAAGCGAAACAACCAGAACTTTGTATCTATCCCTTTTAATATGTTTATCTCAATGATATCATATAAAGCTACACTTGAGGGTATTAATGTTAAGATCGTTGAGGAATCCTATACCTCAAAATGTAGTTTCTTGGATAACGAGCAGATTTGTAAGCATGATAAATATGCCGGAAGACGTGTCAAACGAGGATTGTTCAAAACATCTTCCGGTAGTATTATTAACGCCGATATCAATGGTGCTTTTAACATCATCAGAAAATCGGCAAAAGAAGCCTTCGATGTAAGTACCTTACCAGAAGGTAGAGGGTTTTGGTGGAACCCGGTACGGATTTCTGTATAGATATATACCATTTTACGATTTTAGTGTAAAAAGGCATATAATCACCTTGATTTATTAACATATAGGGGAGGGTGTTTATCATTCCCCTTTTATACTTTCAAATGATATCAGTTATGGTTTGATTTCCGTTGAAACTGGTTGATTTTTATCACAATGAATATTGTGATTGACAATTTGTTTTATTTAATATTGAAATACAATAAATTTTAATAATTTGTTTATATGGAAGATTTTCAAGGTAAGTATGATGGTAATCAAATAGACAGCAGGCTTGATAAGGTCAAGGATATGGTTGGTGCCACGGCGTCCGGGGCTGGCGCTGCGGGATTGGTGCCGGCTCCCGCCGCGGAGAAGCGTACAGCCTTTCTTCGTGGTGACGGCACATGGCAGGATATAGATGTTCATGAGCCGGGCTTCTTGGGCGATAATCTCGATAGCGAGGATGATTTTAGAACTATATTATTTAATTTGGGCTTTGATAAGGAATATACCCTTACCAAAGCGAAATATGATATAATAGCTTCTAAATGTGAGGTTGATATACCAATTCAATATCTTTTATCCGGAGCATCATCGACGTATGGGGTTGGGGACTTGATATTAATTAAGGATTCATCCGGGAATATTCAAGCCATGTTGCGCTCTGGATGCAATACGGGAGCTGGGGTCATTGTATCTTATCATGTAATGATCAATATATCCAGCGACCTTACCCATACGTCCATTGTCACCAGTCATACCGTACAATCGGTATCTAACCAAACTAAGGACATATCCTTAACGATTGGTGGTGACCCAGTCGGAGATAACAGGGGCATCAACTTCTCTACGGCCGGTACAGGGACCAAGGCCTTGATGGATGATGGGACTTATAAGGAGATAGGTTCTTCTGGAGTGGATATCTCAAGTTATATTTTAGAAGGAATTGATTTTAAGAAAAATACTACCAAGGAAGGTTTCGATAAGATAAAAAGCTGTATTATTAATAAACAGCATATGTATGTGTATTATAAAGTCGAAATGGGTGGCGATGTAGCCGCTTTTACAAGTGATGTTATAACTAATTTTTTGTATGGTAATATATCCTTGGTTATGGTTGATTTTTCGAATATTGAGTTGAAACAAGTAGTAATAAATTCGAGTGATTATAATATAACCGTAACAAAAATTTAATGTTATGATTCAAAAAAGGAAGGTTACCAAGAACTCAGGCAAGTGCCCTAAATCGGGGTGCATCAAGAAAGTAGGAAGTGATTGGAGGGTGGTTAGTAACAAAACTGGAAAGTTATGGCCGGCGAAGTATAAGTCGAGGGATTTGGCCAAGAAAGCTCTGGCGGCTTATCATATGCATTGAGGGTGTAGGAGGGTAGGTGATATGAATCATGTACCCGCCTATTGTTTTATCCTGCATCCGATTATGTATATCTTTGTAGAAAACGTGATTTATGGCTAAGAAAGATAAGAAAGAGGAAATCCCTTCATGGATAAAGGATTTGTATAAGGAAGATCTTGATCGTGTTGTAAGAGGTGAGCGTCCCATGTATTTTAGGGGTATGAATGATGATCCTTTAAAGAACGTATCCCCGGAGTTTGATATCCTTAGTGGAGGAGCTGCTGTTAAGGGTATGAATGGGATAAGAGGTGCGTTGTCTCCGTTGAATAATGGCATGGGTAATTATAATTTCAGCATTAGGGGTATAAATAAGAAGATAGGCGAGCTGGTTGATGAGGCGGGATTGTATTTGCCTGAGAAATTAAGACCTATATATCAGACTGTGGTGGACGCTATGTCGAGATCCAAAGATAAGAGATTGGGTTATATCACGCAGCCGTTGGCCAACGCCCTGTACCCTGCGGACGAGCGACGGAACCGGCGTCTAGACGGGGAGCATCCCGTTGGTTATGTGGATGCCATAGACGGCATATGGCCTAGGGAGAAATATGGGTTATGGGGAGAGAAAATTGAGCGGAAAACCGAAGGAGGTCCTACTGGTAATGATCCTATGTATGTAAGACAAGATGTATCTGATAGAGCTTTGTATTTAAAAGACATCATAGGTAACGCCGTAAGAAGGAGGTTGTATAAGAATGTAACGCCTGATGTGGTAGCCTCAAATGCCAGTCTTCCCGATAAGGTTAAGGAATTTATATACGGAAGAAATGGCAAAGCTAATGTTGATGAATATAGCGAACAGCTATGGGGTAGATTCTTATCCCAGCCTAATAGTCTTGATGGAAATAGCAAGGAGATAAGGATTCCTGATAATGTCATTACTGATATTGAGAAGATGTTCAATCGTGACACTAAGGATGAGATAAAGAGGTTAGATAAAAAGATTCGTGATACGGAGCAAGAAATATATGGCTCTGATAAGCCGGCTACAGATGATGCTTATGGTAGGCTGAAGCTTTTGAAAAAGTCTAGAGAATGGGTAGATATATTTGAGAAGAATCGTAATTCGGTAAGATCCGGAAAGCCTACGGTTTTTTCTGAGTATGATTTTTACCCCGAAGCTGCTGGTGATCTTACCCCGTTATCAGGGTTTGGTAATTTTACTATTTATAGACGTCCGGATGGAAGGTTAGGTGTTTACGATGTATATGATTTTTATAGTAATGATCAAGAGTTCCCGGTCAATATAGTCACTAAGACATTAGACGCTATAGGTGATAAGTTTGAGGAGAGAGGATCGTTTAAGGACTATAGCCCTATCCAAGAGAGTGGAAGGGATGCTCTTATCCGTAATGCTATCATGTCCAAGAATAAGTTAGAGAAGAAATATGATGGTGGGTATATAGCTTCAAAGGATAATACGAGTGTAGGAGGCTCCGGAATAAATATGAATACAATGTATGACACAAAGCCTTATCAAGATCCTTTAACGCCTGTTATAAGTGGATTTGTCCCAGGGCTGGATGTAGCTTCCGATGTATCAGACATGGCTACCGCTATAGAGGATAAGGATAAGATAGGGCTGATATTGGCTTCTTTGGGTTTTCTTCCTGTTGTTGGAGGGGCGGCCTCGTATGCAAGCAAGGCAAGGAAGCTTGATGGGAGGGTAAAGGCTATACGTATATCGGAGCCTCCCGAAAAACCTGTATATTATCATAACAAATTATCTGATGGTGTTACGCATGGTGATGTGGTTGATGCGGATAAAAATGACTTTAAATTGACATCTAACTTATTTTTCGAAAGAGGCTTTTATCCTAGGTTTGAGAGGATGATGGATGAGTTGGGTAAAAATGTTAGGCGTCCTTATAAAAGCGGGATGTTGCTTGAAGAGGATAAAGATTTTATCAAAAAAATGAAGGGGAAGGACGGGAGTGTAGTTATTCCTGAAAAGAATACCCCTTTAAGGTTTGAGTTGGATAGAATGTTATCTGATTATGGTATAGAGGATCAGGAAGCGGCGTGGAATAGGTGGATAAATTATGCTAATTCAAAGAAATCTTATGATAATAGGGAATCTATACTTGATGGGGTTAAGAATATGATAAAGAAACCTGATACATATGATTTTGATTTTGTTGATGGTTTAAGCATGAACGGCCATGTTATTAGTGGTGTTCACATGAAAGATGGCGACAAGATGTTGATAGATGCCAATCTTCCTTACAACCAGAAATTAACTACTATGATTCATGAGACTAGGCATAGGATAGGACAGTATATAGATAATACTTTTGGAAAGACATTTAGACATGGATTGACAAAACCTGCTGATAAGACTATAGATTCGATCTATAAGACATTGAATTATGATGATTTTATGGATAATGCTAATCATATATGGGAAAAGTCGGCCACTAATACGGAGTTGCAATTCTTGATGGAGAAACTTAGAGGTTATGAATCTACAATGGATGACATAGAGAAAGTCTATGGAGATGATAAAATGAGAGATATAATCAAGAATATTTCTGATGATGACATAAAGAGTCTTTTAGGGGAGATAAATAGTGATTATTCAGGTGAGTATATAAATGCCTTAAACAAGGGTGAGATGAGCTATGATGATGTAAGAAAAGCTTTGATGTACCCTATCATATCAGGTCTTATGTATAAAAGTTATGATGCGATATCATCTGGTGATGAGGATAAGAATAAAATGAATAAGGGGGGTTCAGTAAACACAGGTAGAGCTTATGGGGATGGGAAATATGTTGTTGACCCTCGTAGATCAGAGGATAGTAAGATGGCTGTATATGATGAGATATGGGACTATCTGACAGAAAAGAAGGGGATACCACAAACGCAAGCTATCGGCATCCTGTCGAACATCGCCGCCGAGTCCGGAGGGGACACCGAAGCCCTAGGAGCCGCTGGTGACTTTGGTATCCAGCAATGGCTTGGACCGAGGAAGAAAGAGCTACAGCGTAGGTATGGTAAAAAACCGACATTGACCCAACAACTGGATTATCTTGTGGATGAGTATCAAGGTCGTGTACCGGGGCTAGGCTGGAACTACATGAACCAAGGCAAGTTCTTTGATAAGGACGCTCAAGGCAATATATATAATTACTATATGTATTCGAAGGCTGATTTTGATAACGCCACGAATTATAAGGACGCTACCGTGGCATGGAATCAAGGATACGGAAGACCCCTTGGATCGACATTAAGAAACGAGAAGCGGTTTGAGTTCGCCGATATGTTCTCCAACAGATACGGTGTCCCGGAGAACGAGCCAATGAGATACGAGTTCGGGCAGCGGGATTCTGGTACGGGAGACGGAGGCCAGCAGCCCGTGCCTGAGACGGTAGCCCCCGCCGCTCCTTCTTTGGCTTCCCATCCTGCCATGGATAGCTGGTGGGAGAAGGAAGGTCAAGACCTGTTATATAAGATGCTAGCTCAATCCGGCGCTAACAAGAAAGCTATAGAGGACATCGCTAATAATATTAAGAATGATCCTCAATCAGAGGCGCAGATAGCGGAGGCCGAGCGTATGCGTAAGGAACAGGCGAAAAGGCAGTTGGTGCTTAACATGATACCGGGGTTGATGCTGAATATAAAAGGTATGAGCAGAACCCAGAATTAATGCTATATTTGTGAAGTAATTAAACGTTTTTGATATGAAAAGATTGTTGTTTTTATTTGCTATGTTATTGACGCCATTCGCTTTGATGGCGCAAGAGGTAATCCCATCAGAAGGGTCTATTACTATTGATCTGACTACCTTTACCGGTATTATGGCTTTCGTCACGATGTCAGCCACTCAGCTAGCTAAGGTAGTGCCGTATATCGACACCCATAAGTGGGCTAAGATTTTATCGGCTGTGGCTATTGGGATGTTGACATGTATCTTGGCTTGGTTCCTTCAGGTATCCCCGTTGTTGGTAGGTAGTGAATGGTGGGAAGCTCTGTTGTATGGGGTGGCAGTCGGGCTTAGCGCTGCTGGATTCTATGACCTAGTGAAAGCAATAGGTTCGTTATTTGTAAAAAGGATCTAGTTGCTGTAACTATCTTGCGATGAATTAAAATTACAAGGTATTATTATCTGTAATATAGTTAATTATATTTTGTAATTATATTAGTATTATTTATATTTGTGCGCCTATCTACTCATCACGAGCGGATAGGCGCATTTATTAATTTAAAACTTTTAGTAAAGGTATGAAAAGTAATTTGATTTTATCATCAGAGAGTAGGGAATTATTAGGTAGGAACATTTCTGTTATGTCCAAGGACGGGTTTGTATGCATAACGGAAGTTATGGAAGCCTTGAATGAAAAACGTAAATCTATGGGGTTGGAGTCTAGAAGGCTTGATCATTTGTTTGCTACTAATGGATTTCAGGAAAAGATGAAAGCTCTTGTTAGGGAGCTGAGTATTAATGATATATGTACTGTAAGAAATCTTACGGTACAAAACCATGAATTGAAAATCAATAAGATAACCGATCTCAAAAAATACGGAATGGCTTACCGAAGAGGAAAGGGGGAGGGTCAGAAATGGTATGTAAATCCGTATTTTTTTGTTATGGTAGCATTGGAATTGGATCCAGAGATATACGCCAAGGTGATAATATGGTTGCACGATGGATTCATAGAAGACAGGAATGCCGCTGGTGAGGCTTATATCAAGATGAGTTCGGCTGTCGCCAGGTTGGTTAGTGACAAGGGTCAGTTGTCTGATAAGATATCAAGGGTAGCTAAGGCTATTAATTTTATCGTCTTTAACAAGCATGAGAGTGGGATAAGGAATACGGCTACAAAGAATCAGTTAAACGACATAGTAGCTGTAGAGAATGTTATCACCGGGGTTATAGATGGTGGTTTTATAGATACTTATGATAAACTCATAGATTATCTTGGTCATGAGTGGAAAAAGAAATGGGGTAATCCTGTTATGTCTTTAAAGGATTAGTATTAAAGAGACTCATCATTGTCAAATGGTGAGTCTGTATTTTTTAAACTATCTTTGTATCAGAACGAAATAATTTGATATATGGGAAAGTATGTAATTAAAAGGAAGATACCTAAATATCAAGATGCTGGGGAAGTTGATCCTGTCATGCCTGGTAATATTGTTGGTCTTCAGGGTCTTGGAGTGGAACCTCTGGTTTCGTCTACCCGGATAGGATTTGATATTCAGCAGCCTGATATTAATACCATTGATACAAGTGATTTGAACGCTATCGTTGACAGCAATAAGAAGGTTGACGAGTCTGGCAGTACGGATGTTTTTGACTTTACCACCATACCTTATTATGGCGCTGATGATATAGGATCTAGGTTTACCCAGATGGGTCGTGGTATAGGGCGTATGAGAAGCGAGGGATACGGTGATTTATCCACCGGGGTTAAGACAGCTAATGTCGTGGGTACTGTAATGTCAGGCATCGGCGGTGTCTTAGGGTTGGCAAGGAACGTATTCTCAGGGATGGCGTCAGAGCAAGGCACTCGTACTAATATCAGGTTAGCTCAAGAGCGAGAGGCTAGGCAGAGACGGCAATCTCAGATGCGGTATAAGGATGGAGGTGGTGTTTATCTAGGACCTAATAATAGGTTCGATAGCGGTAGCCTTACCGGTGAGTATCTATATCCGTTACCTAAGTCGATGGAAGATCAAGCCAACGTAGAGGTCGAGAAGGGCGAGTACGTGACGCAGCCCGGAGAGGCGCCGATGGAGGCCATGGGGCAGAAGCACGCCGATGGGGGAACCCCCGTTTCCTTGGAGGAAGGTACGAAGGTTATTACCGATGATACCACCATAGAGTCGGATTTCGCCAAATATATCAGGGATACGTATGGGATCAAGGCTACGCCTAAGGATACGTATGCTACGTTAATGGACAGGTATAAGGCTAAGATAGGTCTTAAATCAGCTTATGATGATCAGAAGAAGGCTTTGGATAAGTTGAAGAAGAACGATAAGATAGATGACGAGAATACGAGGCGTTTAAACGCTTCTGTATTATCCATGGCTATAAATGACAGTAACGAGACGGTTAATGGCTTAGAAGGAAGATTTACGGACTTCGCTAATGTTATATACAAGGAGCAGGAAGACCGGAAGATGAAGAAGGATGAGGATACGTATTTCGCTAAGGGTGGTGAGATAGATAACATCATATCCAGATCTATGAAAGAATACGGTCTTACGGAGGAGGATATAGCTGAGGCTAAGAAAGAGCTGCTTAAGAAAGTGGCTGGTATTCGTCAGAAGATGGAGAAAGGTGGTAGTTCTTTATTCGATTACCTACTTACTTTCCGTCCCGTAGAGAACAAGTACAATAATAAGGATAACACGTTTGGGTATCAGCGTCAGGGTCAGGATGGCTCTTATGGCGGTATTAATACCGATGAGAGACTGGAGTATTATAAGACGTTCATGCCTTTGGCTTACGATGCTTATATGAGCGCTCCGAAGGCTACTGCTGCCAAGGCTCTTCAGGATGCTATATACAACACTACTGGTGGGTGGATGGGCTTGGCTACGGCGGAAAACCCGATCATCGCCAACGCAGAGGCACTTCGGGATTACACGACGCTCGTTTCTTTTGGCGGTGAGGATAGCCAAGGTAATTACCCGGAAGACAAGAAGGCCGCATATCATGATAGAATGAGAGATAATAAGTTTGGTCAATATTCGTCATCTCGTCCTATGATTGGTTTGGATGTAGTTACAGAGGATCAACATAAAGCTCTTAATGACGCTGGTATCACTCATTTCAGTCAACTGTTTTCTGACAAGAATAAAGATATTGTTAATAAGATCCTTGGGGAGGATATGCTTAAGATGCAGGCGTTAAGATCCATGAAAGGCATGGAAGGTCTTGATTTTATACTTGACCCGCATAAGGTGGCTCCCGGTCCTATGGATATAGGTGATGTGGAGGATCCTGATGTTAAGCTGGATATGCCTGAGCTGATTGATCCTAATACACTTCCTAAAACCAACACAAATGCCGGTAAGTCGAACGGCGGCAATGGAGGCAGGAATATAGTAGGTGGTGGTCTTGACTTTCCTGAGGTGTTCAGGATGACTCCGGGAGCCGTGACAACGGAAGGTCTGGAAAGACATTACGCTCCTACCGTGGACCCGGTGTTGAGATCGGCTGATCAGTATATGGTTGAGGCTAATCGTGCTTTCCAATCACAATTGGATCAGATGGGTAATGTCCCGGATTCCCAGAGAGGGGCTTTATCTTCCAATTTACAGGCTATCATGAGTTCCAATATAGGTAAGTATATAAATGAGGTAGAACAAGGGAATGTGGCTCAAAGGACTTGGGCTGATAATGTCAATTCTCAATCATGGGCGAATACTTACGACAAGAACATAGCCCAACGTCAAGCTTATCAACAACGGATATTGCAGGGATTGGCTATAAATGACGAGAACTGGGCTAGGTATTTCGATAGCGTCAATGATGAGATTCAGCAGAAGTGGAACACGGCTACGACCATGAATACATTAAGATCTATATTTGGGGATGTTAAGATTGGTCCCAATGGCCAGTTGATCGCAGACCCTCAAGGAGATATATTAAGTTACAGGAGATTATATCCTGCTCAGGAAGTAACTAAAGGCAAAAAGGGATAAATAATGGCTTCACAATACAGTATATTAAGGAATTACGGTAAGTACGTATCACCCTACAACATGGATGTCATGATGCAGGGTATGGGATACATGCAGCAGAAGATAGATACCAATCGGCAGGCTATAAATGAGTATGCTGATTATATTATCAATTCTGACATTATAAAACCTCAGGATAGGGAATATCTTCAGAATAGGTTAAATGGATTGATACAGGATGTGAATAACGTGTATCGTAAATCCAATCTAGCTTCTGATGGTATAGCTAGAAGCATACAAGCCCGTCTTGGAGAGGCTTTAGATACCCGTGTATTGAACGCTATCGCCGGTACTAGGGAGTATAGGTCTTTCTCTCAGAAGATCGAAGATATGAAGCTTAATAATCCTAAGCAATATAGTGCCATAAATGAGGCTGTGGCCTTAATGCCGTTTTATGAATGGGTTAATGATGGTCAGGTTGGTACAAGGATGAATCCTATTCATTACACTCCTTATACGGATTACAATGAGGAGATGAATAAGATGATGAAGGATTTCGTCAGTCTTAATAAGGGAAAGAAGTTTTCTGTTCCTGAGGTAGTGGATGGCAAGCCTACTGGTAGGATGAGAGATATTACTGTTGATGAGATGAGTCGATCTCAGATTAGAGCGATAGCCGCTAGATCTATATCCCAGAACGCTAAGGCTCAGATGCAGATAGAGGGTCAGTATTTGGCTGCCACTAATCCCGGTATGTTTAGTGGCATGACTACTGATCAGTTCGTTAATAAATATGTTTCCGGTTTTGACGCTGAGGAGAGCGCACTCTTAGCCAAACTCAAAGGGGCCGAGGCCAGCCCTTCCGCTAAGGCGGCTATTGAGGCGTCACTACAGGAGGTCCGGGAACAGCGCCGTGCGTTAGTGGAGGAGGCTACTTCCTTTATTGGCAATAATATGAACCCGGCTAGAGCGGGGGAGTTTATTGTACGTAATGAATTTCTTGATGGTGTATCCGCTAGATGGTCGTATAACAACTCATCTGAGAACTACATCGCTGATGATTATTACTTTAAGATGAGAGATCTTGATTTCAAGGAGAGAGAGTTCTCGTGGAGGCAGAAATCAAAGGAGATAGATCAGAATCTTAAGCTTAGGGAAGTAATGTCCAAGGAAGCTGGTAATAGCTCTAATATCCCTACAGGTGTTATGATTGAGCTGGAAAAGGTTCAGCCTAATGTTACTCCTGAGAATATATTTGACAATCAATATATTAAGAATGAGAATAATATATCGACAGGTGAGAAGGATTTAATATCATCCATAAATCCTGTTGATCTACGAGGCATAGAGAACGATATACAAAACAATCCTTCTATATATCATGGTGGTGTTAATAGCGAGAATATTATGGCATGGATCACTAATAATGGCGGTGCGTCAAGTTCTGTATTATCATCAACCCCAAATATGGTGAATAAATACGAGGCTCTTATGGCAGCGAATGATAATAGGAATAGGTATGGTAAGATCATGGATGAGGAAGTTGATTATCTTACAAATGCCTTTGATGTCGCTACGGAAAATATCCTTAATGATGCTGTAAGGGATCAGGACTATGTTACTGGAGGTATTGATACATATACTGACAATGGTATGGTTAATGCGAGGGATGTTGGTAAGAATGGAGCTATTATTGGAGGGAAAGAGTATTCACCAGAAGATGCTTTAAAGGTTTCCGCTATAGCTGGATTGATAAGCGAGAACATCAACTATGCGGATAGATCTATAGCTAATACGGAGCTGATGAGATCTTATATAAATTTGTTAAATAGATATTCAGGAGAAAATTTCACTCTGGAGGATATAAATGATATAGCTAAAACTTATAGTCGTGTAGACAATCCGGTAATGAATAGCGATAATGTCGATATGACTAGTAGGGATAAAATGATCAAGATCTTAGGTAAGAATATGTCTAGAGCTGACGGCCCTACGCTTAGAAGAGAATGGTCTTCATCTAATATAGGTCGTAATATAGCTAAGGCTATTCAGGATTCTAAAATGGTCTATGAAAGAAGATATGACGAGTTTGCTCCAAGATCATGGTCGTTCTCTAATTCTACCAATGCCTCTAAAGAAGATAGGCGTATGCATGCTAAATTAGAGAGTCTGCTTTTGTCAAGAGCTGGTTTCTTGAATAAGGATAAAGATAGCAGGCTTAATAATTACATATTGTATGCTCGTCCTACGGATAATCCCAATACATTTGATTTGGTAGCTATGGCTGGCGGGAAAAATATCGCTACGGTTCAAGTTACTAAAGAGGAATTAGATAGTATGGGGTATAGTTTGTACGAAAGGGAAAGGAATGTAAGATCTGAAGATTACGAATCTAAGATCATCCCTGTATCTTTTTCTGCCACGACCAATAGGCCTTATCAGAAATGGGCGCAAGCTAATTCACTTGGCGCTTTCGCTACTATCGAGAATGCGGCTGAGGAGGCTTCTAGGATGGTTGATAAGTACAATATTCAGAACAATGAACTAGCTACATCCGAGCTTAATAAAAGAGCTATTAGGATTATTAATACGGTTTTAAGAAATTACAAATCGTATGATGTTAAAGCCAAGGGCTTTCCTGGAGGTGTTGAGGTTGGCGTCTATTTTCACGGGCAGGCTAGGACCGGGACACCTCTAAAGGTGTTGGAATATAATACTGATTATGCTGATAATATCATGAAGATTATAAATATGTGTCCTCAGATGTATCTTACCCAAGCCGTGGTTGAGGCTATCAATAAAGACGTTATTGTTAAGGGTAGAGATATTAATGAGCAGCACTCTGATCTTAGCAATATTCTTTCGGTGTTGGATAAAGAGACTATGGATAAAATAGATGGAAAAAATGAGCAATAATAATAACGATATAGGGAATGTGATGAAGAGTCAGGGATATTATGTCCCTACTCCATCAATTCCATCTCCCATGCCTTCTAAGGATAATATTTCTTCTATCCCTATACCTGTTGGCATGCGCGGTTCATCGGATATGGATAATGATGTTTTGTCTAGAGAGGGAAGCAGGAGTATTCCATCATTAGTAGAGGGTATAAAAAATTCCGTAGAGACATCTTATCATGATGATGTAAAAGCAAGGAATCCGCTTTTTCAGATGATAAACGAGACGGGTATTCCTAAGGGTAATTATGATATAACTGGAAGTAGGATCAACCTTCGTGATTCAAGGTATAGGCTGTCAACAGGTGAATGGATTCCAAAATACGAGAGTTATATCAATAATGTGGATAATGATGATCGTCTATCGAGAAGTCAAAGTGGTTGGGAGAAAACTTATAGAGGATTAGGTAAGTTTATTTATAAGTCTGCTTTGTATGGAATAGGTGGAGTAGGTCAGTCTGTTTATGGATTAAAGGAGCTTGTTACAAAAGGGACGTTATCAGCTATGTATGATAACAGTTTTGCCAGATGGTTGGATGATATGGATAAGCGTGGTGATTATACGCTTAATCATTATTACAGTAAGGAGGAGCGAGATGCTGGATTTCTTAAAAGTATGTTTACAACCAATTTTTGGACAAATGATCTTTTGTCAGGAGCTGCATTTACGGCTGGAGCCGTTTTGTCATCTTACGCCTTCGCCGGAGCTGGTCTTATGAATGCCGCTCGTATGGGGGCTAGAATAGGTGCTACGATTGCCGGTATGGGGAAGGCTGTTTCTGCTACAAAGACCGGGTTTAATGCTATGCTAAGAGCTGCCCGCATAGGACGAGGCATAGGTAAGGGGCTGGACAACCTGACCTTTATCGGTACGTCAACGCTTTGGGAGGCTTCGGTAGAGTCAAGGAGTGGGTTGATGGAATCTGAGGAAAACTTCAAGCAGGCTTACAGGAATGCCTATGGTAGAGAAGCCTCATATGAGGAACTCATGAAGTTCAGAGCTGATAATGCTGATGCCGCTAACGCTATATTCGCTGCCAATATCGGTATCCTTACGTTATCCAATATAGCTATGTTCGGTGATATGTTTGGCATGGATCTGGGCGTTGATAAGTTCATAAAACGAAATATATTTGGTGTAGGAGCCGAGAGGATGGATAATGGAACATTGAGGATCATAACGCCTAAGAAATGGCAGAAAATAGCCGGGAATACGTTCAATATTATCAAACGTCCGGTATCTGAGGGTCTGTATGAGGAAGGTCTTCAGGGAGTGGCTAGTAAATCCGCCGAGGATTGGGTAGAATCAAGATACAATCCTATGGCTATTCGTCAGAATATAGGCTATATGGAGGCTATAAAGAACGGGTTCAAGGAGACTTACGGATCTAATCAGGGATGGAAGGAAATCGGCATCGGTATGATTATTGGATCGGTTATGGGAGTAAAAACTATTGGTGGTATAAAGGAATGGAGCCAAGACATGTCCCGGAACAAGGGGATGGTGGAGGCTTACAACACCAATGCCGGCGCCTTGACTACCGCCGCTATCCGTGCTATTCGTGGCAGCATGGCCCTGAACGCTCAATTATCAGGCTTGAGTACGGATAATAACGCTGGCGATATACCTAATTCTAGAATTGTAGATAAGACTTTTAGTGACGCCGTATTCAACCGTCTTCGTTATGATCAGGAAATGGGGATGTTAGATGATACCAAGGAGAATTTCAAGACAGTCATCGAGTCTATACCTAATAGCGATATAGCCTCTGATATGAATATGACAGATGAGCAGGTAAATGAGTATAAGTCCAATCTTGTTGGCGAGTTCAATAAGAAGGTTGATAATTTTACTATGGCTAGTAGATTTGCCGACTCCCTTACCGATGGTATATCCAATAGATCATTTAACACCTACATCTCTAACATGGCTTATAACGGTCTTGAGGCTAAGGATAATTTGGATGATATCGCTAATCAGTTAGGAAGGATATACAATACGGATATAGGCCCCGCTTTAGATATATATTCTCGTCTTAATCCTGATTCGAGTAGGGATCTTAAGAAACTCAGGAAGCTTACAGATGATATACAGAAGATGGAGAAGAATGTTTTGAAGCTTCAGCAGAGTATCACGTCTAAAGAAGCTCTTGAGTCTGATAAGGTCAAGTTAGCCAAGGAGAATGATAGACTTCTTAAATTGACGGAGGATAGAATTGCTTTGGAGAGGAGATTAGCTACGTTAGTTAACTCAGAGACAGATATATCTAAGCTGTTATTAAACAGGAATGAATCAAGGATCAGTGCCGCCGATCTTATGTCGGCTTATGAGACTATAGTTGGTTTTGAGAATGCTGTATCTATCCGTGGGGTTGATAATTATAAAGAGGCTATGGCGTTACTTAGCGAGTATCGTCATAATCTTGTGGCTTATAAGAATATAAATGAGTCCCTTCGCCGTATGCGTGATAGGAGATTCATACGGTCGCAGGAACGTGGGTTCATGAAGGTTTTGTCAAACATATGGGGAAAGACTTATGAGGAGGATGATAGTAAATATGATTTCAGGAATACCGATGATCCTGATGCCAACTCCCTTTATGCCAATGATCAGGCCATAGATAAGGCTTATCAAGATGGTCTTATAGGAGAGGACGAGGCATTTATGTTCAAGACCTATAATCATATGATCGCCAGATCTATGGAGAATGATATCAAGGCTGATGAGGGCGGTATCGTTGAGAATGTACCTGATAATGAGGATATCATAAATCCTTCTGATGATAGAATCAATAATATAGCTATAAAGATATGGAACGGTAATGAGGATATCTTATCTCCTAGGGAGAGGCAGATATATGATAATAACAAGGATCGTATCAATGATCTTGTAAATGGGTTTGGCGATAATCCTATAGCTAGGCTTAATAAGATTAGGTCAATGATAGATAGGTTAAATACCAACGATAACGTCTTAAATAACATCAGGGATACTATTGATGATATCATAGATATGAACATTAATGGTCTTGATCAGGATCAGGTTAAGGAGGCTATACAGACTTATAATGATCTTATGAATGATATTGACAACGGGAATGAAGTTGATCAGGATAAACTTAATGAGGCTATTGATATTATCAATAACTATTCTGATGAACCTCTTCTCCAGTTCGTGGAATGGATGAGGCTGTATGATAATGGAAGTATGGTTGTCAAGGATTACGATAAGTCTATACCTATGGGTGATGTTCTCACGGAGAGCGAACCCGGAACATCCACCGGCAGGACGGAGGCCAATGCCGCCCAGAATCCGGTAGTGTTGATGGCCCAGAAGAGAGAGATTGGCGGAGTCATGTATTATGAGGTAGGAGGGATGAGACTTGACAGGTTTATGGACGGTCTTGGGCTTAAAAGATCTGATGCCACTGATACTGATAATGGAAGGGTGATGGATTTCACCAACGGAACCGACATATTTACTGTTATAGAGTCGAATAACCACTCAAGATGGATGATAAGCGAGGATGACGCTCAGGCTTTCGAGAACGCTACCGGTGTCATACTGGGGCGGCAGACCGCCTTATCGACCTCCAACTGGTTCATGGTGTATCGCAAGGGGCAGGATGGATCTGTTGTTCCTTATTATACAGGAGATGCATTTGGCTCTAATAATGAGTCGATAAATCAAGAAGCTGCGGCTAGTCTTCGTAAGAACGATATCGTGAGGTTCAAGGTAGATATGTTAGATCCTTATACCAAGGAATTGTATGATAAATACAATAGCCTTTATGCCGTTGATCCTAATTCTGACGAGACCAAGTCTGCCCGTAGTGATTTGGTTAATAATATGGTTATTAAGATCGTGGATGGTGACGGTAATTTTGTCTCGGTGCTAAAAGCCAATGATCCAGACTCAAAAGGGAGTAACGCTGATTTAAGGAGTATGGCCTTTGAGTTGTATAGGGATAATGTAGGATCTGTCGCTGGCGAGATTGATATACCGTTCGTAGGCACAGTCACCAGTGTTTTGCCGGGAAGACCTAATTTTAGCGTAAGTGATGATAATGGGACGTTGATGGTATCCGAGAATGACTTTACCAACGAGACGGTTGGTAAGGTCGAGAGTGTAGGATATATAGAGAACGGGGAGGTTACGATGAGGGATGATATTAAGTATAATATATTCCCGTTCTGTACGGCTATCGTCAGGGATAAGTATGGTGATTATAAAAATTCACGTATCCCGGTAGTAGCTATAAAGACAGGAAATGGAAGAAATTACCTGTACCCCGTAAGATTGAAAAATCAGGATACATCATCATTCTCATCTATGATCGGATCGATGGCTGACAGAATTATAGAGGGTCTAGGTGGTGGAGTAAGTATTGATGATATAATGGATCTTAACAACGCTATAGCCAGATCAGGGCTGGATAACAAGACATATATGATTCCGTTGGCGGGAGACGTGGATGTTATCAAGGGACGGTTAAAGGCTGTCAAGGAAGCCGCTAGTAAGATGCCTATGACCGCTGATGTAAGAGGATGGATAGGCGATTCTAGGACCAAGGAGGATATTTTGATGAATGACGTTACGATCAACATTGATCTTAATAACGATCCTTTCATAGCTCCTAAGTTCAGGATGAGTATTAGGAGGGATGAGACGTTCTTCGAGGATACGGAGACCCCGTTCGTCAACCCGTCTGGTCTCCAATCGGGATCCGTCTCGCCTACGAAGGCTGCCGAGGACAAGTCTTTGGTTTCCGACGGTAATGTAGTATCCGGAGAAAATGAGGCGGAAAATCCTTGCTAAATTAAATATCTTGACTTATCTTCGCGGCGTCAGTCCATCACCTGACGAGTAAGATATTTAAAAGTTGGTCCCTGTCGGGTGTGTGATGGCCCCGGTGGGGACTCTTTATATTATGCAGTTAGATAGTTTTTTACACCGTAAAATTATGCAAGACCTACGCATCCAGCGAGTGAAGGTCTTGATGATGTTATACACCAGTCATTATTTTGTCAATAACAGACAAAGGCAGTTGCTTGACCATACATACGCTTTAAGCAGGGATCAGGCTTTCGATTATATGACTGAGTTCAATAAAAGGCTTAGTGATAAGGTTGGTATAGAATGTACGATGGATATTCTTCTGCCTACCGATGATGATAACGCTAATATCATAATCGAGTACAATGGCATCATTAAGAAGTTGATGAGGGAAGCCGAGAGACTAGAGCTTGATACCGACGCCATTAAGGAAATGATGCGTGATCTTCTTAATGAGTTGAAGGATGATATTGATCTTAATATCCTGATATTTGACGTAACCCAGTTACTTATAAAATACAATCTATTTAGGTTGGAGGCTATAACCGAGCAGGAGTTTAAGAACTCTTTTGTTAGAATGGATAGCAGGAATATGGAGATAAAGAAACTAACTTTATCTGATATCAAGAAAGTGGTGAATATGATAGAGGCTAGATATAATCGCTTTGTATGGCGAGAGAAGATAAATGAGAGTCATCGGTGGAGTAATATCTGCAATAATATATAAAACGTTAAACAATGTTTGAGTTTTATATATCCAGTTTACTGGCCGGGTATTAGCCTAAGTCTTGAAACAGAGGCTACGTTATTGGAGAATATATAGTTACCTACGGATGTTTATCCAAGTCCGTAGCTCTAAGGTAGGTGATTAAACAGGGATTGTATTTGGGTTCCAGTGTTGCCTATATAAAACCTTCAATAACATTGGCGATGGGTACTAACAGGGTTTTACCCTGACTTATGTTGAATAAACATTTTATTAAATTATTTATTGTAAATGGTTTATGTACAGGATATAGATGGTAGACCCTTAATGCCAACAACGAGGCATGGTAAGGTTAGAAGATTGCTTAAATCAAAGAAAGCAACTGTGGTAAATCTTTGTCCTTTTACAATCAGGCTTTTGTATGATACAACCGGTTATAAGCAAGAGATTACGTTAGGCGTTGACACAGGCACAAAACATGTCGGTTTGTCGGCGACAACGAAAAGCAAGGAACTTTACGCAAGTGAAGTTATTCTAAGAAGTGATGTTGTTGATCTTCTATCAACAAGAAGGGAATTGAGGAAGATTAGAAGGTACAGATTGAGATATAGAAAGCCAAGATTCATGAATAGGATTAAATCAAAGAAGAGAGGATGGATCGCTCCATCAATCCGGCAGAAGATTGATTCTCATATTAGGATTATAGGTTTTGTATATTCTATACTACCTGTCTCAAAACTGATTATTGAGGTAGCCCAATTTGACACACAGAAGATCAAGAATCCAGAGATATCAGGTAAAGAGTATCAGGAAGGTGAACAATTAGGATTTTGGAATGTAAGGGAGTATGTCTTGGCAAGGGATGAGCATAAATGCCAACATTGTGAAGGAAAGTCAAAAGATCCTGTCCTTAATGTCCATCATATTGAGTCACGCAAGACTGGAGGAGATTCACCTTCTAATTTGATAACATTGTGTAAGACTTGCCATAAGGAGTTCCATAAAGGAAATATCAAATTGAAAGTAAACAGAGGTGAGTCGCTTCGTGACGCTGCGGTTATGGGTATCATGAAATGGGAGTTATACGATGAGTTAAAATCTTTGTATCCAAACGTAAAAATGACTTTCGGATACATAACAAAATATAATCGTATAAATCACGGGATTGAAAAATCCCATGTATCCGACGCTTTTGTGATTTCAAGGAATTTTAATTCATGTAGGCTTGGATATTATTACAAACGGAAATTAGTTCGTCGCCATAACAGGCAGATTCATAAGATGAAAATTTCTAAAGGAGGAATAAGGAAAATGAATCAAGCTCCTTTTAAGGTTTTCGGATTTAGATTGTTTGATAAGGTGATGTTTCAAGGTAAAGAACGCTTTATTTACGCAAGAAGGCTTCGTGGAATTTTTAATATCCGTGATATCAACGGAGAAAATAAGAAAGATATATCTTATAAGAAATTGGAATATGTCAGTCATGGATTGATTTCTATTGTAGCAGGTTGAGATTGTTAGGAGATAGGGGAGGGTATACGAATCCACCCCTATTCACAATCAATATGTTAATCAGATAAGGATATTTTCGCTAAACGATAAATTCCATTTTTTTTGTTATTTAGGATTTAGTTTTTGCCTGTTCGTGAGGATCGGCAAAATGATTTGTACTTTTTCAGAGTAAACATAAGGTTTGTTATTATTGTTATTTGGCTCCCGTCCGCTCGTGAGAGTAGGCGGGATTTTGTTTATCTTTGTAACAAAACGATTTAGCTATGGGTAGATCTTGTTATGTTATAAAAAATAAGGAGGGTAGGGTAGATAATGTCCTTGCCCCTAATAACCAACCATCCGGATTATACCAAAGGGCGATGGAGGTGCTGGGCGACCAGAAGCAGGCCTTATCGGTCTGGGGTACGGCCTACTCCCCCGACTTCGTGTCCTTCTTTGGCGACTGGATGTCCATGCCATCAGAATATGATCTGGATAGTAATGGGGAACCTAGGTATGATGATGTCATGTCCTTTATCAAGCGGAAGAACTATTTCGCCGGCAATTTCATAGCCGATGAGGTTAAGGATATTAATAATACTCTTACTTCCTTGGGTGTTGATAATATCAATGATCTTAATGATATGATCGTATCTAACTTCCTTTCCGGCGGTGATATATTCCTCAATAGGTACAATCTTGAGCGATCTGGGATGTATGACGCTGATGAGATTGATAATATCATGACTAACCGATCGGAGTATGAGCGGGTAAGGGATATGATGAGGAGGATTGTCGATTTTATGTCTGAGGGGAATCTTAATGAGAAGGATATGTATTTCCTGTCCTCCGAGTCAGGCCTTGGTGATGATTATATGATATATGAGGATACATATGACTCGTTAGGAAAGAGAAGGGGCTTGAATCCAATAGAGGTAAGGGATACGATCATGAGGGCGGTAGGCGGTATCAGCGACCGCCGGGAGTTCGATCAGGCTTTCGCCTCCATCCCATACCCTTCCTTGGCACTCCGGTATCAGGAGGATCAGGATTACGCAGATCGGATGTATGACACGTATCGTAATATGACCCGTATGGAGGTTCGGAGTCAGGACGGAAATACGATTACCGACTCGTACTTCAATAGTACCACACCGTATATCAGTATGCCTAAGGATATGAAGGGTCTAAGGGATAAGGTTGGGGAGATAATCGATATGGATGATTTTAAGGACATCAAGGACGTTGCCGGACGTCTGCATGACATAGCCATGGATCTTGCCGACATGGGTGTGGATATAAGCGAGGCGATCAGCGATGAGATGATTATATCCAGACCGGAGGATATCCGTGATCTTATGGCGTCGCTGGACGTCATGCTGTCCTCCATACAGGCCGGCAATTCGGTATACGATAGCTTTATCTCCGATCTTGATAGGATAACAGGAAAAGGGAACCCGATATACGAGGTTCAGGATACTTATTCTACTGGGGATAGGATGGTGTATGTAAGGTCCGGGAATACATCCCCTTCCGATATGTATGATAGGAGCATGTTGTATATTAGTAGGAATACGTACCATAACACGGCTCCGATAACCGACACCGATCAGGCCTATGAGATGTTGGCCGATATCGGGATAGAGCGGCCCTCGTACTTGCCGGCTGGCGTGGTCCCCGCCGGGGCTTCCCGTTCCGATATTGGCGTGGTCAAGGATAACATAAAGAAGCTAGTTATGTCCAACATCTCATCCTCGAATACCGAGAACATGATCCTTACCAGATTAATATACCAACATCCCGTGACTCCTGAGATGGATGATGTCGATATTGATCGGGAGTTCAGGAGATACGAGGCTAGGCAGGGAAAGGATCGGGATTTTATCAAATTCTGTACCTCGTTGAGGAAAATCCAGATCAAGGAAAGGTTAAAAAAATCGGATTTATATAATAATGTCTTACGTTTCCTTGATTTTAATGGATTTTATAACGTATCTTTGAACCACCATGACAGAGGTACGTTAAAAAGCATGGAGATGTCGTTGCCGGAAGGTCAGGTAAGGGATCTTCTGTTTGACGTGGCTATCGAGTCCGGTGACAGTAGCATGAGAAACCTTTTCTATCTGGATAGTCAGGACAGGATGATGGATGCCGGGTTTTACAGGTATCTGTACCAAAGGAATCCGGGCCTGCTCCGGGAGGTCAACGGCGGCGTCGAGGCGAGACCGGACGGTTCGTTCTTGGCTCGTGGGAGGTATGATGATTTCGTGTCATTCCAATCCGGTTTATATGAGAAGGTAGGTGAGACGGTTGATGGTGCGATATACAGGTTCGTTGATGATCTTATATACTCCGATCCATCATCATATCAAGAAAATATGGTACGAAGGATGGGTGATGTTACGGTAAGGAGTGACGATAACCGCCTGTCAAGGATAGAGGATAATCCCTCATCCAGTAAGATAGTTAATGAATACACTGCTAATACAAATAAGTTGATGCGAGATTTTTCGTGTAGTTAATCTCTCTTTGACGTCGTGAGACGTTTTCTTTCGAGCATTGAAACATTGGATTTTATAGATTTGCGATGAATCCGGGTCGTAGTGATACGCTCCGGATTTTTTTGTCTTGTATCGGTTCTTATTAATCCCATTTACAAGACATGACGTACTTTGATGATGACACATATCACGATTTTAGGGCTGTTAATTTTTGAACTTTGTAACGCCCGCCATCAGGTGGGGTTATTATTAATTCAAAAATAAATAGACATGGGTACAAGTGGAGACAAAATCGTTTTGTTAGACGGTATGGGTTCCGGTAGTGGAAGCGCCACTAACGGTTTATTATCTATGATTCCGGGGATGTTCGCCAATTTAATAGGCGGAAATAAGATGGATCCGAACTTGGTAGCGGCTTTGATGAACGGTCGTAACAACCAAGACGGTTTCGGCGGGGCTAACGGTTGGTGGTTGTGGATCATCGTCCTGTTCTGGTTATGGGGCGGCCGTGGCTTTGGCAATGGTTTTGGCAATGGTAATGAGTGTTGCGCTAATGGTCTTCCCGCTCAATTGAATAACGACTATGGTCGTGAGTTGTTGATGCAGGCCATCCAGGGTAACAGAAGCGCTATCGATCAGATCGCTAACGCCTTGAACTGTACTACCACTCAATTGCAAAGCGCTATCTGTAACGTACAAGGCGCTATCGATAAGGTAGCTGGTCAGGTAGGTATGACCTCTCAGGCTGTTATTAACGCCGTACAGCAACAAGGTTGTGAGATCGGTAATCAAATTAGCTCTTGCTGCTGCAATTTGAGTTCTTTGATCAACCAAAGTACTTGCCAGACTCAGCAGATGATCAACAATCAAGGTTATGAGAATCGTCTTGAGACATTGAATCAGACTAACACGTTACAAAACACTATTAATCAAGGATTGACGAACAATCGTGAGCAAGCCACGAGTCGGTTCAATATCTTGAGCGCTAAGATTGATGCTCAAACAACCTTGATTAATGATAAATTCTGTCAATTGGAAATGCGTGAGATGCAGAATACGATCAATCAGTTGCGTGATGAAAGGTCGGCTTACCAAGCCTCCGCGTTGACTCAGCAACAGACTCAGAATTTGATCAACCAGTTGAGACCTACCCCTGTGCCGGCTTATCCTTCATGCTCTCCTTACCAGACTTATGGATGGGGTCAAGCATTTTATGGAGGTAATTACGGATGTGGGTGCAACAATGGATGCTGCAACAACGGAAACGCCGCTATTTAACTCTATAAAGGAAGGAGGCTATTATGGCTTGTGTTTCTAAAATAGGGTCTCTTTATGAGTTGGTCACGAAGAACGTGGTAGTGACTACTACCAACACCATCTTCGGCATCAACCCAAGGATATGGCTGTCCTTGCCATGCGAGGGCCTTCTGCTGCTGAAAATCCGGCAGGTGGTTCCGACAACAGGCGAGACATTGCCAGTACAGATAGCTGTCCCAGCGAATAGCACCGTATCCACGGTAGGTGATGACACATGCTGCCCGGTAACCGGCGTGGCTGTGGTGAACCCGATCAACGTGGCTGTGACCGGAGCGGCTATGGTTAACAACACCGAACGTCTTGTTTATTTCAACAAGGTAAGGGGTGTATTGAGGCTCATGGATTGCTGTGTGCCTACAACCGCCGCATCAGCGTCGGAAACGGATGTTGATGAGGAATAGGTTAGATTGGATGTCTAATGGGAGGGTATTCCCTCCCGCTTAAAAATCGAGATATGTTTAGAGACTTAAAGAAAGGATTTCAAGTATATACGCTGGATACGTCCGATGTTCCGGTGTTCAGGATGGGGAATGTGGTTAACGTGTCCGAGCCTAGGTTCCAGCAACCCCAGATGGGTCAGATGGGGCAATATCAGCAACTACAGGATAGGGTGATAGACCTTACCGTGGAGATAAACGGGTCTTCCATGACCTATGTCGTACCGGAGAGCAGGGATGTCGCTATGTCCAATAACATAACTTTGGCCTGCTCGGTCGATCCGATCATGAACCAGCTTAACGCCGCTAAGAGAACCAGCTCCGATATTCTCGATAGTATCGATAAGCATAGGAGGACGCTAGAGGCTTGTGATTCGATCCTTGAGGAAATCAATCCGGCTTTTAAGCAGACTAAGGATCAAGACCGGAAGATCAAGAATCTTGAGGAGAAAGTCGATAGGATGGGATCCTCTTTCGATGAGCTAAAAGAGTTGTTAATTAAAAAATTAGGTTAAGATGAGAGTTATAGATTTAGGCGGCGGTCACGATGAGGACTACAATGACGAGATCTACGATCGTAGAGGCGGCCGTGGACGTAGCAGACGTTCGGATGGGACTTACATGGGTTATGGTGGTGGAATATATGACCATTATGGCAAGGAGCATGACGGTAGGATGGATGAGCTAGAACGCCGTGAGCGTGATCTTGAAAGACGTGAGAGGGAGCTGGAACGTGACGAGCGTGAGCTTGAGAAACGTGAGAGACTCCATGAACGTGAGGACGAGATGTATCGCAGGGGATGGTTCGGTGAGCGCGGCATCCGTGACGAGTACGAAGGTACCGAACCGTATATGCGCAGGGGACGCAGGAGTCGTTACTACTGAGGAGCAGACGCCGATGACCCGGATTATAAGCGGTATATAGACACCCATGGATATCACTTTTCCAAGGAGCTGGCTAGGGAAGCCGCTGACAAGATGCTTAACGCCGACGGGTCCAAGAGAAGATGGACGATGGAGGACGCTAAGCAGATGTTCGATAAATGCGGGGCCAAGAAACCTGATAACGCCACTTGGGGAGATATCCAATATCTGTTCGCTATGTTCTATAGCGACTACTTTCCTAAGGTATTGGATTGCGACCAGAAAATAGTCAAGGCTGTCTTGGCTTATCTGGAAGACCCTGACGCCCCGGAAGGGACGGCGTTCGTAAGGTATCTGGCGGTGCGGTGCTTCGTCGGTGACACAATCAAATGGAGTGATATGATTTAGTTTGATACAACGTTGGAGAACCCTGTCGGCAATAGAATACCGATAGGGTTTCTTTTTGACCGTAGCTTTATTATGATTACATTTGTTCGAGGTAGATCTTTTGTTCATAGGAAGGGTGGGCGGGAATGAAAAAAGGCATCCTCACGGACACCCTTCCCCTTTGGTTGAAAATCACTTAAAACATTATGAGTTACTACACCGCAAATATAGATAATTAAATACAAACTGCAATGGGTAAGGGGTATTATTGGATAGAGCCAGTGGATCAGACGTTAAATGATTTCCAATTTTATAAGGCACGTATCGTAGGCGATCCTGAATATGACGAGAGACATCATCGAGTTATATTGAGAACTGATAAGTATTTCCCTGTCGGAAGTATCTTCCATGTTTTGAAAGACCCGGAGATGTTTGTCATAGAGAGAAAGTTCAAGACATGGGGGAATAAGTATGTCATTAAGCCTTATGAGGGTGAATGGGAATGGGAGTCTGTCCAGAAACTTAAAGACAAGGCTATTATATTCCGTAGCGGATTCCTGCATGGGGACGGCGGTTTCTGACGCTTACCCGTATCTCCCCCCCCTATATTTCTTGGTGTGTATGTATATAGCTATATTTGAGCAAAAAATAAGTGTAATATGGCAGATTTTCAAGGTAAATACAATGGTGATCAGATAGAGCAGCTTCTGGATAAGGCTAATGATATTGATCTTACCAAATATGCTCTTAAGACGGATAATGCCCCTACCGCCACGAAATTACAGGCGGCTACGGCTTCTGCCGCCGGTGCTGCGGGATTAGTTCCGGCTCCCGCCGCTGGTAAGCAGACGTCCTTTCTTCGTGGTGACGGGACATGGGTTGTACCTACTAATACCACATACGGATTGGCCTCTACTACAGCTAACGGCTTGTTGAGACAGCTTAATGGCAGTACATCCAGTTTCATGCGTGGAGATGGCACTTGGGCTACACCTCCTAACACGACATATGCCGTGGCCAATGAGTCTACTAACGGTTTGATGGCGGCCGCCGATAAGAAGACCATGAACAGGCTTATAGGGGTTAATACGGTCACGACATTAGCTAACCTGCCTATTAGCAAGAGAAGTATCACGGCTACGTTATCAGCCGCTACCACCCTATCCGTGCAGTCAGGGATGCAGATAGGGGAGGAGCTGATGATCAGGTGCGTCCCGTCGGCGGCCTTCACGCAGGCTATACCCAACTCCGGGGATTATGTAAGCATGAGTGGTACTTCTATAACCACTACGGCTAACAAACCTTTCGAGATAAATATCTGGTGTTACGCTTCAGGTAAGTATAGTATCGCCGTTAAAGAACAAGATTAATGATATAAGATATGAGCTACGTATATATAAACAGGGAAATATATCCCAATCAATTAGTTCAGGACGATCCGCTTGATGATAATTACGCCAAGGGCTATAGTTATGATGATTACATTAACGGGAATCCCGCCCCATGGATAGAGCTTGGGGAGGAGCAATTGGCGTTCAAGGAGGCTAATCCTAAAGCTACGGTTAAGGAGATTATCGAGGCTAAATTGGATGACTCAAGGCTTCTTAATGAGGAGAAATCGGCTAAGTATGAGGAGATCAGGACTTATGAGAATAATAATCTTCATGAGTTTTTCTTGGATGACCAAAATATCTATATCCCTGAATATGATAGGCGTAACGCTTTGGCTGATGGGGCTATAGCTGGTAAGATAACGATCATGGGTCTGAAGTTTGATATGACGGAAGGCAAGATCTTGATCGGGATGATGGATAAGTATGATAATGACCTGATGTCGGCGTTAGGAGCCAAACAGAGGGAAGTAAGCTTAGCCATTACCGTAGAGCAGGTGAGGGCTATTGACGCTCAGTCCGGCTATCCAGATAAGGTAAATATCACCATGACTTATGTCCGGCAACAGGCAAAGGAGAAAGATGTCTCCGATCCTCAGAAAGTGGCTGTCAGATTCTCCAGAATGGTGGTTAATAACAAGACTATATCTTTATCCCCTAATGAGAAACTGGATGTTAAGGTTCTATTCCCTATATGGGGACAAGAAGGGGCGGAGTTCGGGTTGTCGGTGGATGCCGGATTCTGTCTCAGGGTGGTGAAGGACGATACGGATATCCTTTATGAGGTTATTCAGTCACATACGTTGTCAGCGGAATGGGAACCCGGACTAAATACGGCTTCCTTATACAAGGTCATTGATAAGGAGCATGCCGGGACCATAGGGGATCCTATCCCGTATTTCCCTCCAATGGAGATATTCAAGGATAAATATTACATCCAGAACGCTGATGTATATAAGTGTACTAGGGATAGCGGAACTCCTCTTAGTCATAATCTAAAGGACTTAGTAGGGTTGTATGTTGAGGTTGTACAGGGCTAGTCGTATCTACCCCCCCCTATATTTGGCTTGTGATATGATACAAGTTATTTTTGGCATAATAAAATGACATTTGTAAATATATTTAAGTATGGCATCACAAAAATTCGGTTTCGTAACCGTCGACCCGGTATCAGGATCAGGAGATCAGGCGGTTAATTTCTCCGGTGAGAAACACACCGGTCGTCTTCAACGCACTATCAACCTTACGGTCACCACGAACGGCGGGGCTAAGAAGGCGTTGGTAGTTAATCAGGCAGCGGCTGCTGAGGCGGTAAGATCAGACAGCCCTAACGCTTCCGTACAAAAGACAGGCGGTAATGTTACCATCACCGGTAAGTCTAACAGTACTAAGCTTACGTTCGCGGTCACGCCGGCTGAGGAGAACGGGCTTACGTTACAGCTCCCGGCTAACTACACGGCGGCTGGAAAGACTACGGCTAACGGAGCGGTTATCGCCGACGATCCCGGAGCCGCTGGCGAGTTCGTTTGGAGCATCACGATCTCGGACGTACCGGCCAGCGTCACGATCGAGGAACTGACAGCTACATTGAAGGTAACTGCCGCTGGTGGCCAGACAGACAACGTGACGGTAACGCAAGCCGCTGGAGACTCTACTATCGAGCTTGACAAGGAGACTATTAACTTGGATGTAAATGGTACTCAACAGACGGTTAACGTAACATCTAATGACAGCTGGACATGGGCGCAAGCTGCGGCTAGAACCGTATTGAGAATGATGGGACGATAATCAGTTTCTTTTCGCTTACTCAGACCCCGATCGACTAAAGCCGGTTGGGGTTTATTTGTTTTGCTATCTTTGCAATAGAACAAAAATAATACAACTATGGCTAATGATTTGAATATTAATTGGAAGGACGGGGTAGGCGAGGTAACGGACCAGCCTCTGACCGTCAGCCCGGGGTCCGGGACCGGAAGCGCCCCCGTTTCCTTTGGCTCGGTGATGAACAACGGTCTTGATCGGACTCTTGAGCTGGAGATAACAACTCCAAAAGGTGTTAAGAAGACGCTCACGGTGAATCAGGAGGGATGCCGGCAGGCTTATATCACGAGCGACGGCAAACGATGGCTGACTAGCGACAATCGGGTGTATGGGGTTTTGAAAAGCGATGCTCCGTGCGAATGCATAGGTGATTGCCCTTGATATTTTGTTTTTACGAATTTTGTAATTACATTTGTGGCGCATGTCCATCACCATGCTTTTCGTCGCTAATTTATTATAAGGGATACCGGTCTGTGATGGGATCGGCATCCCTCTGTTTTTTTTAATATGGAGAAGATAAATGTTTTCGATGTTCAGGTTCCTGATGGGAGACAAATCCGTTGTATGTCGTATAATAAGGTTACTTATTTTGATCTTGACGATATATGTAAGTTATGTTTTGACTCATACGATCTACATGATGTGGCTGACACTAAGGTAATGAGTGAGTTCCTGCACCGAGAGGGTGGTCGTTATTGGACTACGATAGATGGCGTAAGGCAGTTGTATCGTAGGATTGAGTGTAAGATGTGTTTTGAGGTTATAGAAAAATTAAAGGGATTATGAGAGAAAAGAAATTTGATTTCGTGATATATCCGTTGGATTTGATTATCACGGTTGGATTAGATTATAAGACGTTGTGTGATCGTTTCGAGAATATGAAACCTGAACACGAGGGGAAATGGGGAGATGAAGATGATATGGATAAGGAGGCGTCTTTCGTGAATTTGGTAAGGGATAGGGACGATGATGATAAATTTGCCATACTTTGGAATTTTTCGAGCGACGATGATTTAATAATGAGAAATATATGTCACGAGTCATTCCATATAGCAATGAGCGTATGCCAATTTTGCAACATGTCTCTTGGATTTAAGGTTGGAGAGGATGAACACGCAGCGTATATAGCCGGATTCGCTGGTGATTGCGTTAGTGAGTTCATCAATAGCAAGAATACGGATTAAGTCATAAATTCTATAAGGAATATAAGAATATCAGCCTCCGCTTATTTGTGGGGGCTTTTTGTTTATCTTTGTCAAAAACATGAAGTTATGTCGAGTTGCGTAATTAAAAGGAATAAGGAAGGTAAGATAACCCGTGTCTTGACCCCTTCCGGCGAGGTATCCACCTTGTTCGATAAGATAGCGGGTATAGCCGCCGTAAGTGACCTTAATAAGGCCGCTGAGGCTTATATGACTATTTATAACGATAAGTTCAGGTCTAAGTTCGGAGACTGGACTAGATCCGTGCCAAGGAATAAGGAGGCGGCCAGATCCATAAGTGCCAGACTTAGCGCCAGCGAGTGGGGGCAACTTATGTCAGCCAAGGTCCTGTCCGCCATAAGCGATATGGATGCCCCAGCGTTGGCCAGAAGCCTTGGGAATAGCGACAATGTCGTGGCTTATCTTACCTCCGGAGAGGTAGGTGATGTCAATGATATGGCTGTGGTAGATACATCCACGGTACAGGAGGTGGATCTGGATTCCATAAACGAGGATAATATTGGTGATACGATACTGAAAGAGGCGTCATGGGATGATATAAGGGCTATCAGGGAGAATATAGATATTAAGGAAACAGCCCGTATGTTATGGAAGGCCGTGGAAAGCGCTTTTACCGGGCAACGACCTAATATTAGGGTGAAGGGTGGAAATATAGATGGTGAGATTATATTCTCCGGCAATGTCTTGCCTTTAAATGATATTGAGAATTATACTCCTCCATCTTCAAGATTGGTATATGATTCCGGTGAGCCTCGCCTATTCTTTAGATCGGATGACGGCAAGATACACGACTCTTACGCCAACGCCATAAAAGGCTCGTCCGGCGGGCGGATCGAGGCCGGGTTCTTGGCCGGCAGTGTCGAGGAGAGCGACGTCCCGTCCGGCACGGCTGACATCTCCTTTGGCTCGTCCTCCATAACCCTTAACAACAGTGATTCGTTCATCCCGGTCCTTGGCATCAGCTCAGATTCTAATATAAGTACCCGTGGAGGGTTTGTCAATTACCTTATCAAGAAAGGTCTGTTGAGCGGGGAGCGTATAAGGCTAGGAGATAGGTATTATCTTACAGGGGCCGGCAACTCCGATGGTCTTAAGATCTATAACGCTATGGATGCCTTGTCTAGGCTAAGGAATAGGTTTGGAAGTCAGTCCTCCGAAATGAACGTATTGGGTTCTATAGGTTTTGATACGGAGGTAAGTAATGATCTTGATCTTATCACGACATCAGGGGAGAAGGTTACGGTAAGCAGATCGGAGATCAAGGGCATGTTAAGGCAAGGTAAGTTTGAGGAGCTTAATAATAAGTATGATGGGTTCATAGAGCTAGCCTTGTCGTTGATGATGGAGGATAACGCCTTGTACGGAAGTAATGTCCGTGGGGTTATTGAGAACGAGAAGGCGGAGGATCTTCAGAACAGGACTGATATCACCAACATCTTATCCACGTTAGGTATCCGTGTGATGGGTATGTCTGAGTATATGGATAAGTATAAGATGCGTAATGGTGTCGAGCCTTCGGCTAGGGCCTTATCCGATATGGCTAATGGGGTTATTGCCCTGGCTGAGGGAGCTACGGTAGAGGATCTTAATGAGGAGGTGGCTCACTTCTTGATCGATACTTATCGTAATCAGCAGGAGATTGACGAGGTTCTGGACTCTGTTGTCGGCACGCCATTATGGAATCAATTCGCCGGTCGTTACTATGAGGTGTATGGGAAGGAATACCAAGGGGAGGAACTGGATCGGATGGTGAAGCGGGAGATCCTAGGCAAGACGTTGGCCCATCGGTTCGTGCCGGGGATGGAACAGGCGGTGGAGGATCTGGTCTCGTCCGAGGACTCCCAGCTCTCCTTGTTTGGCAGGATAATCCGGGCTATAAGGAATTTCTTCTCTACTCAAAGATCAGACTTGAATAAGGTTCTTGATAGGATAAAGGAGTCGGCGTTAGCTGATGATCCAAGCGCATTTGACGTGCTTCTGTTAAAGGATAGCGACCATCTCATGTACTCATTATCGGATGTTGATGTGGCTAATAAGTTGATCAAGAACGGGAGGTCATTGGAAAGGCTATACACTAGGTTACAGAGGATGAGGTCAAGCCAAAGCCAGAGGATCGGTGAGAGTATCTCCCTTCTACGTGATATAGGCGAGAAGGTAAGACAAGTCGGGGGTGAGCTAAATAAGAATAACAACCTATTATCCACCAAGAGCGTCATAGCGACCGCCAAGGCTGAGGTGGAGTATTTGGTCACTGTCGCCAGTAGCCTACGTAAGAGCGGAAAAGGATTGGATTATGAGACGATACAGGTTATCGATAACGTATATGGGGAGATAGTTCCTCTGATCAGGAATCTTCGTGGATTCGTCAATAATCAGGCGGCGGATTATTATGGCAGCAATAAGGTTGGCATGGTAGAGGATATGGATGATATATTACGTATGGCTGAGACATCCATGTCTGATATAAATGCTCTTCGAAGTGATCGTAATGAGGACTGGCTGGATGGACAGCTCAGGATGTTTAATATCCCGGAAAGATATTGGAATGGGATAAAGAAGTTGATAAATAACATCCATAAGGATATCAATGTCATGTCCCAGTTCTTTGGCACGCTGGAGCATAGTGGTAACGCTATTTTAGGTATGTTAGGCCAACGTCTAGCCAAGGCCCATAATGAAGCCCATACCGAGGGTATATCCAATATCAATAAGATGACTAGGATGATGAAAGAGCGTGGATGGGGGATAAAGGATAATGAGGATCTTATACAGAAGATAAATGGGAAGAACTCGGATTACCTTGACTCGTCCCGTGATTTCGCCAAATACGATTTACTATACAGGACCGAGCAGGCTAAGGCTATTATCGATATATATGATCTTAAGAATGTTACGGGTAAGACCGAGAAACAACTTATCGATCTTCTTCTATCCGATAGAGGCCTTAAGGTGAAGACCCGTGACGACATAGTAGGATATGACGGGGATAAGCCTATTACGAAGGAGATATATCATGTATTCAAACCTACCATCCAGAATTTTGATATCTCGGACATGACGTTCGAGGATCAGCAACGATATCTCGACGCGATAAATAGGTGGTTGGATGAGAACCGAGAGAAACCTATGGTGCAGGCTTATTACGATAAGATCGATAAAGTTAATAAGAAGGTCGAGGAAAGACTGGGTCGTAGGGTATCGCAAGCCACGTCCGATTTCATGACCCGTATCCGCAGGAGCCGGTATGTGGCTATGGATAAGTTCGTGAGGAACGGGAAGGTCGATTGGAAGGCGTTTCAATCCGATCCTATAGCTTGGAGATCTTATCTGGATATCTTACGTGATAGGGCTATAGCCAAGAGCGAGTGGTATTCCGATGGGACACCAAAGGAAGAGGGATCCGAGGCTCTGATGATGTCCGAGGAGATCAAGGCATGGGACGAGGCGTGGGCCGAGGAGTTCGGGAATACCAACGAGGGTCGTAAGGCTTCCGCCGAGTTCAAGGAGATACTTCGTGGAATAGAGCGGTCCGAGGGCGGTAAGGCGGCGTTCGAGTTCCTGCTAGCTGGCGGTCATCTTGGTTTCTCTAAGGATATGTGGGGATCCGAGGAGGGTGATTATTACGAGAATCTGGTTGATAAGATCACGGAGCAATCTGTATCATCATCAAGGATAGAGAAGGTAGAGGAGGCGATGGCGACAATAAACGAGATCAATGACCAGCTAAGGCCTTTGCTTATCCAGTACCGGGATAGCACGAGATACGGGGAATATGATTTCGATAGGTTACGTGGATCCGCCTCATTAAGAAAGATAAACGAGTTATATGATCGTCTGGCTGAGGCTAAGAGCGTTATTAACGCCGCCGCTTCCGCTGAGGCTATTGAGATGGATATGCCTGATACGGTGGAGAGTGGAGTCACGGATTCCTACCGTAACGCTCTAAGGGACGCCATGGCGTACGACAATGGCATGGATGAAATTAAATTCGCCAAGGAGCATATGTCCGCCCGCTCCCGCAGCCAAGTGGAGCGGATGGCCTCCAAGCTATCCCGGAAGAACCCGTCATGGACAACCGTGGAGGTGGCGTTCTTTAGAAAGAAGTACGGTCCTGACTTCAACAATAAGCTGGCTAATGATATAGCTATGGGTAAGGCTAATAGTATACTTATCGAGTACGCCAGAACTCGGCTATATCCTTATATGAGAAAATACTCTCCCAAGGGGTATTCTGGCTTCGTCAGGAAGATAAATAACGGTACGTATAAGGTATCCGAGTTCTTTGATGCCATGGAAAATGGTATATCAAAGGAAGAGAGCGTATCCCGTTTCGGGTTCGATATTAATATGATTGACTTATCGATCAATAACCAGTGGCTAGAAGAGGCCGATGCCGAGAGTTCTTTCCGTAATCCTAATTATAATCCCGATCTGGGTTATGGATATCATACGCCTAGGTTCGATAAGTACAAGAACGAGGCTTTTTTCAAGAAATACGGTATTACCAACGAGGGGGAGGAAGCTACGATCAATAAGGATAAGTGGGAGATGAGGAAGGAGCTGCTTAACATAAGCCGTAAGGCTATGGAGGATTATGATGAGCGATTCCGGAACATCTACCAGATACCACAGATATCCAAGGGCGGCGTGGAGAGGATGGTGCAGGCCGGGGTTGACCCGAAGGCGGCCATCGGCAACGCCGTACGTGATATCGTTGGCGAGAGGGTGGATGACCCTATACATGGTCAGGGGCAAGACCTAGGAGGGATTGATGAGAACGATAACAAATATCGTATGATCCCCAAATACTATCTTAGTAAGTTGGAGAACGCCGATGACGTGTCCCATGACTTCGCCTACTCCTATTCCATGTTATCCTTACAGGCTACCGCTTACAAGTATAAGAGGGCGGCCTTGGATGATGTCATGGGATACAGGAACATGATGCTTGAGACACAATACGACGGCGGTAAGAACCCAGAGGCGACGCATGCCTATAGGATGTTCCAAGATTGGGTTAACGCCAGTATCTATGACGTCAGGATAAACAATAAGCGGGCTGAATGGAATATAGGTAATTATAAGGTCGATCTTAATAAGCTGGCTCTTATGTTTACCAAATTCGTATCCAAATCCAACCTAGGCTTCTCCCCGTTCGTGGCGGCTACCGGCGCCCTTACCGGGCAGGCCAACTTCCTTTTGGAGGGTATGGTGGGGCAGTATATAAGCAAGGACTCCATGAAATACGCCTATGGGGAAGCCCAGAAGCAGTTAAGTACGTACGTGTCGGAGATCGGGGACATAAACCGTACCAACAAGCTATATGTCGTTGGAGAGGCCTTAGGCGTATTCAATGTCCGCAACCGTGTACGATCGGCGGCGTATAACAAGATCTGGAGAACCTTATTCCGGGACCTGCCGTTTAAGATGATGGAGGTTCTTAACTCCCCGTTGGACCCGCAGGTCATTATCTCGGTCATGGATGATACCCGCCTATACGAGGGTCAGTTTTGGTCATACTCCAATTTCAAGGAGATGATGATGAAGGACAGGAATATGTCCGCTAACGAGGCTAAACGCGATTGGGAGCGTTTAAGGGATTATTCTATGTGGAACATGGTAGATGTCAAGGACGGAAAGATCGTGGCTAAGAACGAGGCTAACAAGGATATTATAGACCGATATATACCCACCTTGTCCAGTAGGGTCAGGAGCATGGTGCAGATCTGTGACGGCGCCTTGAACGAGCAGAACCGGGTGGGGGCTAGCCGGAACGCTATCCTTAATATGGTGCTGCCTCACCGTGGATGGTTTATATTGGCCGTACAGCGGGCGTATAAGAAAGCCGGTTTCAATTTCCAAACCAACCAGTTTGAGGAAGGATATATGAGAACGTTATGGAGACTGGCCGGTAATGTCTATGGACCGATGTCCGAGGGCAGGATGGGAGAGGCATATGACGTGCTTAAGGAAGAGTATGATAAGCTTACCCCCTACGAGCAGATCAATATCAAGAGATCGATTATCAACATGGCGGTATTCGCTACGATGATGGCCATAGGACGGGCTTTGATGGGATATAGGGAGGATAATGAGGATAGCTGGTTCGGGCAGTTCATTACCTACATCGGGTTCAGGACGATCAATGAGATCGCCTCCCAGACATCCCCGTTCATGGAGCTTAACGCCATAGACATGCTACAGGATCCGTTGGTCACCGCCCGGAAGTTAGGCGACCTCACCGATCCTCGAAACTGGGATCCGTTCGCTACCGTCCAGACCGGCGTATATAAGGGCGAGAGCAAACTATGGAGGCAGCTCATGAAGTTCTCGTTTGGTAAGCAATGGTATAATATCAAGACGGCTAGGGATATTAAGCAGACATCCGACTACTGGTTGATGACCAACGGCATGACGATGGGATTCTTCTTAGGAGGCAGGGATAAGGACGAGTCCGGAGAGGACGCTAATTGGTATTTTGACAGGGGAAGATAACTGATATGGTATGACAAAAAAAATAGCCGGTCAATTGTTTAAGACAATTTGATTGGCTATTTTTGTATTCCCATCTATCCATCCCGGACGGATGGGAATAGGTAATTATTTTATGAATACAAATGTAGATCTTTTTCATGATTCCACGAACAATAGTAATGGAATTTTGACGTCCGAATCCAACGAAATGGATTTAAATACATTAATACCGGTAGTAGATAATAATAATCATAAGGTTGTAGACGCCAGGCTTCTTCATGCGTTTCTTCAAATAAGAAGAGATTTTACATCATGGATAAAAGATCGTATATCAAAATACGGTTTTATTGAAAATCAGGACTTTGTATTGATAAAATATGATTATTTAGGTAACTTACTGAATGACAGACTCCCCCATTTTGGTGAGTCTGATACTCAGGTAGTTGCAAAGACTGATTACCTGCTATTGATGGATATGGCCAAAGAGCTATGTATGGTAGAGAATAATGATAAAGGGAAGAAAGCTAGAAGGTATTTTATCGAGAAAGAAAAAGAATTAAAGAAGTTGGAAAAGTCGAATAATGATCAAGTAAGTCATTTGCGTATTCCCGACTTTTCCAATCCAGCGGAAGCCGCAAGGGCATGGGCTGATGAGTATGAGGCCAAGGTGAAGGCCGAGAAGGAAGCTATGTTGGCACTAGAAGCCAAGAACAAGGTCGAGGAGGAAAAGAAGATTGTCCAAGCCGAATTAAATACGGCTATAGATACGATAAAGGAGAATGAACCGGTAATTGATATGTTTAAAAGGTCTATTCCAAGAGAAGGTGTCCTTATCCGTGAATCATCAAAATATTTTGAGCAATTTGGCTATTATATCGGGATTAAGAACATGTATCCGTTATTACAGGAATTAAAATATGTTTTTAGGAATGAGAGAGGTAGGATAGAGGCATATCAGTCCGCTCGTAATTCTGGATTAGTTACATATGGATCTGATCCTGGTGATGAATATTGGGAGGCTAAGGCCGTGACTGTTATGATAACATTAAAGGGATTTGTTAAACTGGAAGAATTGTCAAGAAAAAAAAGGAGCGTTTTTGAGAAATATGGTCGGTTCACGATATGATGCCCCTCACTGCGATTATTCTGATAAAGGCAAGGCTATTAGAGCGCTTACTGGCGATAATAGGTTCACTAAAGATATTGATTATAAAGTTTTTACCCAAAATGGTAAAAACCCTACTGAGGGAAGATCAACAATTGTATATACGATAACTGCATTTTGCGTGGAATGTTTGATAACAAGGAAAGAAAGATGAGTATAAATAAATAGTTATACCATTGATAATTAATGTAATCCAAAAATGGATTTACATAATAAGAGAAGGATAGGCGATTATCATCCTATCCTTCTTATTTTCGTTATCGGTTATTATATTTATACACAAAATCATCCACATCCATATACTCACACCCGAAGTTTTCCGCCGTCTTCTTATCGGAGTCGGAGAACTGCCCTTCTTTTCCGGAAGCGTCCCCGATCATCATGATAGTATCGTATATGATCTTATTTTCCTCATCTACATTATCATTTATGAATTTGATATAATCCATATACTGGTCTATCATCCCCGTATTTGGTTTCCTATTGATGTTATCTTTATCATTGTTGTCGCAATAAAAGTTGTATACGGATATATTGGTATAATCCTCCAATGCGCTTGATATATAATCGAATTTATATTCAAACATCTCTTTGTCTACGAAGCCTTTTTCTATACCTCCCTGATTTGATATGATTAGTATATCATCAGGAGCGTAATTTTTGATAGCCTCAAATACGTAGAGTTTGAGTTTCATATCCCATATACCTTTAGGGAATGTATCTCCTGACAATGTTTCAATCAGTGTCCCGTCTAAATCTGTTATTAACAATTTACACTTTTTCATGATTCAAAATTTAAATGATATATAATTACCTTAGCTTATTTATATACTACTCGTCCCATTGCTCCTAATAGCTCTTTATCATCCTGCTCCTTTACCTCTACATAATAATATCCCTTGAAACAAAATTTCTTTTGATCGGGATCTGACAAGAACTTTTTATATTCCTCGAATCCTTCATCTGAAAGATGATAAGCCTTTCTTTTTTGCTGAAGTAATTCATCTGATTCTAATATCTGTTTTTTAGTAGCCATAATAACGTCATTTTTTTTATTTTACGATTTTTAGACGATGAGGTATTCTACCTACTCCACAAAGTTCCCCATTTTCTGATTTGACAATTTTTACTCCATCAATAGAATGATAGATGTTTTTTTGTAGGATCATTCAAAAAATCTTTAAAACTTTCCAGTTCTTCATCTAATAAGAAAAATTCTTTCTTGCAAAGTTCAATGTCCATATAATGATTTTTTAAGGTTGTTATATATCTTGTAATAAATACTCTTCTATTTTCTTAGCCATATCAATAAGCATCTCACATCTAAGGTCGTTAAGATCCTTACAAAACCTCATTTCCTCCTCATGCTTTTCCTCCGGCGATCTGTTATCACTTACGCTGTAGCATGGTGATGAGTGTATCGGTATGGGCTTCATGGCATCTATGGCTAATTTGATAGCCTTTTCTTTGATATCGCTCATACTATTTTCTTTTTGTTCCCAGATCATGCCGCTATGAAGGCAATTAGGATCATCAGCATGATTTATTAAACAAATCCCTTTGTCGTAAAAACAACATCCCGTACAACTCTCTTCTTCTATCTCAGGGATAGCTATGTATTCTTTCCCTTTATATATTTTAACTTCTCCTTTTCTTATCTTATTCATCTTATTAGATTTTTATATCCTACATGTTTCAACTGCTCTTCGGTGGCTTTCTCCTTCAGGAACTTCCCGTGCCATTTACCGGGCACCACGACATCACGTCCGTCTGGGCTGGTAGCCAGCCTCCCGCATTCGCTGCACAGCCCCATGCCCTTGTACGGCTGTAGTTCCTTGGCATAGTCGAATTTATCCACCATATACTCGTTTGTCAACATCCAATAACTAGACGTAGCGGTATTATCAACGCAACCGCATTTAGCGCATACAAACAGGCTCATAGTAAGTTCTTTTTTGCTTCATTAAACAACCGTTCTACTAGATTCTCAAATTCTCCATCAGGCATATCTATTATGTCTTTTATCTGCACTTGTATTCTTTCTTTTGCTAAAGAATAGCAATTACTATTGACAGAGTAACGAACTACAGTGCCGTTTACGAAAATAAAATCATCTGGTTTTAAATCAGTCGTATAGCCATTTTTAGAAAACATAGGGATATGATGTATATCATCTATTCTTGTTATAAAAGAATCATTATATTTGGCATATTTTCCAACAATCCATTTATACTTCTCCTTTAGGTCAACTTGTATCTTGCTCATTTCTTCTTTTAACTGTTTTTCCAGTTCTTCAATCTTATTCATATCCTATCTATTTTAATGTTATTGTTATTAAATCTGTTTATCATCTCATCAAAGAATTGACGGTCTATCTCCACAAGCAGGAAGCCCCCCCTCTCCTCGCCGCAAGGGAAAGGGTAACGGCTACCGCCCCGTCCGGCACAGTGTTCATTGGATTGCCTTCCACGCCATATTCCCGTTAAACATCCTCATCTTTCTTTTCATCATCAATCCTCTCCACTTTAATCGTCCCCATATCACCTGAAGGTAACGTAATATCGCTATACACGTTATTCCAGTTCTCGTCAATGGCCAACTGATGCAGTATCGATCTATATATCTGGTAGGTATTTCCGATAAGTCTCTTTCTATTGATCATATCTTTACTACCTCCATCATACCCTATATGTTCATAGTCTTCGAGATCCGGGAACAACCTTCTTCTTATCGCTCGTGAGTTATTGACTATAAAGCTTCTTATCCCCAGCGTTTCCGTTCTATCCATATCATTTATCAAAGTTTCCGTGGTATGCTGAAGATCCATGTCTCCGGCTGCGTATCTGCTTATGTCCTCCACGCACCGGGATATCAGCATCAGTTGTTCCCTTGTCAATGTTATTTTATAAAGTTGTTTGTTGTTCATATCCTTCTATTTTATTTATCATCTCGAATATTTTCACCGCTATCAACGGCACTATGGCATTACCATAAGCCTTTATTGATTCTTTTCTCCATTTCCCGTAAGGAATGGTAAGGTTGTCCACATTAAAGGGTAGCCCATCATTTCCTCTACAAATAGGGGACTGAGTTGGAAAACTCTTCCATTGAGTCGATCCCCGTCCATCCCAATCACGGCAGGCATATTTCTTAAAGAGTCTGTTCTCGGTGCTCCGTTGCTTTTTGTCATCTTCCTTATCGTACAAGAACCTGTGTGATCTGAGGCCACTGGTGTCGGTAATAAGTCTCCGTATTTTATCCATTGTTTGGGAAGTGAACTCAAATCCATGAATCTTGTCTTCCCGTCCTTGTCGCAAACCTTCAACCCTTGCGTCTGAACAGTCGGAAGCAATGAACCATACCCTATAACGTTTGTGTGGCGCTCCGACACCGCAAGCTGGAATAATGATCGGTTGGACGGAATATCCCTCACGTTCAATATCGTCGCAGATGGTATTGATGATATATTCTTGCTCAAGTATCGTTTCCTTGTAATTTTCTTCATCTTGATCACTTTTCGTTTCCACGTCAGTTTCACTACCGGGTTGAACCATATTGGTGATTCCAGCAACATTCTCGCCAATAATCCAGAGCGGTCTTGTCTCTCGTATGACTCTAAGCATTTCCGGCCAGAGATAACGGTTATCATCCGCTCCCTTTCGTTGTCCAGCGACGCTAAATGGTTGACAAGGGAAACCTCCGGTGAGCACGTCGATTTTCCCTTTCCATGAAGTGAAATCAGTTCTTTTAATATCTTCATATAATACTGTTTTTGGAAAATAATATTTTAATACACTTTGACAGAATGGATCTATCTCGCATTGAAAGACATTGTTCCATCCTACCTCTCTAGCGGCTAAATCAAAGCCTCCTATACCTGAGAAAAGACTAGCGTGATTCATTTTATCTTATTTGATATTAAATTTTCTTTTACATGTTTAGATATATCAATTATCTCATCTTTTATATTGCAGTCATCTTTTAATAATGAACCAAATATACATGATATGGCGCCCTTTAGGCCTAGCGCTATCCCTATCTCCAATATTTTTTTATCGGTATTAGAGATTTCTACAGGTTCATATAATATTGATGATATGTTGTTAACGACGTATATTATATCATCTTCATTCATTGATGTAGATTTATCGACAATAGCTATAAAATCTTTTATAATCATAATATAAGCTATTTTTATTTCTTTTATCGTATCATCGCTTAGATGTCTATCTCTTATATGCCTTTCAACATACTTGTTTGCTAGATTCTCTATTTTGTTTGATTTGTCCATTTGTACTATCAATTATTTAGTTAATAATAGATCATAGTCCTCTTCATCTATACTCCCATTATTGTTGACATATATAATGAAATTATTTAAAAGCACGGACTTATCCTTGGATAAGGCTTTTATAATAAGCTCTCCATCATCTTTCAACATCACATGCACAGTATCCCAGATAACATATTTTTGACATTCTTTCTCAATCTTCTTGATTGTTTTAAGTATTATCTTATACGTCTCCTCATATCTTTTTACTATTCCGCACAGTTCAGTCGTATTATATTTACGTATAGCCGTGAATATATATTCCTTTTTACAATCCCAGCATTTTATCAGTTTTTCTGATCCGCACGCCTTATTCTTGTAGAAGAAACAGCCCTTACATGGCTCATTATGGTCGTAACTTAATACTACAAGCAGCTCCATGCCATTCTTGTATATCACGTCTCCTTGTTTCATCTTGTCTATTTTATTAATCTCATTATCAATATAGCAAAGTTGGATATTATCCATACTATAGATATCCAGAATGTTATACTCAACATAAGACCTATGTTCTTAGGTATAGGATCTACTCTCCTGAATGTAAGGATCATGAATACAAATGTCTTGAAGTTCATAATTTACGATATTTTTCTATATAGTTAACTATTAGATCCTTGACACCTTTAGGGACATTAATTAGCTTAAGGTTACCTTGGAATATATCCTTACCGTACTCGTCCATGATCACCCCGAATGAAGGATTCATGATTCTTGTCGATATACATATCGGTTGGTCGGTATCGAATCTGATAACGGCTACCTTCTTCTCGTTTATCGCCTTCTTTAGGGCTATATAAAGCTTATGACCTTTAACAATGTCACAATTACCTTTCATGATCTTAGACATATATATGATATGCTCTTTCTTCACATTGCTGAGATTGTCCATCAGTTTAAGATCTCCACCAACAGATTTCCATTTTTTGAAGCAAGATATGCATAGACAATAACTTGACTTGGCGTTCCTCGGCATCATCCTGCTGCTACCAGCGGGAACCGTATCGCCACAGCAGACGCACGTCCGGTCTTTGTTGGTGCGTACTGGGCCATAGCTGTTTATCGGGTATTCTTTTTCTTTAAGCATCTTTTTCTGTTTTCAAAATTATCATCACCATATTCATAATTAGGACAAGCCTTATTGCTTGGGCGTCTCGTATAAGTCTTTTGCTCCCTATCATATTTCCTGTTAGGGTTTATATAATGGTCGCACACTTGCCAAATGGAGCAGCATACTTTCCCGTATCTTTTCGCCCATTCCCGATCATGTAGATGTACACAAGTGGCGCAAGTTGGGTTCTTGAGCTTATCCTTATTCTCATCTATGATCTTATTGACCCGATCAAGAATAACATGCATTTTTTCAATATTTATGACGTTAAATGCGTCTGGGCATGGAAGATATGTCATTGAGCTTATATCTATGTCCATTTCCTTGGATTTATTGTAAGCTGATTTGTATTTCCTTCTCATCAAATCCTTTAATTGATTTACTTTTCTCTCATAAGTCCCCATATTTCACTCAGTTTTCCATCCTTGTTTTTTCAATAGATCCACCATCATCTCCTTTATCTTAGGGCTAATGGCTTCGGTAAGTATATCAGCGGCCAAGTTAATAGAGAAGCTTGTCATTCTAGATTCTCCTATATACTTCTCGCTGGTAACTTCTTTCACATAGTCGTGAATATCCTTGATCATTTCATTTTGAGATCTTAGGAGATTCAGTATCTCATCGAGTTTATCATTCATCTTTTTTCTCAAATATACCTGATAATAACCAGATAACCACTATCAAAAAGAAACACAACCCAAGCGCCTCGTCCGGGTAATCATGCATAGCCTCTAAAATTCCCCTCATAACTTAACATCCATTTTGTTGATTATCTTATAAAATATATCTCTAGTCAGCTCAATATCGTAAGTAGCGTCATGGAGCTTATTCTCGTCGATCTCAATACCCATAGTTCTGGCTACGGTCATCAACTTAAAGTTCTCCATATCGTTTCTTACACCCATCAGGAACGGTGTCACCATAACATATACGTCCATACAGTTAGGATAGAACCATGATCCGAAATACTTATCCCCACATTGCTGGAATAAAGCCCGTAGGAAGCTGTTATCGAATCCAGCGTTGTTATACCCCACCAAATACATTTTACCCCTCTTATCGAACTTATTCACGTATTTGGATAATATACCAACTAACTGCCTGTACCCTTCTTCCATAGGCTGATACGACTGCACTTGCTCCAAGGTAACACCAGCCACATCCAGCGCCTCTTGCTCTATCGTGGCGGCAGGGTTCGGGGCTAGGCGGATGTCGAACCTCTCAGTCTCCTGCCCGTCGATATCCACGATCCCTCCTATTTGGTGTATCCCGTTTCTCCAGAACTTAACCCCGGTTGTCTCTAAATCAAAAAATAGTAATTTGCTCATGTCTATTTATTTTGTTAATTTATCATTATCTAAGAACTAGTCGTGAAATGCTTTTATAATATATACTCCCATCAACTCTTTTACCTTCAAAGAAGTATATCCAATATTCTAATGAAGAACATCCAAAAGCAAGACATAGATTATTTATCGCATATCTAAAGTATTTCTTGCCTGAACGAAATAAGATTTGAAATTCTTTATTATTTAAATGGAGTCTTTTTTTGGTTTTTCTTTTATTCATGTTTATAGTTTTATTTTAAATGTTCCTTAATCTTATCCAATGCCTTATAAGACAGATAGCTGTCTATAGTATTATCGCTATCTATTTCCAGCAACTCATTAAACAAGTCTTTAGCCAATGCTTTCCACTGCTCTCCCCAATCACGGAGATTCTCGACCTTTGACCGTATATCCTCGAAATAAGAATCTACGTCTGATTTGATTGATTTTGAATAATATTTAACATCCTCCTCGTCCCCATCCATAATATAATCACATTGTGTCCTGATATCTTTTATATGACTGTCTATATCACTGCACATATAATCAACAGGTTTACGTATATTGAATATAGCTTCTGACGTAAGACCGGTTATATCTTGTATGTCTTTTAAATTACCCATGATTTAATCAATTAAATACCAACCATCCACCTGCAAATCCCATTGCGAAAATAGATAAGATTATAGATGTGAATAATATCCAATCTTTTGCGCTTAGCTCATTATTATCTCTCTTTATTTTCTCAAGATAATCATATATAGCTGTATAAACAGCATGGTGAATATTCTCGTCTCTAGCCCTTACGATATTATCATATTCATTATATCCTAGATTATGGGTGGCGCTTTCGATCCTCGTATTCCCCGTAACTTTTTTGTTTACATCAAAATCGAAACTAAATACCATATCAGTGGTTAGAGCGCTGGCGATTTTGCTTTTTATCTCATCATTACTAAGATTAGCATCGTGCACTAATCGCTCATAGTCTTTATCGTCAAGAATTATCTGTTTTTTAATGTTCATATCCCTAATATTTCTGCTACATAAACAAATCCATAACATATATAATTATCAGCGTCATGCTCACCCCAATTCACATGCCATACGACGGCGCACGGGAAATATAATGGCATATCCTCAGCCATAGGATCCTCTTTGAAGTCATCAATGTTTATCTTCTCCCTCCACCTCCACAGGTCTTGGATATCGTTCAAAATTAATTTCTCCATAACTATGACGAATATTAGATGTTAGTAATTCAATAGCTAAGCTGATCATAGCTCCCGCTTCAGTAAGTTGATTCATTTGGGCGTACATTCTATGCTCTGCACTACGATAAGCCTCTCTACTACTTATGGTGTCTAGTAAATCATCTATAGCGTTTCTAAGAAGATCGGTCATCCCATGCCCTCCTATGCCCTTGAAATAATAAATATCACGACCAGCGTAAAACATGTCCTGATATCTTTTAGCTACATACTCTATCCCGGATAGATGGTATTTCTCGTTGTCTATCTCCACCTCTCCTTCTTCTATAGCTCTCAACAACTTCCAATCTATCTTTACATCAGCTTGACGATTTTTTACCTTTACATAGGCATATCCGCCATAATGAGAACCCAGCGTCCTCATTGTAAGTTCATTGACTTTTGTTTGTCTCCATCCATAATAATCTGGTTTTTAATGTTGATACAAAAGTAAGATTTAAACAAAAATAAAAGCATGAATAATATAAAAATAATATTAATCATGCTTAAATATAAATATATCCCTTCTAGTTCTCACGGATATACGTATTCGTACTCATCTGGAGGAGATGTCTTATATTCAACATCGCACTCCATATTGGTGTAATAGTTATCCCCTTTTCTGTATACTAACGCTACCCAACAGTCATATTTTTTGCTGTATCCTATAAGAGGGACATTAGCCATAGGCGGATTATCCTCTGTTTTGTATCTTATTCTTGTTACTTGTTTCATATTTTCATGGATATAAATATTCATATTCTTCCGGTGGATATATTTCAAATTCAGCATCATACTTCATGCAGGTGTAGTACTTATCCCCTCTCCTGTACATTACTTCCCACGGACAGCTATATTTTTTGTTGTATCCTAAAAGAGAAACCCCTTCTATAGGAGGCTTATCTTTCGTTTTGTACCTTAATTTTGTTATTTGCTTTATGCTCATATAATCTTATGTTTAAGTAATTCCATCATCATCGAAAACAATGTGTCTACAAGAAGTTTCTCGCTACTCCAATATATAGGGATCTCATCTATATCTCTATACGTTACAGACCATGCATGTTCTAGCTTATAACATTCGAATGTACAACCCTCTATCTCATATGGGAGTAAATTCAGTAACGTCCCTACATCCCAAACAGGGTTGGATATGTCTGGGGTAACGGCCTCGATCAGTCCTATACGACCAGCGTCATCCTCCATAGAATGTAATTGATCCAGATACTTGTCTCTGAAACCGATGGCGGTGGAGATAGGGAGGCCGGCCTCAACCAGCACCCTCCCCTGTTCTTTTGTGGTGAATATCCTTTCTTTCATCTAACCTTTGATCTTTTTTTTCTACAGTAACAATCGTATCATTATGCCATCCCCCATGAGCCACGAGAAGAATCTCCTGCTGCTCGAAACCAAGCCCGGCCCCTATACCGCCGGAGTTCCACGCGCAGGTAATGACCACCCCGCCTTTCTTGGTGATCCTAGCTATCTCCTTCTTCTGTCTAGCCCAATAACTAGATTGCGTTGTTTGCATATTAACAGCACCTCCAAGTATTTTATACGACTCAGATACCTGTCTCGGAGAATATGGTGGATCATATAATACCATATCAGCCATATTATCCTTAAGACCACGTAGGAAGTCTGTGGCGTCTTTATGATACATAGCTTTAGTATCAGGGTCAAGATCGTTGGTGATCGTCCCTATATCGCTGTTTCTGGCGAACGGGTCCACTATAACCATCCCCTCTTCTCGATATTTATATATAAGTTCCCTTATCGGTTTTATGCTGAATGTCTCGCTATTCGGCATTGACCATTTCTTGTTTATAATCATATTGCTGTAATTGTGCTTTAAATTTGAGTTTCATGGTACTTCTAGGTATAGGATCACATATATCCTCCCACCAATTCTTGTGTCCTTTCGGTGGATGTATATCCTTTTTCCATAAAGATCCCTTAACTGTCTTGATTCTTCCGTATGGTTTCATTTTGCTCATGTTTACCTTCGTATGTCTACTTACGCTCTATGCCTCTTAGCAAATGGGCTATCACATCCACTGTCCATCCGTTACCCGCTAAAGACATGGCCGTATTTGGGGCTATCCCGTCAAGGTAATCATCCGGCAATGTCTGTAGCCTACACATCTCCACCGGGGTCAGGTATCTGAATTTGTCTTTCATGTCAAAGGCATTAGGATATCTTCCGGGAGGCAACGATGATATCACGTTATCTTTCATGACTGTTGTCAGGCAATTACTTTTCTTAATAGAAACAGTATTTTTATCCCTTCTTACCTCCAAACATTGCGTTATTTTCACGTTCTTGTCATAATCCTTTCGATGCCCGTCCTCTCCTATCCTTCTACCGACAATGACTCCTATATATCTTCCTCTTATGGCTCCCGGATTCCATCCCTTGTCATGCTCTAAAATATCATCCAATGATATATGCTTGTCTTTCGGCATTTCTACCAGCCAATTGCACCAATAAAGGCGATGCCGGGTCTGTGCCGAGACCAAGGCGCTATCGATCTCCACCGGCTCCACGCCAAGCTCCTCGGTAATCACCCAGCGGTGCTCATCCCGCATCCGGACGTTCTCGCCCAAGAACAGGACCTTACCTTTGGTCTCCTTCCTTAAATGCTTTACGATGTCCGAGAAGCAAAAGAAAAGCCTTCCACGAGAGTCCATAAATCCCTTACCCTTACCTGAGCTAGAGAAGCTCTGGCAACAGAACCCTCCCATGACCAGATCTATATCTTTCCAAGGGATATCCCATGTTCTCTAGTTATTAACATCCCCTAATTGAATAATATTAGGAAAATGTTTTTGACTTACCTTTATGCATGTCTTGTCTATCTCTGAGGCATAGTAAGTCCCAATAGGTATACCGGCTCTTTGTAATGCTAGATATCCACATGATATCCCATCAAACAATGATAATACATTCATATTGTTTATCGTTTATTTATGCAATTCTATAGCAATTGTATCATCAAAATGATCATTGACTATATCTCCCTTCTCTTTTATAGACATATCAGATAAAGAGGCAGGGTAGGATGTTATATAATCATTCGTATTTATAACAACCCTTATTTCCTTACTCTTATCCTTGACAAGCATCAATTCGTCTATCAAATCTTGTACTGTCATATTTTTCTCCGCTTTCATAAATCCTGTTTTTATTTATTTTCATGGTCTAAAAATATCCTTTGCGATCATATCAAGGGATATTTTATGTATCTTAGGTAAGACCTTAACCAATTTTATACCAAAATTTTCGCCTCTCTTAACAAAAGTCCATTTACCATATATGATTCCATGCATCATATTCTGTATTACTTCCTTACTGTCTGTCAAGAATACTTGGTAATAGACACTTTTGGCATAATTAAAATCCTCCCCATGATCATTTGCCGGTCTTAATATCATTACAGCCGAAGAGCATCCACGAACGAATCCGTGTATCTCAAGGCATTCATCAAACTCATAATTATCACGTTCCTCATCATGAACATCCTTAACCCATTTACATGGTCTCCCGTCCTTAAACGGGATCTTTAACTGTTTCTTTGCCATAATTGTTTTAATTATTAAATAATTCATATCTACCCTTCATCACCTATATTGCTTCTTTCTTAGCGTCATGCATTGCTTTAAATCTGTTTCTTTATGACAATTTGGTTCCCGTATTGAGGTATAATGCATAAACCTTCATTCAATCCATTTATTTCCAGTTCCCCAAAATTATTTAGATTGATAATAAACTCATTACCAACCCAATCAAAAACTCGTATGCCATTTTTAACTTCTATTTCATCGTCACCGCAGCGATGATTAATAATATGCACTTTCATTACCTTCGTCCCTGTTGTTCTATATTTGTAACTCTCAATTTATCATATTCCTCTGAAAGAATCCCATGATCAAACAATTTGTTAGCGTCTATCTTAAGACTTCTATAATTGTCAGTTATATTGATATCACTCCACAAGTTCAATTTTCCCTTATCATCCAATTGCATATGGATAAATCCTTTTGTTATCTTCTTCCCGGCTTTAAGGCGCTCTACGTCTTTATCAGTAATCTTTTTCATACTTTCGATATTTTATCGTTACAATTAAATTCATCTTTCATCCTGATCTTTATGCCTCCATATGATAATTCCTTATGAGCTGTGACAAAATAATCAACCGCATCTTCATCTAATAAACTATGCGGGCACCTTTCCCATACAGGGTTTTGATCTAGATGACCCCATGTGGCTACAAGTAACCTATTCTTGTCATTATCAATAGCTATTTTGTATGTCCCTGTAGTAGCCTTACGTTTAATGATCGCTCCATTTAACATCTGTTTCTTAGCCCAGCTCCATGAGCCTCTCAACCCAAATGTTCTTATAACCTAGTTATTTATCTTCTTCATTTCAAATTATTTGTTAAAAGTGTAATATAAATATAAATACATAAATTGAATAGGGCTATTCACCATGCCCTTATCAGTAGGATCATCGTATTTGTCAAGCCAAAGACGAAGCGCCTCCCAATCGATATCCTTACGGTCACATACCATGCAGGCTAGGTTAGCCCCGAACGGCTCCCCGCCGCCGCTCAGCGACCTGTTAAACCTTTTGGCTAGTCTTTCCTTGAATCCCTTACTATACCATATCCCGGAGGTAGCGGCATAACAATAATAAGCGTTGTACTTCATTTTCACGCCCATCTTCTCAAACAATGGTGTATGCCATATCCGATCTAAAAAGAATACTATTCCACGATATATGAAGGTTCGGAGATTTTTCCTGTATTCTTTCCCCAAGAAATTATCCACACAAGATATAGTCCCGCCTGAATAATACCAATTATTGGCGCCTCTCTTGACCTTATCCGTCATCTTGAATTTATTCTTTCTGTCTTCCACCCTATCCCAAGGTTTCAGCTTATCCTCATTAAATGTCGGGCAATAATGATAGTAATGATTAATCCACGAGAGGTAGGGGTTGTATATCGTGTATCCATTATCGCTGACATATGAGTTCATATCATACCCAAGTTCCTTGGCTAGAATAGATCCCTCATCAGCTAATACCTTCAATATCGGGTTCAAGTTCCATATCTGATCTTGACTGACGAACATCGAGTAACATGGATCCTCATCCTCCCCATACCATCCTCCCATCCCGCTCACTATTTTATCCAAATCAAGTGAATAATCTTTCCCGGGTAAAAAATCATCTCTAAGAAAAAAACCTCTATATGGGATCATATCATGTATGCCGGGTTGGTCGTCAAATATGAACTTAGCGTTCTCGGTCAATCTAATCAATGTTTGCAAGACAGAGGATATATCTATGGGTGCATATTCACACTCATAGACCTTATTATTTATCCAAAGATATTGAAGAAGCTCGGCTATATTAATAGTCCCGTCCTCCACATATCCTGTCTTGTTATCGAAGTTTATTTTGGCTAGAGGTATATTACTTCCTTGTGGTTGATCACTTTTTTCATTACAACAATGCACGAACCTGTCAAAGAATATATCTTTCCAACCAAAATATTTATCCCTTATCGTCATAAGCCTATTTCTTGTCGTATAACGACATGACGTTAATAAGATCAGCTTTTCTGGCCATCCCCTCAAGTTTATTAAAGCCATCCATGTTATCTCCGCTGACGATGATAGTAGGATATACCTCTATACCGTACTTGGATATTTCCTCCTCCGTGGCTTTGTTCTCCGGGATCTGGTTTAACGTGACCTCACCCTCATACTCCTGTAATGTGTTGGCGATAATATACCGCATGTAGTCGCTGTACTCAGCGTCTTTCTTCGTGAAAAAATCAATTCTTACCATCTCAAATAGTTGTTAATCTGTTAATAATCAAATCAGCGGTAAATATAGCATTATCTACCTCATCTATACTCATCTTTCTCCCATCGAAATCGTTAGATAATAAATCCTTAACAATCTGATATCTACGCTGCTCCCAATTTACGTTTACATCAAAATTCAGATTCTTTACATAATCATAATTTAATTCATTATAACTGTAACTGAGATACTTAACTATCGGGAATAGGCTATCATCAATAGTGCGCTTGATTACATTAACGTATTTACCCGTTCTTTTGTCGATAGCTCTTAATCCCTCATCTACTACTCTTTTTACTCTTTTTCCTGACTCTTCCATTCTATAAGCCCTTTGTTATGTTTATCGTAATATAATAACGCTATGGCGTTCCAGCATACGGCGGATAGATGCATGAATCCCTCCTTATCATATCTCTCCCCTTTCGTATAAGCGACCAAGTGTCTCATGAGTGCACCTAGATAACGATTGAACCCATCAGGTATATCCTGCCATGAGTTATCAGCGTACTTCTTGGCACCTTCCGTATATACCCTCACGATGTCCTCTATCTCAGCCAAAGGAAGGAGATCCCACCGGAGTTTACCGTCGGCCCGGTCGTCCTTCCCGCTACCGTCTTTCCCTACGGCAGTCTTACATGCCTTGGCTACCTCCTCTTGGTGGGCTTTAATGATGGATGCACTATTAATATTATTGAAACGGGAAAGATCGTAAGCGTTTACATTGTCTACCTTTTCCTCATCAATAAGTTTTAACTTAATAGCCCTACCTAATGATACGACCATCTCCTCATCAACCCAAATAATCTCATCTACTTCATCCGACCATAGTCTGATTCTCATTCTTCCACTTTTATCAGCGGTCTCAACTACCTCAAACACATCGCCATCATAGACCACCTTTTGATACTTATAAAATTCCTCCTTCATTTTAAACTCCTTTTTGTTTTATTATTATTACTGGATCATCATTAAATGGGGATAATATCCCAATATGCAACAATATATTGCGCTCATCGCCCTCATTTTTATCGGCTTCAATAGCATTGATATTTGATTTGTTACTAGATATAATGTTACTATCTATATTAGGATCATTTTTGATTATAGCCCATCCTTTTATAATAGGTTCATGCCTCATTAATTTAGCGACATCTTCTTCTACCAACCAATATTCCTCAAAAACAGTATCCGGATATTTGGCTTTTATCTCCTCGTAAGTATTATACCATGTCATATTTTCGTAATTTAGATTAATAAAATTCACTAAGATCCCTGCATTCTGGCGTCTCACCTGTCATAGAGTAAAGCTCACCAGATGATAGATGCACGCAATGAACGGTCTTCCCGTCTATATACTCACTTCGCTTCGTGATCCCACAAATAGCGCAGCGTTGGATCCCCGGACCCGCCTTTATCCACGAGTGCCGTACGCTCCTCTTCCTTGTCCTGTTGGTGTCATTAAGCTTTCTCATGATCAATCCTCCAAGACCGTTACAATCTTATCTTTACCGATAACAACCTCATTCCCGCTTCTTACATCAAAGCATCTCTCACCCTCTGCCTCCTTGAAATAAAGAGAGCCATTGTACTCGAACAGACCGAATCCATAATCATCTAGCTTCATCTCTTTAAGTTTCTTGAATTTGTATACGCTTTTCATATTCTCCATATTATATTGCATTACTGGAAATATCATTATGATACTTATGCCTATTACAAGCAATCCTGTGTAAAACTTTTGTGAATCATATTTTTCCCATCCCTCCATCATCATGGCAAAGGAGATTACTATTATTATAATAATAGATATCAACCCTACCATATCATATCCTCCTTTCTTTCAAAAATCCCATCATATCCTCCACGCTAAGCTGGAAGCCGGCAGCCGCCTTATGACCGCCGCCACCGGGGTTGGCCTTGCGTGCCAGCGCCGAGACATCCACCTCCTCCTTGGTGGTATAGAACGAGCATCTGAAGAATCTGCCGTTCCAGCAAAATGGCATCATCAAATCATGTTTTCTAGGATCGTACATAGACTCGAATGTGGTGGAGTTAAACTCCGTAGTATTCATACATATCGCCTTGTATCCAAATATATCTGCCTCGAATGAGAACATCTTCATTTCTCCTCTGTTTTTCTCGATGATATATTCTATTATGGCCTCGCCATTTCTTATCATATCAGAAACAAACTCGCCATTCGCCTTGTTTAGCACCTCCCTGACCATGTCAACGTCAAGCCCGCAATACCCTCTCATCCCATATTGGAATGAAAGAACGTCACTCCATTCGAAGCGATCATGATCCCATACATCATAAGCGCTCAATAATTTTACCACGTCAGGGGTTTCGATATCATCGAAAAGATATTCCCACGTAAGCTCACAAGCCGCCGTTCCGATACGTCTTTTGCCTTTGACATTATATTCCTTCACAGCTTCTATCGCCGTCTTATGGTGGTCTATCCATGTGACATCTATCCCCTTGTCTTCCCATTCGTCGAATAAGAATATCGTTCTATCGCCAAATGACACGTCAACTACAAACACCTTATCATATTTATTCACGTCAGGTATTTCCTTGCCGTAATTGTAAGGAAGAAGATCAATGTCCCCTTTGAAATACTTTTTTACTATAGCCGCTGACATTACTCCGTCAAGATCAGCCTCATGATATATACATCCTGTCATAATCTGTTGTTTTTGATTAAAAAATCTATGTATTCTTTTATATCCTTGTTCCTGTCATTATCCCAGTCAAATGTCTCGTTTATGAATTTGAAGTACGATACTGGGATCGAATGCAACATCCATCCACAATACTTGCCGAATGTCATTAACGTAGAGCCAAGGGGATGATCCGGCCTTCCGGGAACAGGGGCGGCGGTTACGCCCTGCGCCAGCCCCCTCCTACGATCTTTCTTGGCGGCTTTGATATCCAGATCTGTTTTCGTTACCTTATCCCCCATCGGGATATTAGTTATTAGCTTATCGCCGATAAACATTCCCCATCCATACCCCTTGTAGTTCTCTATACTAAGTTTCCTTATATCACCGAACCTTGACGAGTTGTTACAACAATCAACGACCAAAGCACTATCCTTTCCGTCTTTTATACGGACTGCCCTTCCAAGCCACTGATAATACGATGAGAACGAGAACGTCGGTCTCCCTACTATCACGCAGTCCAGACCCGGATGATCGAATCCCGTACCGAGGGCGGAATAGTTGAACACTACCTTCGTCTTACCCGACTTGAACCCCTCGACTATAGCCTCCCGCTGTTTCTTTGGCGTGCCTCCGTGAACCACCTCCGCCATGCCGGCACATATCTTGGCGTTTATCCATTCGGCGGCAGTATTACAGCTCTCAACAGAATCCATAAACACCAGTATAGATCTACATACGTCTTTTAATACCATCAATCGACGCAAAATAAGGTTGTTTAAGCCATTTTTTCTCACCGCCTCACTAATAGACTCAGCCGTATATTCGGAGCCGTTAGAATTGAGTTTAAGGGCATCTCCATTGAAATCCCATGTCTCATACTTAAGAGGCGTCCAAAATCCTTGCCTTATCATCTCCTCTACCTGTATCACGTGAATCAGATTCTTGAAATACACCGGTCTCATACGAGTGATGAAATTAAGTTGGGAATATGATGTCTGTCCTATCGACATGTTTTTAAGTCTACATGGCGTGGCTGTAAACCCTATCACCTTTCTCGGCTTCAGCTCATTCATGAATGTCATGAACTCACTGCCATCCTCAGGACTGTATCCGGCATGAGCCTCATCTATCAATACGTTTCTGATTCCCATCTCCTTAAGCTGACCAACAACTTTCTTGATAGATCCTAACGTGGCATATATCATGTTAGATAGCTCTTTCTTGCCACAGGAAGCGGAGTAGATGGTAGCCGGTATGCCATACGACGTTATCTTGTCGTGGTTCTGTTGCAGCAATTCTTTTGATGGTTGTAAAATCAGCGTCTTATCTCCCATCAATCTAGCCGCTTCTGCTATCAGAAGTGACTTACCGCAACCTACAGGACCTATGATCAATACCGGATCATGTCTATCAGAGTTTATGTAATCGGAGATACTTTTAACACACTCCTCTTGATATGGCCTTAATTTATATGTCATCTCTGTAGTTATCAAAAACGTCTTTCACGTACTCTAGTCTTATCGCACATTCCCGCCCATCGTCCATTTTTACCATCAAAGTCTCTTTGGTCTTGCTTATGGCTATCACCTCTCCTATTCCTATCTGGGTATGAACTATATCACCTATCTTTACATCAAATTTACTCATGGTCCAGCCTTTTATTAAATTCCTCTATCTTGCTCCTGTCTGTCTCTTTGGTCATCTTAGCCTCTTCCTTGAATATGTCATACCCTTCTCGGATATTGTCTCCAACCATATTCTCTATCATCTCCCTTAACTCATCGCTTCTTACGGCGAAAGATATCTGAAACGATTTACTTGTACCTTTCATTAGGTAATCAATCTCCTTCTTGCATTCTGTCATCAACCGATCCAGATTATCGAATTTAACGAACTTAGAGTTGCCATTGGCTTTCCTTACCCCATCCTTGAAATCCTCCAATATCCCGTTAAACACATCTGCCATACACATCATGGAATGTAGCCATACCAACATATTGAATTTATATTCATTATCAGCGTTGTTCATCAAACTCACCAAAGACTCGCTTTTTGTCAACATGATCTTCGATTCCCGGTCTACGATATCCTTTATCTCCTGCCGGCATTTCATGGCACCAACGAAATCCATTTTAGAATAACATTCATTTGATTTCTCTACCAATTTCCTGATATCCTTTCTAGACATCAGAAGATCCAATACCTGTTTTTCTCTTTCGTTTTTATCCATAATCGTTTATTTATTGGCACAAATATAATTAAAGCCTAGATATTTACCTAGGCTTTTTAATAAAGTTAATCTTTTTTATTCTTTCTTTTTGACTCATCCCAATCCGATGAGTACCTGCATGTCCCTTGTTTGTGGATCGAGAAATCGCACCAAAAACACAAGGGCTTGGGGCGGGGTTCAAGGCAGGCCGGCTGGCGTCCCATGAGGTAGCGCTTCTCGTACTTATACCCCTGTTTGGCGTCGTCCCAAACGTGAGCTTGATAGCTATCTATTTTATTTGTCTCGAAATCATACATGTCAAGGAGAATATCGTTAAGTTCCTTGACCGATCTCTCTACTTTCTCCTTATCTACCTTCACGTTCTGATTGTCCAGCATGCGGGTAAAGAAATAGCTGCACATATCCGGCAATACCTTGTACTTTCTCAGTATGTAGAAGGCGTATATCGGATGCTGGAGATTATGAAGCAGCTTGTCTTCATCGAATAACTTTCTCCCGGACTTCCAGTCTATCGTATACATGGCTATCCTGTCCTTTGTCTTATACTCTCCACGCCAGTCCACCGATCCTATGATATGTACCTTATCGTACGTAACGCCATCCAAAGTAAGAGGCTTGGGCAGCTTATAGGGCAAGACAAAGTCCTCCTCCACGCCTACCGGTCTCGACCCCCGGATCACCTTCTCCATTGGCGTAAGATCAGACCATGCCTTCTTATAATTGCCAGCAGCATCCTTCTCAAACAACCCCACAATCCATCTTATTAGCCTAGCCGCATGTTGCATAGACTCGATCTGGGATTTTACGCTATCAAAAGGAATCTTCTCTATATCCGCATAGTAATTGAAAGCCTTACTCATATCCTCATAAGAAGGTCTACATCCGTTCTTGAAGAAATACTCCATTGTCTGGTGGATAACCGTACCATATGACGTAGCCTCGTGCTTCTCCGTGGATCTGTGACCCTCCACGTAAGTCTTATACCACTTATACGGACACTGAACAAACGTGTCTATCTGTGAGTAGGATGCGGCAAGCACCTTCTCACCGCCTATCGTCTTGCATAGCAAGTTATTCTCCGGAACGATCATAAAGCCTCTCCGTATTTATGTCACGCCCATATAAATCCATCGAAATATTCTGTAGGTTATGCAAATACCTTATCTGGATAAGCTCGCTCAGGTCATCCTCCATATCCCTAAGTCCGAGATAATACTCGTCGCCAAAAACCTCCATGGTCATCCCGTGTCCACGATATACGTCCCTATTCTTGTCACTCTTGAAACCGATAGCGTCAAGAAGGTTATCGTCTATCTCAATAGGCATGACATCATCTTCCCCTGAATACCATTTCATTATCCCATCATCAACCTCACGTTCAAGGATTAATGATCCACTTTCATTACGCATACCGGTAACGCACCCTACTCTCCATATATCACCAGCTTTGTCTTTTACAAGATTGCCCGGTCTTAACTCCTTAACTGAAATCATATTCTTCCTCCTCATGATCGTCATCACAATCATCGACAAGAGGGGTCTCTAACCCCTCTTCCCAATCATCATATCCGAAATCCATTACTTACCCTTAACCCAATCATACAACATATCCACAAAAATCCCTACAGTTAGTTCATCGACAGATTTATCGCCAAAGACATCATCCGGAATCCTTATATCCATCTTCTCTTCAATCCCCATCACCACCTCTACGAAATCCAAGGGATCCATACCCATGTCAGTTTCCAGATCATCCTCGTTATTGATCTCGGCGGCATGATTAAGACCCGTAAACTCACCCATTTTCTCGAATATCGTTTCCTTGACTACTTTTTCAACTTCTTTTCTTTCCATACTAAATCGACATTTTTAATCTTCTACCTAATTCTTTTTTTATATCCGATATCCTTTCGATGTCCATCTTAACATCGCCTGTGATAGCGTATTCCTTATCCATTTTCTTGGGAGGATCCGGGAGCCGGCTTATGGCGAACAACCATGCCAGTTCCTTGTTCTTGTTCTCCCTAAGATACAAGTCAGACGTCATGCCATACATTTTTATGATCGTATCGAATAACGTTGATTCCGATAAACTCATATGCACACTATATACATTTGATGGTTTCCATATCAAGTTATCCAATCTCATCGTATACTCACGTTTAAGATCTATGTGGGATATTACGGCTCTTACTATAGGTCCCTCCTTGAAGTTGGTATTAGCTACGAACCATACGAGCCGTTTCTCTACCTCCTTGATAGCTCCTGTATCCTTACCCATATCGTTATACACACCAACGATACGGTCCCGGATCCCCTCGACCTCCGGTGTCAGGCCGGGTGTCTCTATCAGCATCAGCAGCGACCCTCCCCTTGGCGTTATCTTCCACTTCCCATTCTTCTGAAGCTCGATATAACCAGATGCTTTATAACTATCTATTTTCTCCTTTGGAATGACGCTAGCCATCTCCTCTTTCTGCCGGATCATCAAGAGATACCCGACATCAGACATCGTTAATCCTGATGTCATCATCTGTTCAAAATTTATATACATAAGCTAATGAGTTAAAATATTGACCTGATCTTTCTGGCTACCCTCTCGACTATATCGGGATGATCATTTCCGTTATATATATCTATTAGCGTCTCTATTATATGTAACCTTATGTTTTTCTTTGATGAATGAAACCAAAAATTTCCATTTTTTTCTGTTTACAGGTTTGAACATCTTCAGTTCTGGTATAAGATAACACGCCACACATGATCTTTCAGCAAGTGATAATTCAATCGCTGTTCTTTCTATTGCTATGCATATAAATGCATAATTATCATTCTTTATTAAATTGTAAGCCTTTGTCAACACCCTAAGGGCGTCTGCTTTCGATAATCTCTTTCCCTTTTTCATATTGTTTTACCGTATAAGATTCATTAGCCATACCAACTCTACCAACTGATATAGATTGATTTATAGATTGGTTAAGATGCCCTACAACCGACATCTTAGCCCTAACCGTATTGGCGCATCTTAGAAGGATTCGATAATCCTCTAACGCCCTCTCGTATCTTACGTCCACCCTAGCCCTTTTATCAGCATCAGTCATGCTCTTACATGTTCCGTCCTCCCTCAGGCTTATAGCGATCTTGTCCCGTATGATTCTGATATCATCCTCGGCTATCACCAGTTCGGCGTCAAGAACCCCCTTGTATGAGCTAAGAAGATCCTCCACCGCCACAACTTCCCTTTTTAGGTTCTCCAATTCCAATATCATTGAGTTGTCATTTATCCTTTTATACTCCTGTACTTTATTGGATACCTCATCACAGATACTCATGATCTCCTTTTCCCGTTCCCGATTTATGATATATCTGATGCTGTATTTAGCCATTTCCTTTAACGAGGATATAATTTCCTTTATCCCCATCTTATCCTCAACCGACAATACGGTCTTTAAGAACATTTCCAGCACCTTTATCACTACAAGCAAGTAATTATGTCTCAATCTCATGTCAATAAGGTGTTTCGTCATGTACTACATTGAAATCATCACTGGGCGGTATATATTGTTGCTCCAATGGAACACCGGGAGGTGGGGGCGGAAGCGTCACTACGGTCGTGTCCGGCTTGCCGCTACCCACGGGGGCATCCGAGCCTCCCGGTCTTTCTTGGCGCACCACCCCTCCATCAGGATAATATCGCTCATATCCTTTCATGATATCTACATGTATAGCGTCAATCTCCTCCAATGATCTTTGACGGACCTTTACGATATGATGGAACAATAATCCATCCACACGGAAGGATCGTCTTGACTCGCTCTTGAAACGTTCCAGATTAGGATACCATCCTTGCGGAAATTGCATGTATGAGGAGTACCCGTATCTCCTTGGGATATTCAACACTACCATAGCCGTACACAGCTGCCCCAATGAGTCAGACTGATAGAAATCAGACTGCCTTGGCATATGATCCTTCGGATCACGTCTGCCCTCTATCTCTCGATTAAGTTGCGATACGATAAGGAAGAAGATGTTTGGGAACGTTCTTTTGGCTATATTACACATATTCATCAAACTATCTATATTCCTCTTGGCATCACCCGAACCTTGTATAAGAGCTGTATGGTCTATGGATACAAATACAATTTTCTTATCCTTATTCGCCGGCATATATACATTCCATAGAAAATCTTTAAGCTCATCAACTGTTGTAGGTATGGGTATATACGTTATTCTGTTTGAATTTTCTTGTTTAAGACATTTTTGCATTTCTAGCATCTCCTCTTCATTCATTTTACGAAGGAGGATATCTTCTATGTCTTTGTTCATTTTTTTTGATAGTGAACGTAATACCAAGTCTTCCGGATTCATCTCGAACTCACATCTTAACCATACATAATCATCTGCTTGTGGATTGATGTTGACATTCATCACATTGTTCATGATCTTTTGCGCCAAATAGGATTTTCCAACCCCTGGTCTAGCTCCTATGGCTATCGCATGTTGAGGGTAAAATCCCCCCAGCAAAGCTTTGTCTAGATAAGGGTATCCAGTACGAGCCGGGAGAAGTTCTCCCGACTGGTATTTCATTATCCTCTCATAGGCGTCCTTGATAATTTCCTTGGACGTCTTCCATATCCTATTATCGTTCATCCTCGTGCGTTTCTATCGCCAGCCGTATCGGATTTAGATCCTCTGTTAGCTGATCTTGATTTATATCTTAACCCCTTAGCCGTATGGCATAGATCCTTCCCCTTCCGATAAGCCTTACCCTTTAGCTTATCGGTCTTGTAGTTCTTGCGACCCAACTCCCGTCTCTTGGCTTTCTGCTCAGGTCTGGCGTTGATCTTCTTATCCGTCTCAGCCTTCTTCTTTCTGGCTTCCGGATGTGTCCTATAATATTCAGTCGATCTCCCCATCCTATTCGTCCTCCTCATCATCAAAATCTATATTCTCTTGTATATCCAAATCCTCTTCCTTTAAAAAAGATGGATATTCCAATCCCAGACGCTTAATCATATACGAATATGGATCAGACGCAAATTCATCTGGTATCTCCCATGTGCAAGGGAATGTACCTATTACCTTTTTAAGTTTATCGGCTAATTCGCTACTCATCCCCATATTAACCATTTTATTATAAACTGTAGCTTCTACGCTACTCACATTGCCTCCAATATAAAAACCTGTTGGTTTGTGAACAAAATAAATTTTCTTCATTTTACATGTATTATTTATTTTATTAAAGGTATCCAATTTGATTCGATACTCAAATGTTCCATTATCATTAGCTCTAATGCTCATATTTATCCTTCTTGCGATCTCCATAACTCATATCCATATCACACACCACCGTATCGGTCGTGTCGTTTACCACATGGAACAGGAACTCCGGACACCCGTGGCAGGCGTTGCTCCCGATCGCCACCGCTCCGTGCCTAGGGCAAGCTTTCTTTACCATGGTTCTATCATATATCCGTATATGATTATCACCATATTTTTCAATATATCTCATGGTATTAAGTAATGATGGCAAAGACATCTTATATGGGGATACATGTTCTATTGGTATATCCAATTCACCAGATAGGCTTTTGTAAATATCCTGCACATCCCGTTTTGTTCTATACGCAAATATATTAATCTCAGTCATTGCCATATCCATACTCCTAAGAAGATCCGGCTTAGCCAGCCTCCCCATCGGCTTCCCAAAAGGATCGGATCTCATCCAAGCCCCACACTTCTCGCACCCAACTTGCTTTCCCTCCACCGTATTTATCATAGTGGATGGGGCCTTGCAATACGGGCATACGGATCCGTTTAACATAGCTTTCTGGGCTAAAGATAGCTCTCTCATGCCTTTTCTTGTATTTTGACATTAAATAGATCACAGAATCTATTAAAATTCCTGTTCTCTATTCTCATATCCTCCTCATACCTGTCAACTGATTTGATGAAATCATTATAACAGTCCTCGCACATCCATTGATTGATTACTGCTACATAATAGCCCACGGATGTAGGTCTGTTACACATATCGCAAATACCTAAGCACCCATATCTGGTGAGCTTATCCATCATCTCCTGTCTTGTTATTTCAAGCACCTTGAATTTCTTGTAATTGTCAACTACCTTTGCCATTGTAAATTTGTTTAATAATAAAATAATCCGCTATATCCATTCCCTCATTTATATTGGGTTTTGATTCTAGAAAATTACTTATCTCTATATTCATCCCCCTCATATCCTTGTCTACCTTCTTTCTCCATTCGTTGAAAGCGTCGCCCTTATCCGGGTACAGGACTATCCGCCTCCTACCCAATGTCTCTATCATCTTCCTTTTCAGCATATGGATACCGCCACAGGCCATAAACAACCTACTAGGGTACACGATGTTACAGATAACAGCCGTCTTCTCTGACTCTACTATATACACCGGAGCGTCATTGGGATAGAAGTTGATAAGAAACTCCCCGAACAGGCATTGCCTAAGCAGGTAATCCTGACCGTCCAGTATATGCACCCAACATACATGATCCATGGGAACCTTTACCCTCTTCCCGTCAGGCCCGTAGTCCATTATCTTCCCGGTCCGCACTACCCAATTCTTATCCAGTTGCCAGAACACACAGCACTTACCCCAGTCCCCGAATCTCATCATCCCCACCTTATACAAGCTAAATGCCCTATTGGTATGATACGATCCGAAGATATTGGATAGATAATCCTGAAGATCGGATGTCTCGAAAGGATTAAGCGTCTCAAACATCTTGCTTACCGGAATGCAGTTGGCTATATCCGGATCCATAGGAGGTCTGTACCTCCTTAATACTTTGTTTGAATCGGTAAAAAGATCATTGTTCCCAAGTTCGCTCCCTGTTGGATATTTAAAGTAACCACATTTATTTTTATGATCACACACCCCAAACTGCTCTCCAACGATCTGACCGGTGGTTACGTCCACGTACGGCGTAAAACACTTATCCTTGCCGCATTGCGGGCACGTCAGCTTCCTCCTTGGTTTGCTATGATCCAGCTCATACCGATGAACGCTCTTATTGAACTCCCTAAATTCCATCACCCTCTCCTCTCATTCATGACTCTATATATATAGTCCCTCAGCGGCTCTTTCCTTACCAACTTATTAACATCAAACTCGCCTTCTATATCTAAGGATCCGATTCTTGATGTAACCGTATAATTAGTTTTCTCGAACTTATACTTTCCTTGAAGATATACTACGGTAGCCATATTCAATATAGGGTTGTCAGTCTGTCTCTTCAACTTATATTGGCTGGTCTTTGCGGTAGGATCACCCGGAGCGAAGTTATATATCTCCTCTATCTCCAATATCTTTCCGTAGTTCTCCAGTATCATTCTTCTATATAGCTCAAGCTGGAAAGCGTACTCGTCATAGAAATTACCTTTCCTATTTGATTTGAAGTCCAATATAGCGAATATCCTCCTGCATCTCTTTATCTTCTTTTTCTCCGTCTTAGGCTGACCTTTCTTGGCTCCCGTCTTATAGAACTCCCCTGTCTCGACCTCTATCTCCACTGTCTCCGGCTCGCTGTCCATCTCCACCACGGCGTCCACCGAAGAAGCTACCTTTAACCTGCTTGACCTCAACATCTTCTCGATCAATACAGGTTTTACATGTCTTTCCTTGCAGAATATGGCAAATGATATTAGATCCTCTATCAGCTCATCAATGTTATCCACTAATATCCGCTCCATCCTATACTTGTCTATTCTCAGCTTAGCCTCCTTGACAGCCTTCCTTATCCACGTCGGGATCAGCTTTATCTTAACCCCGGTCAGATACAACCCAAATAGATAATGCATGATAGTACCTAAGTCAGCCCTGTAGTTAGCGTACTCATCAGGATCCTTACCCTTGAGCCTCATCTCATTCTTCCACTTCTCCAAAGCGCCGGACGTATCACAATACCCATTGGCGATATTGTTAGTGGCTCCATCGTATATGATAGGATACCCATCAACATCCATCTCATAATACACACGTTTGCCAGCGACAGTCATTCTATATAACACTGGTGTCGGGATATCCTTTATCCATTCAGCGGCATAATACTGTTGCTCTGTCTCCAGATCATACTCAACCTCCATCTCCTCCTTAGGCTCGTTTTTAGGCTCTTCAGCAGGCTTTTCCTCCTCAGATATATCTTTCTTTGGGATCGTTGACAAAACGTCTAATATGCCAAAGAAAGCGGTAAATTTAGGATCTGTATGATATGATCTTAATATTGGTAATGATGATCGCCACGCAGAAAGCATATTCATAATTAACCCAGATCTATCCTCTAGAGCTACCTTGCTATCACTTACCATCGTTATATTTATATGATGCCTGTTCTCTAAACGAGATACCATATCCTCTATTGGCTCTTGGTCACTTATGACTTCCATGACCGAATCTTTTCTATATATCGTATCACTTATAGCCTCGTATCCAAGAACTAGAAGTAATTTTTGTTTTCTTCTATCCATGATAATAATCTGGTTTTTAATTTACCATCCTCCTCGACTCTAGGTGCGAGATCCCTCATCCTTCTGGCTGCCAACAGCCATACGTTGCCAAACTCGTCCAAGAGCCGGCTGAAATCCATCGTATCTAATAGATAATCGAATCTTGTATGCTCATCAGCCGTCAAGTAGATAATGTTATCATTATCCTCAGCAACTGATTTATATTTCCGTTTAGGGTATAAGTGGCATATGTTGCTTACCCCCGGGCATGGTATGTATGCGCCGGTAGCAGATCTCCTTGTCATACTCAATCTAGCCACATGGGCGCCAAAGAAAACGGCTATGCTCTTCCCCTTTGGCTTGGCCTTCACCCGTATCGCCGCCCTTTCCTTTGGCGGTAGCTCCTTGGCTCTGCATGCGGGACACAACCCCTTACTCCTTATGGTTACCATCCTTCCGCATCTCTCACACGGTAACATCCTACCTCTCATGCCTTTTTCTTTTTATAACTTTTGTTGAACTCCATAAGGCTCATAGCCCTATACCTCTTAAGCCTATTAATCTTACCCTCAGTCCAATCTTGATCCTTGAAGTTGATGATCGTATCGAATATCTGAGCTAGTTCCCGGATATTAAAACTCCTGTTTTGTATCTTCTTATAGAACCCCGATCTGCTATATCCTAATTTAGAAGCTAGATAAGTTTTGTTAGACAATGTGAGGATACGATAAATCGTACCCTCCATTTTACTTATCTCCATCAACTTCTCGGCTATGGACGACGTGGTTTCGTAGCTAGCTTTACTGCCTACTATCCTCATTTTTCTCCGGATTCCTGATCTTACCATCAAACTCGTAGAAGTCCATCAGTTTCTTCTCTTCCTTGATACAAGTGACAACGAAATCTGATATGGTTCCTTTCATGCCTTCCTCGAAATTCTTTTTGGCATGATCAAGGTCATTGGCCCGAACGATGTAGTTAAACGCCTTGCGTTTCTCATTGTTCGATTTCTCGTCTATCGTAATATAATCAGCCGTGACCTTATAGAACCGGTCTCCATCCATGGCAAACAATTCCGCTATCCTGAATCGTTTGATATCAACGCTAAACTCACCGGATATGAATGGCTTCATCTCCTCTATGATTCTAGCCTCACATTCGGTATAAGAAAAGGCATCTACTAAATACTCTTCCTTTACCTTCTTCTTCATGCCGTTCTCGGCATCGGTCTCATAAGAAACCGTACATTTAAACCAATTGTGCATTTTAATCTATATTATTGTTAAACAAAGGATAATCTTTTATTCCTTCACGAATATATCTTTCCGTATCATCATCCACGCCATAAGCCTTCTTGAAAAATATCATAGCCTTATCCGTATCATTATCCACCAGTGGTAGATATTCCCTTGCAAAAAGCGACCTAAGATAGTTCATATTATCAATCCTATGTCTTATATCGGCTACTTTATCCCATATCTCGGCCCGAATTTTACTCATTTTCTTCATATTTCTCTCATATCTCTCCAGCTGGTCTTTATATTCCGCCTCAATCTTATCGTTCTTATCCTTGATAGACTTATAGGTCTCCTCGTCTTTCGTATCAAACATCGGAGTATGTTTGATATTAATTATATCCAATTTGCTGTATAGCTTTTCATTGGATACGGTGAAATCATATCTAGTCCTGTACAGATCAAAGTCACTTAAGAACTTAGCTATTTTAATAGCATCATCCTGATCAAGAACGGCTATATTCAATCCTTCTAAATAGTAGAAGAAATGGGATGGAGAAATAGGTTTACAGTCATATGTCCTCATGATTGGAGGCTCATCCATAAACCTGACACCTTCCTCCGCACATCTTATTACGATCAATTTCTCTACCTGCTCATCAGTAAGATCATATATCTCCTGATCGGTCATCTTATCAATTGTCTTCATCATCCTCATCCTCCGATATCGTTACAGCCTTTGTAAACTTTTGTTTATAGACCTCACCCATAAGGCAGGCGAAAGTCCTATCATCCATACTAGCCATAGTATTGGCCTCTACCATAAGATTCATCTCGATGTTCTTTACCAAGATTTCATAGTTATCATCATCTTCTTTATAGAAAATGACTTTACCACCATACTCGAAACCATCATCCCCGGTCTTAACCATATCGATGATCCTCTCTAACTCCTTTACAAATTTACTCTTTTTCATATGTGTAATTTTTATGTGTCTACAAAAGTAGACATTTTGTTTTTGAATTAAATTAAATAAACATTATTAATAGTTAATACGCTTAGGTGATTATATACCATTTTACACTAAAATCGTAAAATGGTATATAATCACCTTATCCTCCATATATCTTAAGCCCTTTTATATTGTATTTGCTTATATCCATACACAAATTACACCCTCCATGACAACAACACCACGAGCAAAAGGCTAGTCGCTCCTGCTCCGGCCTACCTTGAAACTCCACTGCCGCCCTATACCATGCCGGGGATAATACCCTGACCTTCTCCGGTACGGGCGGTGTCATGAGCACCGATCGCCGCCTTCCTTTGGCATCCTCCTCACCTCTCATCTGGATTATCTTTTAACAGTTCAGCTATCTTCTCATCCTTCAACATATTTTGCTTTCTCATGCTATCTACGACAAAGGCAGCGAACGCCATATCATACCTTTTCCTTAACTCATTGACAAAAGATTTGGCTTTTGATTCTACCATTGTCTCGATGTTGCTGTCTACAACTTTCTTCATCCTGCCTCTTATAAACTCGTCTACTGTCAACTCCTCATCCATATAATCTAACCTGAATCTATATTTCTTCTCGCTGGCGTTCTCGACAAGATCGTTCATTGATTCTCTCGCTATATCCTCAATCTTCTCTGATATCGGATTGGATATTTCTCTCATCAACTCATTCTTGAACTTTTCTTTAAGTTCATGTATTATAGCTAACCTGACCGAGCTGGTAAACTCCTCTTTCAACGTCGCTTCATTGTACATAGCTTCCTCGAATACATCTTCCAAATTTAATTCTACTTGAATTTTCATATCATTATATTTTAATAAATTATAAATTTTTTAGGCATATAATTATCATGTATTATTTCCCCTCATCTTTTAATATTAATTTCTTCCCGATCTTTTTAATTTTTGTCGGTCTTGATAATCGATAGTCTCTTTCTATCGGTCTATTAAGTACATCATCCTTGTGCCCCTTGTATCCTTTCTCGTAAGCACTAACCCTTGCGCAAAACTCAACCACATCGCCTGGCGATAAATCAGCACCACTAAATCCTTTTGTTAAATCGAACCACAAATGATCTGATACTATTTTGCTATCAAGTGTCACATCTTGTAAAAGCATCGTTTTTACAGGTCCAATGTATCCATTCCTAAATCCAAATCTAACAAAGGTTGCTGTAAACACATGGCGTCCTTTTGATCCTATTGTTCTCAATTCTTCTCTCATCTCCTTTCTTATTTTTTATTCATAAAACCAGTAATTTTCTTCAAATACCCTTTTGTCATCTCAATAAAGTTCACGCAATCCAGCTTGCTCAACTTGTAAATCAAAGCCGGGTTATGAATTACGGCTATAATTTGTGTTTGCGGTTTATGAAATGACAATACTTTGTACAGATCCATGATATTGTCAATATCTAAATTCCTGTCCGGCTCATCCATAATGATTGTATACTCAAAATCCTTCTCCATTAATACCACATGATTGTCTTTGTAGTATTTTAAAAGATTGTCGATCCTGTTTGCCCAGAACTCATTTGACTTTTTCTTAAATTCCATAAGTTTCTGTATCGGAAACGCATACTCATCTTGGTTAAACACAAAATCAAAAAGCGAGTTCATGGCATGAAGATTCTTCTCCCCAGAGGACCTAGATGCTCCATTCATATACAAACTTAAATTATTGATATTATCCAATATATCATCCTTTCTCATTTCAGTTTGTTGTAGGAGATGGAATACCTTCCCGATATAATCCGACTTAATACTGATCCCGTCAAGCACCTTGTCATCATCAAATATATCCGGGAAATGCAATGCTTCTGACGGTAATTCAGAACACATCTTTTTCTCGCACAACATGTACTTCGATATCATATTCAGGAGGGTTGATTTCCCGCTCCCGTTCTTGCCTACAATCACATTCACGCCGGGCTTGAATATAAACTCAGAGCCATTTTTGAACGCTTTTATCTTTTGGATATATTTAAATGGAGTCTTCTTGTTGTCGTCTATCCTTATAGAAGTTATCATCTTATATGATTTTGTGTTTAATTATTTAAGCCTTTCATCAATCGCCAAATTAAATATCTTATCAAGACATTTCCTCATCTCCTCCGCATACTCAAAAAGATCCTCTTTTGAAAGATCTCTGCGCTGCCAATCATACATATCCGTATATCGAGATTCAATAGCCTTATCCTCTATCTCCTCAAGTACCTTTTTTATAGACCTATTTTCATTTTGACCTATTCTTATACTCTTATTCTTTCCCATGTTTTATTTATTATGTCTTTTGAAATGTGTTATACCCTCTTGATGTTTAACTCCTAAAACCCAACCTTCTAATCTAGCATAAGAAGAATAAGGATTAAAGGCCATATATGGTTTATAAAATCTCATAGTCTTAATCTTACCATATCTCAAAACATCTACAATTTCTCCATCTTCCGGCATATTTGAGAATGACCATTCCTCAAACCCTTGTGGAATTTGACTTTCGTCTGGATAATATCCCGTATTATAACATTTGATGATTATATTCCAACATCCTTCCCATCCTCTTTAACCCAATTAACTGTATCGCAATACCAACAATACCCTGTCTTGGAATCCTTTTTATGAGAATGGGATCCACATGTGGCGCACCAATAATTATCATCCATATTGTATGTATAACTTTCATCCTCATGCATTTTGGCTATTCTAGCTACCCTATCCTCCAGCAGATCCTTTAGATAATGGCATTCGTAAGGTCTATCCTCTTCCTTTAATATATAAATATCGATATCCATCATGCTCCCCATCCTGTCCGTACACATACACTCTGCGGCATGGCGCACGTTCCCTTCCGGCATCCCCGGAACTATCTCCCGGATCACTGCCTCCATCTTCTCTTGGTATTCGGTGTCTACCTTGATCACCAAATCCTCTAATTTATCTATTAAACTCATGATCTTTTTACTTCTTTGTATATGACATCTGTATTGTCTTCCCTATCTATATTGCAACAACAAGAATACATGCAGTAATAACCCCTGTTATTAAATACACATCCATCACAACTGCTATCATCAATCTCTATTACCTCCAATTCTATTTTCTCCATGCCGGTATTATATTTAAATATACTACCTATCTTATGATATCCTATATCCTTCAAATACCTTATATGATTATTTTCGTTAAATAATCGGTTGATAAATACATCCATTTTATCGTTTAGACCATTTTTATCTAATAACCCCTCGCACTCATTTTTATTAAATCCAAAGGATATCATAAAATATTTTGCCATATCAAACCTTTCCAGTTCCACCAATTTTTGTATGCATAGCCATATTCCTTGTCTTATGCCTTCTTCTTTGGCTTCTTGCACTCTATCTCCCATATTATTTTGTATTAATTAAGTAACAATATTTCTCTTCGCTCTATTTTGATCATTGATGGATTATCGTCATGATCATACCAATATAGATACCATATACCTCCTCTATTGGCCTTCCACATCTTCCCTTCATATTCCCCCGATGGGATCGTTACTGAATATTCTCTAAGACCCTCAAAGGTTTGTTTGGTCATTAAAGCGTATTCCTCATCAATTTCTATGTATCTCCTATGGGGCTGTTTCCATAACATCCCACGTTTGTCTGTTATCTTAGGTATTATATTCTCTCCATTCATGATGCTTTGTAAATTATGTATTAACTATTGTATATCTAACACTCTCCCCATCTTCCCTTTCGCATCCCAAGCAACCTGATTTTACGCAATCATATATATAATTTTCAAAAGCGCATCCCGAACATCTATCACACTTATCTACTCTTAATGTCATTTCAGACATACCAACTTTATAGTTAAAGACTTCCCCTATTTTATGATACTTAATATTTATACATATAGTATCGTTTTCACTTATAGTACTGCCTTCACTTATCATATTCTCACGTCCAAACATATTGTCAATAAACTTAATCATCTCATCATTGAATGATTCGCTTTCTTCTTGCAGCTTCCTACATTCATCCTCGGTCAATCCACAAGAAGATATCAGCTCCTCCGCGGCTTGCGTCCATCGCCCGTCGTGGGCTAGCTCCTGAACCGCCAGCCATATCCCTTGATTCATGCCCTCCATTCTTGCCTTATCTAAAATATCCTCATCTTTCATATCCTCAATCATTTATATCCTTGTTTCTTACAATAATCTCTATATTATCCAACATCTTATCTCGTAATACCTTTTCTACCATCCTTGAAACGATGTTAAAATCTCTTTTTTGAAGCTCATTCTCCACCATAACCTTAATCCACCGCTCTAAATTATTATCATCCCCGTAAGTATTACGCATACACCTCTCAACACATTGTCTTATATCAGATCTAATTACATTGATTATATCTTCCTTGGTAAGCCCAAGCTCATTATGGATATAATTCTTTATCGCTTTATATTCTTTACTTGTTTTTGTACTCATATTTATCCCTCCTATTCAGTCATTTTTTTAACAAAATTTTCCCATAACATATCAACATCATCGTAATGTCTACAACAAGCATTCTGTATTCTTTCTATCAACGGGATGAACCATAACTGAGTTATTCCGTAACGAGTTTGAATTATTCTGCATAGGTTTATTTTTATTATCTCCATGTCATCAATACTAGGAGATGTGTTGTTATCATCACATCTATCTAATATTGTTTTAATTGTATCCAAATAATGATCCATGTCTTAAATTGTTAATTATATTACCATCTCCCATTTCCCGGCGTAAACAGTATCTCCCCTGTCCTCACCCAATGATTCCAGTTATTTTTAAGTTCATCAATATCATACGCCTCAGCCGACTTACCATTATCAGATCTTTTTATGACCGACATAATACTTTCCGCTTGCACGCTCCAATGACTATAACAGTCTGTCCCGCATCCGCACGCCGTGGCTCTCCCGTTATCGAACTCCCAGACCAGAGGCCGGAGGCCGCATCGTGGACACGGCAACCATTCCATTGGATTCTCCGGCTCCTCATAAGCATCAATACACTTGTACTTATATCTCTCTACCATTATGATCAACCATTACAGAATTGATTTAATCTTTCGATTCCTCATCTCATTCTTATCCTTAAACATCATTATCCTATTAACAATTCCCTCCGATTCCATGTACGTCGAGAATCCATGTATTCTTAGATATTGGATTGCTGATAGTGATTTTTCTAATATTTCCTTATATTCTATATCTGTTTTAACTGCTTTCCCCATGATCTTTTCCCTCCATTTCTTCTAATATGATTTTAACCAGATATACTACCTCGTCTATCTGGTCGTAATAAACATTCACCCCCTCTTTATATAACATAAATTCATTGGATAAAATTTATCCGCGCTCTCTTTCCCGTCTCCTCGAAAGTTAGCCAGCCCGCATGTCAGGATGCTCACAAGGTTATCCACCACCTCCAACTCGCTCGATTTGAACCACGCCAACTGGCTGTAAGTTTCACCTATCCATATTATACTCATTCTCCCGTCCCGACTGACCTCCTTCACCAGCCCTATATGGTTTTTAGTGTCCTTAATCACATTTAATTCGTCAATATTTGTAAGCCGAACAAAATCCATCGGCCGTATCACTTTATTCTCGTCCATGTCTTTATCCTCCTATATTCTTTTTATTCTCTCAATTTACGCTTAACCTCTTTAACATATTTAGTAGAATGTAGTCCCCTATGCAATCTTATAGCCCGATCTATATCCTTGTTCGGATTATGATGAGATTGATATATCTCGAACATTTCCCTAGCCTTGATAGGATTTGTTCTATCATCGTATCTATACCGCTTTTTCTCCCGTTTAAGACACAATATCCTATTAACCTCATCTACATACACCTTTTTCATCTGCCACCTCCCTAACGCCCCTGAAGTGGCGTTGTGCGCCCGATCGTCATTCCTCGACTCCACGAAAGACAGGGCGGTCGCCAGCTTATCCCATACCCGTGTCTCGACCACTGCCGGCTTCGGGGCGAGGGGCATGCCTCCGTTCCCTTTTGGTGGTGTCAATATTATCATCGTCATCACAAGTAAGCATCTTATCATGTTTACTTGTTTTTATAAAACTCCTCCCCGAATTTCACATTATCCACATAATCCTCCATACACTCATGAACGATTATATGAATATCCCCCTCCGTGTATGTCACCTCGGACATCAACCTCTCATTGGTCATCCACCAAGAATAACTATCAATATGCCGTATCTCAAATCCATGATCATGCAACGCATACATAACATTATATCTTAAATCCCTGTCCATCATCATACACTCGTACACGATATAGCCATTGATACTTTCATGAGACCTACCGAACGTATAAACGTACCTACCCATCAACTTATACAACTCCCTTGCCACAGGATTCGGGATCGCCTCATCCATATCAAAATCCCCATCTGGATCAATAACCCACTCTACATCCCGCTCATCAATACAAGCCCTAGGCATTCCTATTGTCCGTACATAAAGACGTGATCGGTGATCCTTGCTTAACACCGTCCCAATATACCTTTCCCATTTAGCATATCCTATATTATGGTTGCCGGTTATATTAAACACAATTTCAGCTCCTATCTTAATTTCATCCATATCCAAGATATTTATATTATTCGTTATTCTTTTTATACAAAAAGAGGATATAATGGCATAATATTATGATATCAAGACACGAATGCGTTATCTATCATATTATCATACATATCCTCTATACAACGTCATTTATGGCATTATATCGTATATGATGCCGCAGGTCATAAATACATCTAATTAACCCTTTTTTAAGGGCTTATTGCCATTTAGGTAACTAGCTATGCCTAATATTTTCGAAATAAGGGCTTTTTTAGCCTTATACTCATCGTTTATCCCTATTATCGCATATCTGTATACCATCCCATCCTTCGACACCTCCACGCCCACGTATTTAGGCGCAACGGCATCCCTATGTAATACGATAAACGGGCTTTTGCCGTCTAGCTCATTTATCAACTGATTAAACTGTCGCCTTGTCATCTGATAGTGATATTATTTCCATGTTATAAATACGATCTCTTTTTACCCTTATCTTCTCGCACAGCTCATCGAAGCACCCATCTTCTTCTAACCTACCAACATAATATGATACATTCGATTTAGAGCTTCCTTGAAGATATATATTTCCTCCTATATTCCTTGAGAAAAAATTAGGCAAGACCATCTTTTGCCTCTTATCCTTATTATCCATGTAAGATATAACGACAACCCATAATTCTGGCTCCCGTTCTTTTACAGATAACATGAGATCAAGACTCGATTTACCATTAATATCCCTCCTGCCAGTTTCGTTATAACGAAGAATAATATAATCATTCGCGTTATCATCCTCAACCATCACGACTATAGGGCGATCTCCCTTCCCATTATCACATAATACTCTTGGCTCTTTCCCGTTGCGGAGATACACCTTATCGTAATCTCCGTTTTTGTATATCTCAAAATCAAATTCTATCACCATATTATTTTCTCCTATTGATGTATTGTTGCGTACGTCCTTCCTCTATTTTTTCGAAATAAAACTTATTCCCATATAACCGAGTGAAGCAGATGTTATACCCGAAATGTTCCGCGCGTCTGATCTGCGCGTAACCTCTACTGATGTCATTATTATCAATCAGCGTAACAAAACAATGTGATCCTACTTCTGTATTCAAAACCAGATTTTCCCAATCTTTTACCTCCATATCAAATCTCCTTAAATAATTTTTTGTTATGATTATCGCTATTATACCATTTATCAATATTATCGTACTGCTTTGGATAAACCCCATAAGACCTACACCACCTAGGTAACGGCCCGTTCAGCACGTCTAACGCCGCCTCAAGGTCAAACGTAGCTTCCTCCTTGACACAACACCCCGATCCACTTCCACAGCTCGGTATATAAGCTCTACTATACGCTACGCTCATCCCATATTCCCCATGACTCAGATACCCGATGTTGGGTGAATCAGGGAAGGCGTAATACAACATCGTATAATCACCCTTACTCCAACCTCTATTATAAGTATCATCCTGCCATGCGAAAACCCTGCAACCGGCCTTCTTTAACTCATCAGCCGCTTTTCTTAAAATATTATCTCCCATATCATTTATATTTAAATTATGCCAAGGCGCCGGGAACCGACCCCGGACCATATCCGCACACGTACGATCATGGTATTCCTTCCGCCCCGCCAAGGTTTTGGCTCAACATTAACAAACTTTCATATCATCACACATCTTAAAAAAGACCTCTCTTATGATCCTCTTATACAAGATGTATATCTCATCATCATCCTCATCGAACTCCACTCCCCATGAACGTAATAAATATCTAATATCACAATCCGCTATATGAATCCTAAATATGGATGGAACGCTCATTATGTAATCCTCAAAAGCTTTCTTAATCCCATCCCTTTTGATATGTTCTTTATACTCATCCTTGAACACACTAAGCATAAAAGACATATATTCCCTATCGTATTTAAACTGCTTACCATAATTATCTGTATCTATATGATCCAGTATATATATCTCTATAGCGTCTCTATCGTATTTTGACATACTCCTTCCTCCTCCTTTTGATATTTTATAACCTTTTTCTCCCCATACGCTTTCGCTAACTGGATAAGTTGACCGGTAAATACCTTGGTACGGTGTTTTACGATCTTATCCACCAACTCCGGGCATCTGGTTCTCCATCTATAATTAACCTCGCCCTTAGCTTTCTTCTTGTAATACCTGTAGAATGTTACGGCTACTACCACTTCTCCATTCTGCTCGAAAGCAACCAAATCGTAATTGTTATAAACTATTTCGTTCATGTCGTTATTATTTTTATGTACTTAATCACTTCTTCCGGCAAGGATGCTAAATCCTTAACCCTTTTACCGAAATCGTATGTCTTTCTCTTCCACGGGTAATAATCCCCTACATACATCGCTATTCCTTGAGGATAGAATGGGTTCGAGCTACAACTAAATATCGGGTAATACATGACATTATTATGATTATTGCTCTTACCGCTTACACACACAATGGTATATCTATCAGCCGTTTTATCGCCAAAATCATATACTCTTACTTTTACTTTCACGCCATTGGCATTTGTTATAATATTATTCATATGCACCTCCTTTGTTGTTCACTATCCGACTAATCTATTTCCTTCCCATATAAGGTATATGAGCCACACCATCCACGACTCTCATTTGATATCCGAATATGATTCACAGGTTTATCCACCGCCATACAATTAGCGTAAGATAATACCGCCGACATGCTTCTAAACCCAGAATCCATTGCTGATTTAATAAGCTTCCTATCACATCCAAATACCAATATCTTTATAACATCCTTCTCTTTTACAGTTCTTCTTACACGCATAATCTTGCCATAAAATAAACAAACATAAAATCTATTCTCTCTTTGTCATCATCCATCCTATGTCCGGTGATCTCAAAAATAGCCCTACACTTTTCTATAGCCGGGATATTGTCAAGTTGTAACTTAATATATGGATATTCCATCACCTTCTGCCCGATCCTACGAGACATAATATCATCCACATCCCTTAACCTAAAATACATAGATACACCGCCATAATTTACCTCTAACAGACAAGCATCAATCAGCCCATCCGTATCAAACAACAGCAACGTATCATCTTTCTCAATCGTATATTCCACGTCGAGTATCTTGATACGCTTACCCCCGTCTTCTTTGTTGGCCATAAGAACCTCTATTATATCCTTATCAGTCGTGAGGATATAATAAGCCTCATCCTTTGTAATATTATTATACAAATAAGACAAGGCATCATCTTGCAATTTTATTAATACCTTTTCATCCATACCATTTTTTATTGTGCCAATAAGGAAGGGCGGACGGATTTGCGACAAGGCCAGCCCGGCCTCACCGCAGCCGCCCCAGTTCCCCATCGTGGCATCAATCTGCAACCATATGATTACACACCAATTCGGCATCTAACCAGTTCCTATATAATTTATATCCATGGAAATTCTTATGATTTCCACGTAGCCATACGCCAACCACGCGATAATCCCCATAACAGGCATTGCCATTGATATACCAATATCTAGTATATCCACAGCATTCCATGTACCTATTATATAACTTCTCACAACGCTCCGCTTCGGACTTAATCCTCTCGTAGTCCGGATTCAATATGTCCGCCATAACTAACTCTTGACGAGACATGATCATTTTATTTACTAATTCTACCTCTAATCTTCTCATGATATTGTTTTAAGATTATACGATTCCCATACCGCCGAATTATTCAACAATAATCCCCACATCTTTCATGCATCTTAATGCTAGTGCAGTTATGTGAGAATCATTGCACCCATATTTATCATACAACTCACATAAGTAGGTTGAACCGCAAGCCGCCCTAATAAGATCGCACGCTATCCTATTCTTTAGCACCTTATAATTCCCCGATTCGCGCACGTCGCTTATGTATTTTACTAGATCATGCGTCTCAGACAGTTCTTTCATCTTACCCATAACGTATGGGACTTCCTTTTGTAATATCATATCTATTATTTTTTTTTAGTTTAACCATACCATCGCCAATGGGAACGACAGCGGACGACCAGCGGGGCCTACCACACGCCATCGCCGCCGCCCGTTTCCCTTGGCTTCCTACACTCCCACCATCACCCAAAGAAACACACACCCATACATAAACATACCTCCATACACATAAGATTCCCTTACTATAAAGATACCCTTGTTTCCCTTCCCTATTGTTTCCCCGGGATCCCTTATTTCATCTCGTTTTTCCTCGGTTCACCTTGATCCCCTTGACTCCTCTTGATTTCCCTTGATTTCCCTTGACTCCTCTTGATTTCCCTTGACTCCTCTTGACTCCTCTTGATTTCCCTTGATTTCCCTTGTTTGGAGGTGTCCCATCCCGCAAAACAAATCAACCCCATCAACTTTCAGCGCAAAAACCAAGACCTTCCTCCCGATTGTTCCACGTGGAACGCCCGTTCAGTCTAGGATATCGAGGTCTTTGCTCTTGATTGCCTTATATACTTGCCTAATACAATGTATTGATAATAAAACCAATAAAAGAACTATGATTAAAGGCAGGGCGTCGCCCGTAGCTATAACATACCGCCCCAACTCAAACGCCATATACCCACAAAACAAAGTAAGCACGAAATATATAACTAATCCCATAAAATATACAATAAGTAACCACGATTTTAAAATTACGCCCAAATAATATAATAAATTGAGTATCAATAATATAATATATATCAATCCCTAGAGCTTCCTCTAAGGAAAGATAAGCCCAGATATAGATAAAAAATATACAATAAGTACCGCCTATTATATACCTTTTAGGATCGATTCACGCACGAAACCATACATAAGGGCACAATATACCCGCCTGCATGGATATAAATATATACAGAATGATACATAATAAAGCATTTTACTTACACATTTTAGATCAGGGCTTAAAATTTACCACCTTAACACTTTTATGTGTAAGCAAAACATATGAATATGCTATCATTCTGTAAAATATAGGCACAAAAAAGCCCTTCCGTCTTATATCACTACAATACGGAAGGGCAAAACTTTAAAATCAAATAAAAACAAACGACTACTGTCTCAATTTGTTTGCCATGTAACTAACACGTTTCCGCCTGCACTTATCCGACTCCCTACTGCAATCTAATTTATTAGATTTGTGTAGTTCTTTGGTAAGCTCAACGTAAAATTCCATTTGAGCTATTTTAACCGCCTCTAAAGCCTTTTCTTTTCTAAATGCTAGCTTTCTATTCAGATTGTCAAACTTTCTCCTATACATAATTTATTAGTTTTAAATGGCACCAATAAGAAACGGTAAGCCGGGGACAATACGGCCGGCGTTATCGATACTACCAGCCGAACGCCCGCACGCCCCCCTTTTTCTTTGGTTTCGTCCCTTTGCCGACAACGAAGCCGGCCAGATATGCACATACGTTACCCGTGATACATACCGACAAGGCGCACTTTGTCCGTCAATTTAACCGCACAAAATACCCTTATAAGGGTTGTTATTTGCTATCCGTACATATGTTAGGTATTTAAGCTGCCCTAACATACGTCGTATTGATATACTGGCACGGAAATAACACCGTAATACACTTGGTATTAGCTACTCACACAACATACCAACATACGCCCTATACATGCGTATATACACCAATATACCCCGTGTTTTTACACGGCCTACTAGGTTGACCTAGCGTATTTACCAGATCGATATAAACCAAAAGATAATAGCACTATCCTGGACTAGGGTAATACTTAAACCACATTGTTAAGCGGCGGCCTATCTACACAGGCTATCGTAACACTACCCACCTGTGTATGTTTATATCAATAAATTAAAGATCCTACCTGTTTAGTCTAGTCCAGTGGCACGACGGGGACGTACAGGCGCTGCCACCATAACGCCCCTATATATAGAGATATAGGGGCAAATGATACTATCTATCATTTTTAGGGTGAGTTAGGTAGTATGTGACGCATTTTGCAATAAGACTAAATGTGTACCGCTTTATTGGCACGGCACATTTCACAATACGTTTGTCAGTGCCATTAAACGTTTCGTAATATATGCCAAAATCGTACTCTATAGGCTCATTATATCCAAAGCGTTTATGAGACGATCCTAGTATTGCTATATCCTCTATTTCACTCATTTTAAGCTTTTTGTTTTTATCCTGTTCGTTTTTATCATAGTATTCACGCTCTACTTCCTTGTACGCGCAAAACGTATTATTTACTCGTGGAAGTATTTCTTTGCAAAGTTGTATTACGACTTCCTTGTCCTTTGCCAAATTGACTAAAGCGGGGACGATCGATTTGTCTACTTTAATCTCATTTTCTTTTAAAATCTCATTAATTTCTTTTCCGGACTTAAAGAGCTGGCACCATGTCTTGATGGCGCCAGTTAATGTTTTTTCACTAGCTTCCTTAACTTCGTTTTGAACTTTGTTTAATTCCTTATTTGTCATCCTGTTTGCCCTTGCCCTAGGGACTTGTATAGGCATATGGCGTGCCTGTTTGTTAATGTTGTTATCTTACAAGGGCAAATATACTACATGTTTTATTGTTAAACAAATATTTTGCAATAAAAATTCGACGATTATATGTAATAAATCTAATCAAATGTAAATGTGTATTAAAATATTGATTTATATTATTGACAATCAACAAGTTAAACCAAAAATAAGCATTCTTTTTTTTCGGCTCGTTGATCGTTTGCCGTTCCTGTCTCCCCGCCTTTGTTAGCGGGGGGGGGCGGGGCCAAAAACGGCAGCCCGGCCGGGCCGATTTCGGGGAGGTGGTCCGTCCCGCATATCCCCCTCCCATCATACCCCACCTCATCCTTCCAATAACGTCCCGCATATCATCCTCCCCGAATATCCCTCATACTTCCTCACAACCATATCACCTTCCATCTCATTTAATTTGTTATATTTGCGATATAATTAAAACATAATATATTATAAATAAAGAAGTTAAATACATGAGGGGGGGGGTATTTTAACCCTCAGATAAGGAGGGGGTATGTTTAGGCGCAGGACTTCTTCTTCCGGTAAGATCCACTACCGTATTAATATAGACAAGAGCATGTGTCCTAATCCTGTAGATATATATATTGATGGAGATACATATCAATCTGATTTTAACGGATCTTATCTTGATATATATCGCAATAAGAAGATAGAAGTTATAAGAATAGGTGGACAGATAGTTTCAAAGGATCAACAATATGAGTACAACATTTTATTAGGCACGACTGGAGGTGTTTCAAAAGGGACTCTCACGTATCTATATAATTCTGGTATGCATTGTGATTTAGCTGATACGGAGTTATACGGGGATAGGATAACTAAATTTACTCCTATAACGGAGATAACCGATCCTGAGGAGATCATCAATTTCACTTACATGCCTGAATTTTATAATCAGATTACAAGTAACAATCGTATAACTTGGCAAGGTCATCTTATAACAAGTGATCATTGTATAACAGCCAATGCCTGTGATGGATGCCAATCTGTTGCCGTTGGAACTGGCATTTACAATAACACCTATAATGTAAATATAGTAATTGTAGTACCATCATGATATATTGTGAGGAGGATGTAGTACCAAAGGGAGGTAGGCCTCCCTTCATCCCTCCGGGCCTACCCATCGGGGCTTCCGCCGGCTACTTCCCTTGGTATATATCTTTATTATGGAATAATAGATAGGTAGTGGCACGACCACCACCTTAATATCGTATGATCAAGTATCCGGCACGAATTTATCCAAGTCAAAGTTCTTAGCATAATTCCAGATCCTTACATACCTAAACATTCCCGGGAGCCCCATGTTATATGCTGATGGATATCCTCCTATATTAAAATAATATGTTTGATAGTTTCGTGTATACATCACATTAGTCGCATCCTCATAATTCAGTACTCCTCCAATATATTCCCTTAAATACCCATTTCTCCACGACGCCATTACATGTACCCATTGATATGCTGGTATATCTACAGATCGTCCTTTGGTATAAAAAAGTTTAGTCCCAAATGATGAGACATTAACACCTATACATAAATAGTCTTGTGTAGTAGATTGGGTTCCATATGGAGCGAATAGATAATATCTTCCTTCCTGTTGTGTATTTAAATAGAGCAACGCTTCTATGGATATTTCGTTATCTGGTTGAGGGCATGGTAATATATTCGAGTCATTATCAAATTTGATATAGGAATTGTAGGCTCCTACTCTTCCCATGGAAAATACATATTTACCATTATATTTATCAATATCCATATACATAGATTCATCCACATTCATATTATATTTTGACAGATCTTTTATCCATGGAGCTTCCACGTAAAAATAAGCGTCATTCACGTTACCGGACGGCGGAAATGGCATTTGACTTAACATTCTTCTTCTTAACATAATCTATTGTTTTTATGGAGGACGGGAAATACCCCCCCCCATTGAGTTAATTTTATTTAATATCATATTATTATGCATTTTGTACATACAAATATATGATTTATTCTCAGATCATGTCGCTGAATCCAAGGGAACGGGCTGGCTCCCATCCTTCCGGGCATCCCCCGTCCTCCCTCCGCCTCCCGTTATTTTTGGCTTCCTTCTGGTTTTATCCTCAAAATTTCATATCTTTGGGACAAAACTATAATCATGTTTAGAGACATACTTCATAAGCTTAATATCTTCTTCTGCGACGATGACGTTGAGAAGATATATGTAAGGGACAGTACGGTTATCCGCAACAACGAGATACATAAGATGTATGATGAGATACTTAATGAGCTAGGTGATTTGGCTACTGTCGTGTCAAGGAACTACGTATATGGCAAGATAAAGGACAGGACTGGATTAAGTATCCGTCATATTAGTAGGATAATAAACCACACTAAAGTTGAGGAGATATGATTAAGGACGTAATGGAGAGGGATATGATAAATGAGATATCCACGTTGTTCGTGATGATATTCATGTCCGGGTTGATGTTTGTCATGCCGATGTTAGATATAGAGTGCGATGATATTGCTATCATAATAGGATCAGGAATAATACTATCTTTTATACTAACCATAATACCGATCTTGCTTTCTTATGATATAAGGGATGAGATCATTGAGTTGATTGAGGATCTGGATAACCAGATAGTGGTAGACACATCGGTATATAAAACGGATCTGCCCTAGGAATTACCTAGGGCAGGTGGTATGCTATTTTCTTTTAACATACTTATCTATCAGATCTATTGATAGTTTAGCGCCCAGTTCTTCCTCCAACAGGTTAAGGTAGTTCCGGTGCAGGCATCCGCCCCTCTCCACCTCCCTAAAGCCGGCCCCGTCCCGGATCCTGACCAGCCCTTTCCTTGGATCCATGTCGATCAGATCCCGAAGCTCGTTCATGTTCTTGAACCGGTTCTCTATTATCTTAAATACATCGATCTTAGGTTTCTTATCCTTGATCTTTATCTTAACCCTTCCGCTCATGATCACCTCCCCGTGCTTCCGAATCCACCATCGCCTCTATCGGTATATCCGAGGTCATCCAACGACTTCATCTGATCCCATACGATACGTTCCCTCCTACGGATAAGCAATTGAGCTACCTTGTCCCCAACCGAATAAGAAGGATCATCATAACAATCCACACGTCTACATACTACCATAATCTCGCCTCTATATCCTTCGTCAACGGTTCCCGGGCGTTTTGGATAACAGACTTTGTTTTGGTGATGCTACTACGAGGGCGTATTTCCATCTCATAATCCTCCGGCAATGCTACATGTACACCGGTATGATATATGGTCCTGCCTCCGTCAAGTTCTACATCCTTGACGAACAGATCCATGCAAGCGTCCTCCTTATGGGCGTACTTAGGCAATATCGCTCCTTCTTCCAGCCATATCTTGACCTTACAAGTATCTATATCTTCAAGTAATGATTTTACCTCATTATAACTCATTGGTTGTTCTGACGCCAATGAAATGGCTCTTGCCAATACATTTTTAATCTTACTCATCGTATCTTGTTTTTAAATTCCTTTCCTTTCGGACATTGTAATTTACATTCCTCGCCACAAGCGGAACAGTTGGGTCTCATTCCGGGCACCCCTCTTCCCCCGTACGGCCAGTAGGCATAATCGCAGACGCTCCAGAACGCCTCCATCGCCTTGATCTTGGCATCGACGGTTATCTTCTCCTTCACCTTTTTCATGCTCTTCCTGAACTCATCTTTCATATCCTTCCCTTCTATCTGTCTGGCTTTACGTCTCTCGTTCCACCAATTGTAGTAGAATTTGTCCGCCATCTTATAAGCTTCGGGGTCAAATTTATCACGATGCAGGATAGGTGCGTCCTTGATCTTTCTCAAATTCCTGCCACAAACATAAGCAAGCCCGGCGTACGGAGGTATGTCCTTAGGATCAACCAACCCATCCGGAACGCAGTAGTAGAAGTAATTGGGGCGGCCGTACCTGACCCAGTCACCGGTCTCGTACAGGGCTTGCTTTCGCGCCTCGAACCAGCCTTGCATTACTTGGTGCTTGCCCTCCTTCTCGAAATCCTTGTTATAGTCAGCCAACGAGATCTTCACCTCAACCTCATAAGCGTACATGGATCTGGTTATAGCCAGATAATCAGACTCCCAGTTATAGACATACAAGTTGTTTATAATCCATCTAGGAGATACCAAGAACTGTCTGTTAAGGATATCCAATATCCCTCTTTCAGTGTATTCAGCACCTTTATTTGATTGCCGTGTTCCCATCTCCTGTCAGAGGATTATTCCTTAACCCAACCGCCATTATAGCGTTCGATACCAATCTCCGTAATCCACCCATATCCTTATCATGGAACGAGAAAGTAGTTAAGTCATGTGATTCAGTAATCTTATCATAAGACTTTATCATCAACACAGCCACATACTCACCAATCATCTTCTCATTCATGATATCAAGATCGATTATGCCGTGATCTATTAGATCAACCACATCCCATCCTGATGGTAGATACGTTTTTATCTGATTAATGTCCATAGCAAATAGTATTTATAAAAAGGAGGGTCGTGCTACCCTCCTATAGATTACACACGAAAAATAGAACTGAAAGCGATCTTAAGCACGTAAGATTTTATTAATTCCCGTAGGCTGTCTACCGGTTATCGTTAATTACCGACCTACGGGAATATGTTTAAGAAAACACCATGTACCCCAATCCGGAATCGAACCGAAATTTCATCGTTAGGACCGACGTGTTCTATCCATTGAACTATTAGGGCATATGTCCTTATTCTCACGAACCAGGACATCAAACGTCTAAACTTTAAAAAACCTAATGACAAAACTCTATGCTAGTTTTTCCCAAAAAAATAGCGTGGACCCGGCCGGGCTTGAACCGACAACCTTCTGGTTATGAGCCAGTTGCTCTTACCAATTGAGCTACGGGTCCTAAATACACCACATCGGCTTTCACAAGAGGATGTGGATAGGAATTTCTCGAAGTTTATATAGTAACTTTATGAAACTATTGTCCAACATTCTAGCATATAGCACCAATCCTCGAACGGGAACGTCTCCACGCCAGACCTACCCCATCCCGTCCCCCAACTGTTCTGTAGGACGAAGCCGGCCTTGTCCCAGCCGGTGAGGATAACGGCATGACCTCCCAAGTTCTGCCCTTGGCCTTGCCAGAATCGATTACCATAATTATAGCAATACAGACCTATAACCAAAGGCCCATTCAGCATCAAAGCTACCTTAGCCGATACCGGATCTATGATCCTAGCGTAACTGTTTATTTTCTCCCCATCTACGCCTACGTTCTTGATAGACTTGATAGCGTCACGAAGAACCATCCCGTCTTGATCCTTATCCTCTCTCAGATCATATATATCGTAGGGAGAGATCTTAGCCGGTCTTTTAATAGCCCTTATACTCTTTCTCCAGTTAAGTATCTCAGCTAAGCTTACCGCAGCGCAAATAGGAGAAGATCCTTGATCCACTACGCTATCAACGTTATTGACCTTATACTCATCAGGGACAGCCTCATGCTGCATATTCATAATAACGTCCCTGTCATCCGCTGGTGATGGTATGTAACCTAGCCCGTATTTCATTGCTTATCTTTTTTATGGTAATCAATTATCTTGATATTAAACGTATCGGATCTTTGCCTTACCTGTATAGACCCCCTAGCCTTCCCCTTGGCGTCGTACAGGGCGGTAAAGCCAAAGTTATCGACCCGGCCGTCGTCCAGCGTAAACCGCCACTCCTTCCATTGGCCCATCACGGTCCCGGAAGACACTATAGAATCCACTACATAAGATATGTCAGTAGTATCATATTCCGTATAATAGGTTCTTGACGTACTGCATCCGACAACCGCTAAGGTAAATAACGTTAACAAGAAAAACAAGATCTTATTCACTTTTCTTAGATTTTTTACGTTTCTTAGATTTCTTCTTATCCTCCGCCTTATTCTCGACATTTACGTCAATACCGGCATCAGCGACCTCAGGGGCGTTATTTTCAGGTATATCAATATGACCTGAGTTAGGATCCATCTTATCCTCATCAACAACAACCTCATTAGGAACATCGATGTCTAAAATCTCTGCCTCCATATACTTGATACGATCTGACATGATTTTATTCTGGTCCTCAAGTTCCTTATATCTTCTTCTAGCCTCATCGAGTAATTTAGATGATAGTTTATGTTTCTTCTCGATATCCATATAAGCCCGTTTAAGAGTCTCTTTATCTTTTACCGACTCATTATATATCTCTCTTGATTTACTAAGCTCATTACCCATCTTAATTATAATAGAATCCTTTTGTTCTATATCCATATTAAGGGAATCGGAAAGAGTTTCAAGATACCTTACTTTCTCTTCTAATTCCGTTATCTTCTTGCGGGAATCCTCATAATCTCTTTTTAATCTACTTGAATAGCTAATAGCCTCATCAAGATCCTGTTTTAGAGTATTTATATAGCTACTCTTTACTATCTTCAATCCGAACATGTTCATTACTTTTATAAGTTCTAAAAATATCGGCTTTTATCTTGCCGACTATAATTAACTCAGCTATATGTTTGTCTTTCTCGACTATAGCCATATCCTTACGGACATTAGTGACCCTGATCATGATATTCCCGTTATTAGACGAGACGAACGGTGATCCTACCAAAGTAAGTCCCGTATCTCCGGTAAACGACGGCAGCATCATCAACACCCCTATGGTATTATCCGGAAACGACGCCCATACCCCTGTGTCTATATCAAGGACATCACCCTGTCCTAATGGGAAAGCATTACCCTGCTTGATAGGAATATCCTTACCCTACGAGTTCCATGCTTTCGAGAATCTTACGGAGTTAAGGAAGATCTTCCCCTCTTCCTCCATCATCCCTACCATAGGGTCGCAATTCAATCTAACCTCGTTTTGTTTATCATCCGGCTTCTCCTCAAGCTCATCAAGGTCTCTGGCTGATGTAAACGACTTGCTTTCCAGAAGCTTTTTAATATCCTCAATACTGGCCATTATAATTTGATTATTAAATAAACGATCTTCAATCCTAACTTCAAATCAGATGTCTTCTCGAACATCTCCCTAAGAGGTAAGATAGTAGCGTCAAGATCTGACGCTACCCATTCTCCATCCTTATAATACATATCCTTTTCCTCGGAATACGCTATACAAGATCGATGCCCTAGGTTCTTCATAACCGTATCTACCTTATTTTGGGTAGGCATCGAGACACGATTCACTTTAGTAGATATATTGAAATTACTCTCCATTAACTTTCTGATTTTTAATTAGTTAATTAAAATGGAAGATCACTGTCGTCTCCAAAAGGAGGATATTGAGGAGGTTGTTGTTGACCTCCAAACAAAGAGGCTTGCGCTTGCTGCGGAGCCTGCTGGTATGATGGAGGAGGCGTTTGCGATGGAGCCTGCGTTGCATATGACGGTGGGGGCGTCTGTGCGGTTGGCGTAGCGCCCATGCTTTGGCTTCTATCCTGTTCCGATTTTTCGTTTTCAGCCTTAAACTTTTCAAGATATTGTTTAAATACTTGAAAAGCGAAAGTGTCTTGAGCCGTATAATCGAATTTCTTGTTACCCATTATATCCGTGCTCTCTACCCTATCAGGCCATCCGTTCTGTCCGTTCTTATAATATTGCTGGATAAGCTCGTCCTTCCCATCTGGAGTTTCCCTAGCGTATGAAATGAAAAAATTACCGGGAGCATATTGATCCCCTTTCTTAGCATGAGCAGGATTTATTACCACCTTACGTTTTAGGTCAATATTAGGCAAGTACCTTACCAGTGACTTCACGTAATTATTAATACCTCCTTTTTGAGTCATCAAAGGAACGTTTATGAAATAATTACCATCCTCATCACTTATCTTTATGGACACGTATTTGGCTTTTATCCCATTGAACTCCACTTCTCGCACATTGATATCAGACAAATAACCTTCGATACCGTTCCAGAATACCCTCCAATAAGAAACGGCTCCGGTCTTCTCGTTTATATGCTCCTCGAAACCTTCCTTTGGCTCTCTTGATGACTGATATAATAGTCCACTACCACTTACTTTAAAGTAATGGTTATTACCACCTGATGAATTTTCTCTAACTCCCATTTTATATATTTTTAAATATTAAACAATAACTGATGATGACAAGAAATACTCGTTCTTATTATCCTCCCCATAAACCTTATTGAAATGAGATTTATGATCATGCTCGATAACTACCCTATTACACGATATGCTTTTTATGATACCCAGATATCTTCCACATAACACGTTGCATACAATATCTTCACCATAATGAGACAAAGGGGTAAGTCTTTCCTTACATGATTTACCTGAAGACGGGTTCTCTGACATAATACCACATCCTTTATCGGTAAATATCAACTTACAATGATCAAACTCATTTACTTTAAGATTATTTTGGAGGGCTTGGACGAGTAGATCCTTATCAAAGACATAGGTACTTGTTTTGACAAAATGCTCGTCCACGAACCTCCAATTTGGATAATTACCCTCAAAATGGGTCTCATACATATCCATATCAGGCGTAGAGAAATAAGTCTTAGTATCATCCACTTTTATAGACAACATATCCGATGACTTATTGATATGTTTATCAAGCAATATCGCGGATTCGTTCGATACCGGTATAAACATCTTCTCTACCTTATCCTGATTAGGGATAAAATACCTGTAAATAGTATTTCTATCCGTACTTACTATATTAATATTAATATCATCAATATCAATAACCACATTCTCGATGCATGGATAAAAGTCATCTACCTCCGTATAATCGCTGGCTTTGTTAAAAACCGAAACATAATCGCTCATCTTAACCTTAATTCCTCCATCAAGTATCTTATGTACCTGTGGGAATGTATTGATATCAAAAGCCGGACAACTATACTCACCAGAAGCGTAGTGGATCGTGATCTGATCTTTTCTATCCGAAAGCAGTATCGTAATCTCACAATTCTTCTGTTTTTTCATGAACTTAATAAAAGAGCTTGCCTCTACCAAGAAAGAGAAGTTAGAGTCAGCCTCGACCTCCAATCGCTCTATAACACATACCTTGGCATTTACGGAAGTGATATAAGCCAGATTATTGACAACATCTATCTTAAGATCCTTATAAAGGGAGTTGGAACCGGCGTTCTTAACCACCGTCTCCAATTTGCCCAACTTCTCATTTAATGACTTCGACAAGCATCTTATAAGCATAACGAACAACTTTTTATTACATCGCAATATAATCATAATTATATTAATACAAATACAATAAATACTTAATAGTACTAAAATAGTTTAAACTTACGTCTAATATACTCGGCTATAAGCGTGGCGTCACACATTCCGTCTTGTATCTTAGTAGGTTGTACTCCTTTTCCTGACCATGGTTTCACGAAAGAAACCAAAGGGAAAAGGCGCATGGCACATCGGATGGAGGTAGCCTTCGTGTCTAACTTCGCCGCCGTATACACCCGATCGGCTGTCGTATGAAGTTCCTTCTGCCAGGTCTTTGGTTGCACCTCCTCGAACATGAACCTAACATCCGGGTGAGATCCGTATCGCTCCATCATCTCCACCATCATAGCGAATAGGGCGTTCGGTTCCCGGCGTCTCCCGCCAAAGGTGAAGTTGCTGGCGGCCGAGCTGTTGTGGATGCTATGGACGTCCTCGACGGCGATCGCCAGCGTCCCGCCTCCCTTTTCTTGGATCTTGTCAGCGGCATCGAGGAAGAAGCTTGATATAGCCCTAAGATCTATATCCCCCTTAACCGATATCCTTGGAGTCATAATTACCTTAATATCCCCGTTCTCCGGGATCATGGACAATCCTCCGGTGTCTATACCCGGATCTATACCTATTGATATATTCATAACTTCAACGTATATAATGAATGGAAATCCTCCGGTCTAAACACCTGTATTGAGTTATCCGGATACATACCTATATAATAACCGTAAAAAGCCCGTAGAATGCCATTTTCTAGCCTTATATCCAATGCCTTTACCTTATTCCCTTCAACCATAACATCAACCTCATCAGTCTTGTTAGATATCTTATCGAACCATTCAGGTATAGGATCAATACCGTACCTGAATGCGTTTACCGTTGATTTTATCGAGATATATGTTCCCATATTAGATAAGATTACAATCGTCTCGTTTAACAACCTTAAAATCGCCATTTCTAAGTAATATCGCTACATCAGATCTCGTATACGTAAGAGGTGTATACGACACCAAATGATAAGAAGCCTGCCCTGTCGCTGGCCGAACTGGTCTTAATACGGCTATGGCTATATCGCCGCCAAGTTCCGTACCACCGGTAACACCCTGTAGGCACATGTATATGAATCCCTCATACTCATATCTCTTTCCGATAAACTCACTCATGGGAATACCTACGAACAGATAGTTCTTTACATCCTCTTTCTTAACCTCGACAGCGTTTTCTACACTGGATGGTATTACGTCTACAAATTTTACTCCTATTGCCATGATTACAAATTCAATTTAGTTCTTAACTCTTGACACAATTCTTGATTATCTCTCATGATACTTAACGTATTATCGACTCCGTTCCCTACACGAACATCCCCGTACCAGTACCATGATCCTTTACGGATAAAGATACCAGTTTCCTCGCATAACTTCAAAAGTTCAAGTTCCTTGTCGAACCCAACTCCATAATACAAGGCCGTCTCGGCTATCTGGAACGGTACGGCTGTCTTATTCTTCAGCACCTTTATCCTAACCTCATGACCTACTGAAGATCCGTCCTCGCCTACTATAACCTTCTTTCTCGCCATCTCCATACGGATAGATGCATAGAACTTAAGGGCGTTACCTCCGGTCGTTACCTTAGGATCGCCGTATATAACACCGATCTTCTCCCGATATTGGTTGATGAATACCAGAACGCAATCGCTTTTGTTCACGATACCAGTAAGGACTCTCATGGCCTTTGACATTAACCTAGCTTGCAATCCCATGTTACTGTCCTCCATATCACCCTCTATCTCCTTCTTCGGCACCAGATTGGCTACAGAATCTACGACAATAAATCCGACCTTCCCGGACTCGACTAACTTGGCTGTAATGTCAATAGCCAGCTCACCGTAGCTTGGTTGGGAGATCAAAAACCGGTTTATATCCAACCCCATTTTCCTAGCGTACTCAATATCGAAAGCATTCTCCACGTCTATTATAGCTACCAGCTTATCTGGATGTTTTTTTTGGAACTCGATCATACTTAACGTACACATCATGGTCTTGCCACAAGATTCCATCCCGACCAGCTCATGGATCCGGCCTACCGCCCATCCGCCGCCGAGGGCCTTGTCCACCACCAGAGAACCAGTGCTTTCCCTTGGTATGGATATTATAGGCTTATCATCGCCGAAGTTCATTATCGAGCCTTCTCCAAGCTCTTTATTTAAAGATGATACTAACTCATCTACGTCTGAAAAAAGTTCTTTCTTAGCCATTATAATCCGTATTCATCGAAATTAAACAAATCCTGTTGTTTCTTGATCATATCCTTACCGATATCAGATATCTTTTCTGGATTCAAAACACCCTCATTCTCATCCACCTTCTCTATAAAGTCAGATATCTTATCGCTTAGCAGTACCATATCTTCCTTAGGCACTGATTTCAGATAAAGCCCGTCTATAGACCTACATCTTGAAAGAGCGGTATATATCTGTCCTATTTCGAAGGCTCTGCTGATGTCTACGAATATATTATCTAAAGTCATTCCCTGAGATTTATGAACGGTTATAGCGTATCCTAACCTCAATGGATATTGTATTATATAGCCGCAAGAAATGCCTTCAAGGGAATCATCTACCTGCTTATACTTCATCTTCTCCCACTTCTCTTTGGTTATCTCCACCTCAGTATCGTTATCTAGATGAACATATATCGTCTCATCAACAGTATCTATGCTGGTTATGATACCCATCGAACCATTGACATACCCATTGCCGTTTCTGGTTATTATGACCTTAGCTCCTACCTTTACTATAAGCTCATCCTCACAGGGAGCTACAGGCTTTTCCCCGAATACAGTAGCATCGAACTTAAATACCTTATTATTGATCTTATCAAGATTAGTCTTATTTATCTCATAAGCTTCTTTGTTAGTTGAGCATATAATTATAGTATTATCCATATTATCCGGATACTTGACCCTACTATCCAATATCTGTCTTGACTCATCGGTAATAACCCCACATCTTATATCCTCAAGTACGGAAAGAAGCTGAGGATCTTTTTGACGGAATACGTTCTCGAAGGTAATGACCGAGAATCCTGACGCTCTTAATGCCTTTGATGAGAAAAAGAACCGGCTCTCATAATATTTGTCGATAAAATCATCCGCCGTCACCACAGGCGGTAGTTGTGATAGATCTCCAAACATAATCAACCTAACGCCACCAAAAGGTTCCTTGCTACGCCTGCATTGTCTAAGTATGTCAGCCACCTCATCAAGCAAATCAGGTCTTACCATACTGATCTCGTCGATAACGATAGTATCAAGGTTTCTGATCTTCTTCTTCATAAACGGACTTACATCCACCTTATTAGACAACATACCTCTCTCGATAGAAGGGATATAAGGATCGTTCTTTATAGAGAAAAACGAATGGATGGTCTGCCCTCCTGCGTTCAATGCAGCCACGCCAGTAGGAGCTACAATAACACATTTACCCAAGAACTTTACGATACGTCTCATGAACGTACTTTTACCACTACCGGCTCTACCGGTAATAAACAGATTCTCCCTAGTGGTGAAAATCTTCTTCAAGGCACGACCTTGCTCCACGTTTTTATCCACCGTCATAATATGACGAAGGAGGTCGTTTTCATTTTTAAAATCTTCTTTTACCATATCTTTTTAGGTTTATGGTACAAAGATACGAATAGTTATAATTAACTATTAAAAATAAATGTGAATAATATATAAATATTAAATTTTATATCTGATACTCAAATCATCCAGCTTTACTCATCTCGAGCCCTTTTACCCCTAAAAAGACGTCTTTTATAAAATCTTCGGCGATGATTATATGCATTATCTTTCCTCTGTATGATAGTCTTAGGTGTCCGATAGTTACGTTCTTCCTGTCTTTGGCATTCGCTATTCCATTGTTTTTTTTTACCTCGTCATACAAATCGGATATACTCTTCTTACACATGCCTAAGAACATGCTTATGTATCTGTATATAGTTGACTGAGATATCTCATGCATGCCTATTCCAGCAAGCTTCTTATTCAACTCATTAAGAAGGTATGCTACATTGAACTTAATTGTCTTTCTTTTAGTTACTTTGTATATATGATGTACGTTTCTGGTTCTGGCCCTGAATATTATCTTGGAAAGGATTCTTACCCGATCAAGTTTCCGGCTTTTGTTAGCCATATTCCGTCTTTCGTCTGAGCTTAAATTCTTATCCAGACATTTGTATACGGATCTTTTCTTACCTACGAATATTTCTTTCGTATCCTCATTCTTCTTAGCCTTATACGAGTAGATCATGATATCAGATAAAGCTATTCTTATCTCGCCCTCGGCATAAGCCTTAAGCGTCTTTAGCTGATAGTCTATATCCTCATGGCAATCCTCTATAACATGTCTGTAGCAGAAATAAGCTATGCCATCGGATAGGATATCTATAAAATCATCGGTATTGATCTCGATACGGTCACGGTAACCATCTCTCATCCTATTTCTTAAAAATACATGCTTCTGGACATTTATGATAGAAAGATAAGCCGTTACCTGCTTACACTTCTTTTCTATAACCATGCCGGAACCTCTTATATTATCTTTCTTGTTCGAGTATTTTACGGCCGTAACCTTCTTCCCGTCCTTATTGGTTACAGGTTTGTAATCTACTGGACAGACAAGTGATCCTGCCGGAAGCCTTAGGCATCCAAGCTCATCTTTTTTTGCTTGTATATCTTTTGGGATATATGCTTCGGTAAGAATCTTATCGAAATTTGATTTCATTTTCTGTAAAAGTGCTACCTTTGTCTCCATGATATTTTTTTTATTTGCTGCGAATATACAAGTTTCATCAATACGAAACAAGTTATTCGGATGGATGGGTAGCCTGTGAAGGTCGCCCATTTGTTGTTTAAGGAGGGTAGGTAATGTTCGTAAAACGCTGTGCGCGTGAACGATCGTTTTTTCTCAACCTACTTGTTACGCGCGCGTTAATAGGTATATTTATTAAATATAATTAACTCTATAAACATATACTACTTTCTAATATCTCTATCCGTACACAGAACCTCTCCTGACGTCGAGTTCCTGTGTACTCCACTTAAAGTCTCTATTTAATAGCCAAGGTATGGTGCCGTCAGGCAGGATACCGCAGGCTAAACCTGGTAGAAGCCGTATCCTATACCGGAAGCCGGTACCCCGGTAGGGGGGGGATCGGGTGGAGCATAAGCCAAAGAAGAAAAAGCGAGGTCTTGTACGATCGCTCGCGCTCCGGCCGTCCGTATCCTCTACGGCAGGCTCCATCGCCCCAAGACTTCCCATTTCCTTTGGATTTATATCCCATAGCACGGCAGGAAGGCATCCAAAGGGAAAAGGTGTGGTCATGTCCCGTGAGGCAGGATAGAGCTGTCCACCGCCGCTCGGAGGCATGTATGGCCGGTGCTCAACTGGCCTCGTTGCCGTGGCTTACGGTGGACTCATTCGGCCTTCCTCCGCCATTTCCACCACCTTTTTCCTTTGGATGTTCGTAAATACATGCTAATCAGCATATATTATGTTGATTATGGCATAATTTCTTGACAACGATATTTTTTTTAAGTAGTTTTGTCGAAAGCTAATTTTATATGGCCGAACAGAGGAAAGCTTTCGTATTCGCGTTGCCTTATGACACTAGGTTGGATATGATCCAGCAGTTCTTAAGGATATACAACGGCTATCTGGACTCCAAGGGTAGGAGCTTGATTACTGAAAGGACGATAAACTTACTTTCTTTCTACATCAACTACGGATACTCGGATGATACTAGAGCCAAGTATATGGATTGTTATGGACAGAAGGAATCTTATATCGCTGTCCTTAACAATGAGCTAAAGCGTGGCGGTTTTTTGGTAGACAAGAAGAACGGGAATTTCCGTACCCGTGAGCTGTCTATTGAGATGAGAAGCCTACGTAATTATTTTGTTCTTGACGGGGAGGGTGATGACACCCGTGTAATGGGATTCGTATTCAAGAGAAATAAGTTGAATATCGATGGATAGGAGTCTTATTTCGTTCGACAGGGATATTGTCGATGAGGTGGTGAGAAGATCTGGAGGGAAGTTTACCAAGCAGCAGGTCGAATGGTGCATGAAAGCATCCGTATCTTATATCCATCACCTCGCCAGATATACCGATAATATATCTATCAGGATACCGTTTATCGGATATGTTATATGCAACCTCCGTGAGATGCGTGTAAGACGTGATAAGATACGTAGGATATTTGTCAAGGAGGGTAATCGTTATCCAGACGAAAGGATGCCTATTGAGCTTGATTGTCTGGATAAGAAGATTAAGGTGATAGAGGGTATGGAGGGATTGAAGAACGGAGATCCCCTTATACGTGACAACCATGAGGCTATGTACCAATGCCGGTATGGCATGACATGGGAACAGTTACAGGATTTTCAACAACAACAATTTAAAAAATAATATGCAAACAATTGGTAAAGCCCAAGTAATAGCCCAAGCTTGGGAAGACAGTTTATTGGGCAGGATTCCTAAGGATGAGAAGGATTATCCGGAGTGGTACAAGAATCGTCTTTATTTATGCAAGAAATGTCCTAAGAACTCTTCTAATATAGCTTTCTTTAAGTTACCAGCTAAGGTATTGCTGCAAAGATTGATGGGAAGACAGGCGTGCTCGTTGTGTGGTTGCTTTATCAAGGAAAAGGCTTGGATGAAGACAGAGGTATGCCCGTTGAAGTTCGTGGAGGGAGAGAAAGCCAAATGGAATGCTATGGAGGTGATAACAGCCGATCATAACGATTTTAATATTGAGTGCCCTAACGATTCCTTTGATATAGGACTGACGGATGACGAGAGCGAGTTTTATCTAAATATTTTTGATCAGAAAATAGGTGATAAGATAGAAATCGTGTTATTTATCACCCATAATGATGGTTTCCATGTCAAGGAGCATCATCTCGGATGTGGATGTATGGGAGATGTATCATATAACAAACATCCTGACAATGAAAATAGAATTATATTTAGGATGACGTTAGATACCTCAAAATATACGGAAGGTCATTTTGAGAAACATCTATCTCTTATGGGTTATACTAAGGACGATCCTGAACGTAATTTCAAACATTTCCCGCTACGTATTATAGGGGAAGCTTATAAATAATGCCGTGAGAAATCTCGTAAGAAGCAAGATAGATGACCGTATCCATGCCCTTATTGTCATGGAAGTCGGATGCCGTGAGTTGCCTGAATATTCGTTGGGTGATATACTTTACTCCGCTTTAAGGAGGATAGCTAGGGCTAATGGTGGTAATGTCCGCTTCTTGCGGGATGTTAGTACCAGGGATTTATTGAGGTCTATAGACCAAAGCATCAGTGATGAGATTGAGTTAAACAACAATGATTATAATGCGTAATATGGAAGATAAAGATATAAAAACAGAGATTAGAGATTATCTTAAAGAAGAGGCGGATACTCATATAAGGCATTGGATAGCTATAAAACGTGAGAGCAAGCGTTTGTATAGAGATATTGAGGATAGGACTAAGAAGATAGCCCTTAAATCATCTTCATTGATAAAAGAGGAGGATTTTGTCGTTCTTCATGAGATGACCCATAAGATACAGATGTTGAATATAGAGGCTGTAAAAGTCAATTCTAGGTTGATGTTCATAATCCAGTTGGCTACCAGCTTCGGTATGGATCTGGATTTAGATACGACATATGCGTCCACCGCCAAGAGCATTATAGAAGACAGAACGTCTGGATTCGTGTTTTATGATGATAAGGAACGTCTGAGATATGCTGACAAGGAGCTTGAGGATATGTTCCATGACATGAGCGTGACGGAAGTAAGTAAGATCGGGGTTGTTCAATCTTATGAGCTTCTTATGAAACAGTATAACGAGTTTAAGGATATAATCAAAAATAATATTAATTCCATATAATTTCATTATAGGGCTTTAATATATCCATAAGGATCTGATTATTAGCCTAAGCCTTGAGACAGAGGCTACGTTATTTGAGAATATATAGTTACCAAGGAATGTTTACCCAAGTTCCTTGCTCTAAGGTAGGTGATTAAACAGGGATCGTATTTGGGTTCCAGTGTTGCCTATATAAAACCTCAAAATAACATTGGCGATGGGTACTTACAGGAAGCAATTTCTGAGTTACATCTTAATTGATGTTTTATTTATTAATTGAAAAATAGAAAGTTAAATGGTATATATAAAGGACATAGACGGACGACCTTTAATGCCTACAAAAAGACATGGAAAGGTTCGGTGGCTGCTTAAAGAAAATAAGGCAGTTGTAATAAATTTATGTCCTTTTACGATTCAGTTAACTTACAAATCAACCGATCATAAACAACCGGTTACTCTGGGTATTGATGCAGGAGCTAAACATATCGGTTTTTCTGCAACAGCTGAAAAAGAAGAGTTATTTGCTTGTGAAACAACCTTAAGAACGGATATTGTAGATTTACTTTCAACGAGACTTCAAAACAGAAGGACAAGAAGATCAAGACTCAGATATAGAAAGCCGAGATTTAACAACAGAGGTTCCTCTAAAAAGAAAGGATGGGTAGCCCCTTCTGTAAAACAAAGAATCGATTCCCATTTAAACGAAGTGAATGAGATTCATAAAATCCTTCCGATTACTAAAATAGTAATTGAAGTCGCTCAGTTCGATACTCAGAAAATGAAAAACCATGATATTTCAGGATCTGATTATCAAAACGGAGAACAACTTGGTTTTTGGAATGTCAGGGAGTACGTTTTGTTCAGAGACGGACATAAATGTAGTCATTGTAAGGGAAAGTCGAAAGATCCTGTTTTAAACGTTCATCATTTGGAATCGAGAAAAACAGGAGGGGATTCACCTTCGAATTTAGTCACCCTTTGTGAATCATGTCATAAAGCGTTTCATAAAGGAGAAATTGAATTGAAGAAAAAGAGAGGTAAATCACTTCGTGATGCGGCCGTGATGGGAATCATGAAATGGAAGTTGTACGAGGAGTTGAAATCCAGATACGACAACGTTTCGATGACGTTCGGTTACATTACGAAATACAATCGGATTAAATACGGGATTGAAAAATCCCATACATCCGATGCGTTTGTTATCTCTAGGAACTTCAATGCGAAACGAATTGAACGTCAATACTTAAAACGTTTAGTTCGTAGGCATAACAGACAGATACACAAAATGAAAATTTTAAAAGGAGGGAAGAAGAAAAACAATCAAGCTCCTTTTGGGGTTTTTAGGTTCAGATTGTTTGATAAAGTATTGTATAACAATGAAATATGTTTTATTTATGGAAGAAGAAAATCAGGAAATTTCAATATCAGGGATTTCAACGGAGAAAATCCAAAGGATGTTTCATACAAAAAGCTTAAACTTATTAGAGGAAAGATGCATCCGATTATATTAAAGTAAATGAATATATATATAAACAGGTTTAATAGATTTTTAAATATAAAAGCCAATGCCACAGGGAAGACGAAAGCCGACGAGTAAGGATGTTGATCGGGTTAATGATAATCTTGAGGTCATATCCAAGGCCGTGGATGACGCCAAGACGTATATCGCCAAGCATCCATGGGATAAGGAGAAGCCTGAGGATATGGCTAGGGCGTTCGATTTCATATCCAAGCTGATCGATAAGATCAACGTATGGAATGACTCGTATATGGAGAAGAGTGGAATCATGGATGTATACAGGAGTGTCAGCAATGTCCAGAAGAAGGAACGTAAGGGACAGGTTTCCGGTGGTATAGAATCCGTATTAAAAAATATGCGATCATGAGTTTAAGCACGAGTCCAGAATTTTATGTAAACATGAAGAATCCCCCTATATGGAACGATCTGTTCGGATGGGAGGATCAGGATGATGATGTTAAGCAGTTCTTCACGGAGGAGGCTTATAAGGTCAAGAACGGGGTGACTATCAACGGTACGTTCATCCCGCCATGGCTTTATTGGCATGTTAATTTCTTTCCCGTATTTCAAGACCTTCCAAATGGAGAGCGTGTTCCGGCTATCAGCCGGTTACGTGATAATGAATGGTTTTTCGCCGAGATGTACCAACGTGCCCGTCAGGAGAAGAAAGGGCTGGGGATGTTCGGTACCCGTCGTTTTGGGAAGGCCCTTCTGGACTCGGAGCTGATATATACTCCTTATGGACCTAAGAAGATAGGGTTCGCTGATATCGGTGATATCATATATGGCGATGATGGTAAGCTTACGACTGTAGTAGGCGTATATCCTCAAGGGTTCGTTGATATGTATAAGGTTACGTTTGAGGACGGGCGCAGTATAGTATGTTGCGGTCAACATCAGTGGAAGGTTAAATATCATGGTGATTATAAAGTCATGAGCACTATGGGTATCATCCACTCTGACTTCCAGAAGATGACCATAGACATAGGGGAGGCCGTGGATTTCCCCGAGCGGCGGTGGCTGATGTCGCCCCAGCTCCTTGGGTCTCTGACCGCCTCTTTCCTTTGTGGATCTACCGACAGGATCTTCGAGTTAAGCAATAAGGAGATGGATGATATTATTTATTCATCCAAAAAACAGAAAGAGTTGTTTATAAGCTCATTCATGAAGATAGCTTGCGGCATAAGTACTGGTGACGATCGTTTTAAGGTCGTTTACAAAAGTGAGTATATTATATCCTTCGTAAGAAGAATATTCTGGTCTATGGGATATTATTGCGTCATGGATGGTGATGATATGTATATATCTAAGACCCATAACAGGCTTAGGATATCCGATATAGATTATTACGGGAAGTATAAAGCTACTTGTATTGAGGTCGATAACAAGTCCCATCAGTTCCTTACCACTAATTTTGTCGTATCCCATAATACGACTATCATGTCATCCCTTCTTCAGATGAACGCTACCATGACGATCGGGCTTAGTCATTCCGTGGTAGGTTTCAGCGATAGCGATTTATCTAATATAGGTGAGTATTGTGAGTATGGTCTTGATCATGTGCATCCTTTTTTCAGGATTAACAGGACCAAGACCGATTGGAGTTCTGGTGTCACCTTAGGCAAGCGTATGTCCAACGGGGTTCGTGATGTTCATGCCATAATATCCATAGCCAACATCAACATGGGTAGGAAGACATCCACACAGAAGACTGCCGGTCTGACCCCCGCCACGGCTATTTTCGACGAGGTAGGTAAGGGACCTATCAAGAAGCCGTACACTGCCGCCATGCCGTCATACGACACTCCTTACGGCTGGCGTCTCAGTCCGATCTTGGCTGGTACCGGTGGTGAGGTGGAACTATCCAAGGACGCTCAGGAGATGTTCTCTGATCCTGATACATACAATCTCCTGGTCATGGACTGGGATATTTTAAATCGGAGAGCCATGAAAGGGAAAACATGGAAAGAAAGGAAATGGGCGATGTTTGTCCCCGGTCAGATGGCTAACTCCGGTGTTAAGAGAACTATAGGATTGGGCGATTATCTTGGTAAGCCTGATGACAAGAAGCTTAATAAGATCAAGATCGACGCTACTGATTTCGAGGCTAGTACCAATAAACTTAATGAGGAACGGAAGAAACTATCTACAAAAGATAGGGTTGCGTACACTTCTCATACCATGTTCTATCCATTTACGATTGACGACTGTTTTTTAAGCTCATCCCAGAACCTATTCCCGGTCGAGTACGCTATCAAGCATAAGAATGATCTCCTTGAGTCGGGGCAATATAGCGGTATGCTGTGTGATGTCTTTCTTGAGTCAGGTAATAAACTGGGGACTACTAAATCGAATAAGCAACTGGCTGGATTCCCGTTTAGCGGCGGTGTTATTGACGCTCCTGTCCAGATATTCGAGATGCCTCAATCCAATAGGTTTGATGATTTTATTTATGTGGCGGGCCAAGATCCGTATAAGCAGGCCAAGTCTGATACTCCTTCATTGGGATCCTTTTATATATTCAAAAGGCGTGTTGGTATCCGAGATCCTTATGCCTATAGAATAGTTGCCTCTTACGTATCCCGCCCATCATCTATAGACCAATTCTGTCGTACATGCGAGGTACTTCAGAAAGGATATGGTGCTATATGTCTTATGGAGAACGCTGACCAGATGTATGAGCAGTATCTTAACCGTAAAAGCGGTATGCCAGCGTCTTTCTTTCTGTTTGCTGGTGAGGCAATAGCCAATAAGTATGTGAAGGCCGGCTCCCGGCAGAACAGCAAGCTGGGGCTATACCCGACCCCCGGCAACCAGAACCTGCTATTCTCGTGCGTAGTGGATTATTGCTGGCAGGATTTCGTTATTGGTTATGATGATCAGACTGGTCTTGATATAACTGTCAAGGGTATTGAGCTGATCGATGATATAGCCCTATTGGATGAGATAATACAGTATAAGCCCGGATTGAACGTCGATAGGATAATAGCGTTCGGGCATGCGTTGGTTCTCGCCAGATATTTTGACGATAACAATTACATGCCTAAATCGAAGATCGAGGAGATGAATAATGCCCGCAAGGAAGACGCTTATAAACACCATGAGGTATATGCCTCTGCCTTTGGATCGGTATCTATAGGAGCTTTTAGGTAAATGAATGTCAATTAAACGCCTATCTTTGTTGTAAATAAAATTGAATAATCATGGAAGTGTTTAATAGAGATCATTCGTTTCCAGCAAAAGGAGCGTTATTAGGATTACCTCCTCAGGCTATTTCCACGAAGAAAAAGAACAGGAAATGGAAGGAGGATTGTATGGACGCTCTTGAGACGATAGGGTTGAAACAGTATGATCGCAACCAGATGTACCGTGACTATTATCTGATGGCTGATGGTAAGTTATCTTTTATGGAGATGGCGGATGTTATCCCTCAGTTAAGGAACGTACAGAAGCTAAGGAGCGATATAAGGATACCTTCTTTCTTGAAGCATTATGATATAATAGGTGGTATCGTAAATGCCTTTGAGGGATGGCTGACAAACCTACAGGATAAGTATACGGTTAACGAGGTAGGGGATATGGCTATAAGTGAGTATGAGGATACGATGTCAAACTTACTTCATCGTCATATACAAGAACAGTGGGATATTATCGTTAATCAGCGTCTTGTGGAGGCCGGTCTTGATCCTACGTACAATGAGTTTAATTCCGAGGAGGAGCGTCAGGCTTATGTTCAGCAAATCCAACAGGCCAAAGCGTCTATGACCCCTGATGATATCCAGAGGTTCATGAGTACAAGATGGAAGACGCAGGCGGCGGTATGGGGGGATCATACGATCGAGGCTGACCGTAGCCGGTTTTATATGGATGAGCTTGACAGGGAGAATTTCCGGGATCGTCTTCTTAGCGGAAAGATGTTCCGGAATCATTTCGTTGGTTTCGATTACTACCGTCCGGAGGTATGGAGTCCGATGGAGGTATTCCATCCTGACGTGAAATACCCGCAATACGGATCTTATGTGGGCCGTATTCATTATTACGAGGGTGTTGAGCTGATATCAAGATACGGCCATAAGATGACAGCCAAGGACAAGCGTCGGATTATGGGAGGTGACGATGATTATGAGGGATGGGTATCTAATGACGGTGCTAGGTATGACTGGAAGAAAAAGAAACCGTCTATTACCGGTATGTACGAGAATGAGGTTGTCCCATGGAAGGGATACCATGACTATGAATCTATAGTCGCCGCTGAGGATTACTACGGCGTTCCGATGGGTGAGTACCACACCTTCGGGCCGGACGGGGAGGAGCACACCCAGCCCCGCTTCTTGCCCCGCTTCCATCCCTTTGGCTATTTTAACTCTGACATGTCCAATGGTAAGAGATATGAGATAGATTCCCGCCTTTTTAGGGTTATGGAGGGATATTGGGTATCCATGAAACCGGTATTCTTAATAACTTACATGACGGAGACTGGGATGGTGGATCAGGAGCTTGTGACAGATGAGCTTCTCCCGGAGTTCTTGGAGAAGAATGGTATCAAGAAAGTGAAGAGGGTTATGGCCGAAGCCGTTGGTGATCCTGAGGTGAACACCTACATCTTGGAGTATGTTCCTGAGGTTAGGTTTGGCGTTAAGATCACTGGAGGTAATTTAATGGATAAGCCTATATATATTGGCGGGGATCCAATACCTCATCAGATACATGGTGACAGTAGTCTGTATGATTATGTCATTCCGGTTTCGGGATTTATAGGGGCCAGTCTCGCTGATCGCATACAGCCGTTCCAGATGATGTATAACCTTGCTATGAACCAGCTATACAACAACGCCGAGAAGGAGATCGGTAAGTTCTTCTTAGGTGACTTGGGATTCTTGCCTACGGAATATAAGGATATGATGGACAAGAAGGGTGCTTTAGCTACTTTTATGCAGATCGTTAAGTCTGTATCGTTTATGGGTGTAGGTGGTAATGATACGAATAATCCTTACCAGAATCCGCAGATGAGTAGCATATATAACCAGTTTGGTGTATATGATCTTACTAATACGGATCAGATAAGATCCCGTATGGAAATGGCGTCTTACGCCTATATGATGGCTTATAGGATGATAGGTATATCCGAGCAGGCAATGGGTCAGTCAACCAGATACGAGAGTTCTACGGGCGTAAAACAGGGAGTTAACGCTACTATGTTACAGACCCAGACTTACTTTAATGATTTCGATGACTTCAAGAAACGGACATTGGATATTCATCTAGCCGTGGCTCAAGTATGCCAGAAGGAAGGATACGATTGGACCGTGATGTACAGGAATAGCGATCTTTCCTTGGCTTACATCAGTCTTACGGATAATAGCTTGTCGTTACGTCATCTTAATGTTATGGCTGTCTCTAATTCCAAGAAACGTCTGGAATTGGAGAATTTGAAACAATATATATTACAGACAAATACGTTAGGTAATGACTTACTTGATATCACTAGGATGATGAGCGCCAACTCAACGGCTGAGATGAATCAGATCGGAAGGGATGCTAGATCTTACGCCGATCGTGTAAGGCAAGAAGAATACCAGAATCAACAGCGACTTGTCCAGCAGCAAGCCGAGGCCGAGCAACAGGCACGTAATGATGAGCATGAGAAGGATAAGGAGCTGGCTTATATCAAGGGCAACTTCGACTTAAGGGGTAAGAGCATAATGGCCGCCGGTCAAGCGGCTAGGACCGAGAACAACTCGGAAGGCATGGATTATGTCGAGGCTATGGCTGATAGGGCTTTAAGGGAAAGAGATCTTGATATCAAGGAAGAGGATATGAGAACCAGACAGGCTAACGCCGAGGCTGAGCGAAGATCTCGTGAGGAGATAGAGAAAAGGAAGTTGGAATTAAAAGAAAAGGAGATAGACGCTAGAAACAAACGTTCTGATACAGATAGGTTTACGTCGATAATAAACAAGAATTGATTACAAGTTTTGTAAATATTTTTACAAAATCTGTAATCATTTTGGCGTAAAATTCTGTCATATACTATAATGGGTTTGATTTAATTGGTAATTGGATTAATAATACTTTTGTAAAAAGCAAAAAAGGAAATTGTATGAATGACATGGGTGATTTCGCTAAGGGTTTTAAGACCATGAGTGTCGAGGAACTTTTTTACCGTGGTGACGGTGATGGCGATAAGAATAATATCGAGGGTAAATATGATAAGGATGGTAATCCTATAGGTGATACCAAGGAAGAGCCTGCCGACGGCGGAGCGGCTGAAGGTGGCGGGGATAAGGGCGGCGACGCTACCAACCCAGACCCGGATTCCTTTGGCGAAGGCGGTACTGATAATAATAACGTGGTATCAGGTTTTAACGGGAAATCTTTCTTGGAGAAGATGGCCGCCAGAGGTATCATCGACAGTATCGATAACCTTGATATTATGGTAGATGATAAGCCAGTCGATCTTTCTACTATCACAAAAGAAGATGATTTACTTGATATAGTGGAGGGATTGATCAAGGATAAGGCCGATGAGTTGTTGAAGGATAAGGTTGATACCGGTTCTATGTCTGACTTCATGAAGAAGATGATAGAGGTTGATAAGGCCGGGGGTAACGTAGGTCAGCTTCTAAACCAATATCAGAACATTCAGGCGCCGTTGGACAACCTTGATATGAGCAACAAGAATGATCAGCTTGCGGTCATCCAACATTATTATAAGATGTTGGGTATGCCGGAAGACGAGATAAAGGATAATATGGAGATGATGATTGGCAAGGGCGATGAGTTCATTGAGTCCAAGGCAAATAAGTTCCATGATATCCTGAAAAAGGAGATGGATAACCTTATCGAGGAGGAGAAGAAAAAATCCGAGAAAAGGAAACAGGAGTTGATTGAGCAGATGAAGATCTATAAGAAAGGTCTTAAGACGTCTATAAGCTCAGGGTTCCAGTTGACTGACGCGATGATAGGTAAGGCTGTCGATTTCGTTACCAAGCCGATAGACAATCAAGGTCATATGGCTATAGATAAAGCTTATTCGGAGGCTATCAAGAATCCGGACATGGCCGCTGATCTGGCTTTGTTCTTGATGAATAAGGACGAGTTCCTTAAACAGAAGACTAACAAGGCTAAGATGGAGGTTAATAAGAAGACCATCACTCTTCTTTCTGGCAATAAGGGAGGAAAGCAGAATAAAAATAATATCGATAATGATACTATAGAGGCTAACTTCCTTGATCTGAGTGGATCAAAGAGTGTATAACATTAAAAGATAGATAATTATGAATCCTTTTTTAACAAAAAGTTTTCCGGCTACCGTGAATGGCGATAACGTTATTGCCTTCACCGATGCCAAGAATTATAAGACTTCGCTCGTAGAGCATAACTTAGGCTCATTGGCGAGCTGGTATTACGAGGATCCGGACAAGAATCATTTGGGTCTGTTGAACTTGTTCTCTAATATCGCCAACTACCCTGTTCCGATGTATATGGGTATGATTAATAACGGCGCTACGATCTCCGTTAACGGTATTGGAGCTTCTTTCCGTTATGATCTTCCCGTTACAAAGACATTCGCTGTAGTTACGGCGGAGGATACTTCGACTCATCATCTGAAACCGGGTATTGATGGAAGTTTGTTTGATATCGTTTTGAATACATCTGAGTTTACGGCTTATGATGTCATCACCTATGACGCCGCTAACGGCTGTAATATCCTTATATCTGGTGAGATCCCTTCAAAAACAGAAGGTGATTTGACGCGTTATTGGGGTCGTGTTATCGGCGGAAAGGCCAAATACTTCCCTAAAGAGAAATTACGTCCGGGTATCCGTTATTGGAAGATCGGTCATGCTCTTGGTGAGTACAGTACCCAGTTCTCTAAGGTATCTGGAGCTGACAAGGCCGGTTCCATGACTTGTGAGTTCCGTTTAGGAAACCACCGTGGTGTTGAGGGTGAGACAACTATGTACGCTGGTATGAAGTCCATGCAGGCCGCTCAGAATAGCACTTCAGAGTTCGTGGGGACCGCTCTTCGTCGTATGAATGCCATGAGAAGTGAATACGAGGGTAATATTCCTGATTTGGCTATTATCGGTAGGACTGTTAATGGTAGACTTGATTTACGTACGGCTAAGGTAGCGTCCACGCTGGAGGTATTCTGTATGGCTGAGTTGGTTAAGCTGGAAGCTAGACAGTTAATGTGGCAAGAAGGTGGTATTATCATGGAGCAAAATGGTCCTATCCATTTGAATGAAGGTATCTATCGTCAGCTTCGCCGTGGTTATACTATCTACTATAGTCGTCCGATGGGTATTACTAAGGATACTCTTATGGCTGCTGCCGCTTATATTTTCCGTGGTCGTCAAGATCTTCCTATTACGGAGCGTAAGATTAAGTTCAAGGTAGGAGCTATGGCTATGGTCAACTTAGAGAAGTTGATTAGAGAGGCTTTCTTTACTACGTTGAGTAATTTGAGCTGGGGTATGGGTAGTGACCGTATGTTGCCTTCTAATCCTATCTCTGGTACTAATGATGCTATGATCTTAGGCCCGGTACAGGTTAAGGGCGCTTTTCTTCCCGGCATCGGAAATGTAGAGTTCGAGCACGATCCTTCTTTGGATTACGCTGACATGACAGATCGTAGCGAGTTAGTGAATGGCATGTATCCTAGATCCTCTTATTCTTGTATTATTGAGAATATCACTGACGCTGGATCGACTAACGCATATTCCGCTATTCCTAATACGGCTAACGCTAAGTTAGGTAATATGAATAACAACGTATTTTATATCAAGCCAGAAGGCGTAAGCATGTGGTGGGGTTATGAGTACGGTCGTTGGGCGCACAAAGCCAACGGAAATGAGATCGTATCATCCTTGCCGGGCATGAAAGAGCAATTCTGGTGTCACTCAGCTTCCGCGGCTTGGGTTATGGATAACAGCAAGTTCTTGATCATCGAGCTTCAACCGAACTACTTCGGCTAAATTTTTTTTTCATATGTAATTTGGTTTTTAGAGGGGAGGATATTCCTCTCCTCTTTTTTTAGGAAAGTAACGCAAAAATAAGGAAATGAAAGAGATTTTAAAATCAAAGAAGGTATTGGTCGAGGTAAACGGCTTCAATATCATGTCAGATACCTTGTATGAGGTAGTAGGTAAACACGACGGAAGCGCTCCGCAGGCCTTCCAAGACGCCAATATAGCCAAGGCTCCGTTCCCGGAGAATGCTACTCACGTATGTTGCCCGTGGGATGATTTCTCAGAGGTTTACAATACCGGTTTTTATCCAAGATCAAGATGTTATAATGGCATGGATAAGGATGAGGTTGATAAGTTAGTTGATCAACGTGTCAATAATATAATGAAGCCTTTTGAGAATATATCCCAGAAGGATCTTTCCCAGACCAATTTCGAGTTTTGGGATGATGCTAAAGACAAGATCTATATGGGTAAGGTTTATAACACGGCTAATACCGTTGAGTTATTTTATTTATATCTGGCTGTATTTTCTGGCATGTTGACTCCTCAAGAAATGGATGGTGATCCTATTTTCATGAACTCCATGTTCTGTTTCATCGAGAAAGACAACGCCAAGGATTTCGTTCAGCAGCGTGAGATCAATAAGATGAATATCAGCTATAAGTTCATCGACGCCCTTAAGAAAGGTGGCAAGGAACGTCAGGCTGTCATCGACCTTCTTCTGTACATCGGTATCGTGACCCGTCCTGATTTTACAGAGGATGATTATTACACCGGATCACTATCAAACTGGATGAACGAGAAGAAGACCAACATCGATTATCTGCTTGATATCTGGGATCGTTCATTGGAGGGTGATTTTAAGGAAGTTCTTGAGTTCTATCGTATCATAAACGTCCTTCAACGTAACGGTCGTATTAACATGACTCCATCCGGCTTGCAATATAATGGTCAGATCATAGGCCCTGACACCCGTACGTCCGCCGAGTTCTTGGCTACCAAGAAAGATCTTATCAGTGTAAAGGCTAATGTCTTGGATGAGTACGAGGAACTTATGTCTATTTCTAATATAGACGATAAGACCAAGAAGGTTAAGGATGTCAAGAAGAAGGAAGACGTAGGTGAAGGTGATAAGGTTAATACGGAGGAATGACGATGACGATCCAAGAAGCGTATCTAAGGTCTTTGCAGAAGAATGAGCAGAATCTCGCCAATGGTGGGATTAAGCTTGATCCCGGGAGGTTCGTGCTTTTGTTCAACGAGGCTCAGGATAGGTTGATAAGATACTATCTTAATAGGAAGGATGATGAGACCATCCGATCTATACAAACTCTTCTGGTATACTGGAAATCGCTTAATAAGATCAATCATATTGATGACCCCGAATCGACATCATTCGGTCTTCCTGATGATTATTTATGGTTCTCAAATATAAAAGGAGCGTTTTCTTATAATGGATGTGAGGTTGGAGATTTTGTCATGTGGGAGGCTAAGAACGAGAATGTCCATGAGCTTCTTGGGGATGATAACAATAGGCCTTCTTTTGACTATCGGGAAACGTTCTACACCATAGGTGACGGGAAGGTCGTGGTGTATGAGGACGGCTTCCTCACAGACGAGGTCAGGATGACCTACTACCGGAATCCGGTACGGGTGGATCTGGCCGGGTACATCAACGCCGCCGGCGAGCGGTCCACGGACATCGACCCTGAGCTGCCCGATCCTTTGGTGGAGGAGATTCTGGATATGGTCGCCAAGCAATTCAACCTTAACGAGAATGAACTAAGTAGATATAGGATGGATAAGGATAATGTGGCTTCCTTTAAATAAACACCGTTAGTTTGATCATTAAGCCTACTTGGAAACGGGTAGGCTTTTTGTTTTACATAAAATGTAAACATCATATTATGTCGTATACTCACGACCTTATTTTATTGCGGTGATGTTGTTTATGATTATGTTTGCGTTAGGTAAATGATTTTTGAACTAAAAAGTTGATAATATGTTGCACAGACCGCAAGACCGGGTACTTTTCGTACCCCCGCACGCTAAGATGGTGGATGTTGATTCCATCTTCTTGAAGGAAGGTCAGCTTGGTATTTATGATACTAAGGAGACTTCCGAGAACGGTTGTAAGGCCGTGATTGATTTTACCGGTAAGCCTCGTAATGACAAGCGTTATGAGATCCGTATCGGTCGTAATGAACAAGCGGCTTCCCGTTCTATATATGACAAGGATTTTTCCACGCCTCTGTTCTCGTTGAATGAGATCACCGAGATTTACGCTTCTTGGCCGAAGAAGGATCACGCTTATGTCGATGACGTTATCTTAGGATACAATGGTGTCTCTGACGACACGGCTTTCTCCGTTTCCAAGGGCGACCGTATCGTTATCCGCTTGATTCTCGCCGGCAGGGCTTTCGAGCTTCTTGGCTACGAGGGAGGTCGTGTTGAGATCTTTGACGCTATCCTCTTGGATGATTGCGACAATACCCCTAATCAATGCGAGGAATGTGATCCTTGCGAGGAGGTTGATTTGTTACCCGCCGTATTGAAGTGTATCGAGCGGATGAAGAACCAACCTATTGCCGGTGGTGGTAAATTATCCGATTATATTGATATCATTCCGGTTACAAGATGTACTAATGAGGCTACTGAGCCTGATACGGAGGATGTCAATTTCTATTGCATGGAGGTATGCGATACTGGTGATGATCTGGCGTTGGCTGAGGTCCGCGCTCAATATCCAGGATTGAAGATCGTACGTGAGACTATCGAGGGTAGCATGTCACGTTATAAGGTGATGAAGAAAGGCGCTAAACCGGCTGATTATACTCAACGTCTTATCTCTATCATGAAAGGATGTACGGATTGTCCTCCTAACTATACCGAGGTTAAGGGTGGTTATCTGTATTCTATCTCCTTGGAGGATGACGGTGTCGATATGTCTACTACGGTGGAGTCATTGCCTAACGTTGTAGCCGATACGGTTAATAAGATGAGTCAGATCAAGGGATCAGGTTTGTATATTGCCGCTACTTCCAAGAAATTGACGGATGAGGAGATCTCTACTTTCGTGGAGGCCAATCCTACGGCTATTATCTACTATGTGGCTAAGACATCCGATATGTGTGAGAATCCTACGGTTCGTACCGCTTCTTGGTCGGCTTGTGGTTCTTGCAAGGTATCCACCGAGAAGTATTATATCACGATCCCGGATGATGAGTGCGGAAACAGTGCGTTGGAGGAAATCAAACAGGCTTTCCCGGAACTGGAGATCACTGACTACGGTACTCCTGCGGCTTGCCAGCATAGCTTCCAGACAACGGTATATACTAACATGTTGTGTGATGAGTGCGACAAGGTGTTCGAGGGATTCTTCACCAGCGAGGCTCCGGCGTCCTACCGCAACCGTATGTGGAAGAAATTGGAGTCGGCTCAGGAACTTGGTACTAACTGCAAGTGCGGTATCCGTTTCCGTGGTAAGGAAATGTTATTATCTCCGTCAGAGTGCTTGATGGATAAAATGACTTATGTAGAGGATAGCGTTGAGATCGTTGGCGCTAGCGGAGGTTATCCTGATTCTCTTGACGAGGGGTCTCCTATCTGGTGGGATCAACTTAATTTCGAGAGACTGTCCAGCAAAGCACCACGTACTCATGTCGGCGGTAATATGATGGATGACGAGTTGAAGGGCTATGCTCATTTCAACGGTTTCCCGAAACATCAGGACTTCATGGGACGGACATTCATGAACGAATACAGCCGTGTTGAACAAACAGCCCAATATGTGGACTTCCAGATCACGATTAATCCTCATGGATACTCTCAAGGATTCGGTAAGTATCTCGCCGATGATCCGGTTAATTTGATATTACGTGTACGCTATGGTGCTCATGAGGGTGTTCAGGAGATGATTAACATGATCGGTGCTGCCGCTGGTCTTGGCCCGGCCATCGTAACCGAGCCGAAATAAAGAACCTTTTTGCGTTCATATATTTCCTAAAGGGGAGAGATTCATTTCTCTTCCCTTTTTTGTTATCTTTGAGGCAGTAGAATTAAAATATGATATTATGTCTGCGATAAATGAGTATTTAAAGAGACTTGCTTCCATCTTCGGTAGCATGGGTTTCTCCGTTCCGCCAGATGACTTCTCAGGTGTTGTCATAGACGGAAAGACGTATCCGGTCATGATGAGGAATGACGGGTGTTACGTGTACTTCGATGATAAAGGAGTAAAGAGACTTGTAAGCGAGGTCCCTAAAAAGGACTATCAGTTCATTAACATCAAGGACGCCCGTGTGTCGATCGTCAACCAATGTTATCGTACTCCGGGAGGTCAGGTAGAGGCTCGTATCCATACCTATATGAATAATAAGGGTGAGATATTGGCCGAGAAGATATTTATCATCAACTCTTCAGATGTTGATACGCCTATTGGTACGGAATTGGACAAAGTTCCTGCCGAGTGGGTAGCTATAGATTGTAGCATAGCGGAGATGACCGATCGGGAGTTGATATTCGTAAGTAAATGTTACGCCACGGAAGGGGGCAAGGTCCAGATCGAGGGCGTTGAGTCAGTAGACCCCCGCCTGAACCCGGAGGTATCCCATTATGAGGTGGTGAATACGACTGACGATAGCAATCCTATCGGTACGGAGTATAATGCCATACCTGATACGTGGAGGCGTATAGTATGTGATTTTCCGGACATGACCCAAAGGGAGATAATACCGGTGCTTAAATGCTTTGATACCGGGACCGGAAGGGTACAGATAGAGGGGTATAAGATATTTGATTACGAGATGGGTACCAGAAAGGAATGGTATCGCGTCAAGCAAAGTACCGATCCTGAGAATCCGGTAGGTGAGTTTATCACCAGCATAAGCGATGACTGGGTTGAGGTCGTTTGTGACTTCACGGATATGGAGGATCGTGATATTGAGGTAACTATAGAATGTTATAAGACACCGGCCGGTAAGGTGAAGCTGGAGGTTCTTACGTCATGGGACGGGAATATAGGAGTTAGGGATAAGAGTTATAAAGTCCTGGAGACTACCGATCCGTCACAACCTGAGGGCGCCAGCTTCAGTTCCTTGCCAGACACTTGGATAAGGGTAGTCTGTGATTTTGACGATATGGAGGAGAGAGATATCAAATCCTATATAGAGTGTTATGACAGCGGTAGCGGAAACGTTAAACTTCGAAGGATGGTGTCGTATGACTCCAAGATAAAGGCCAGATACACACGTTTCGAGGTAGTGGACTCCGATAACGCAGACTTTGTCCCAGGAGCCGCCCTAGCTACCCTTCCCGACGGATTCTCTTTGGTTCCTTGCGATTTCGTTGACTTTGAGGATAGAATGCTTCAGTCAAGGAAAGAATGCTATAATACAGATAAAGGTCGTGTACAGGTATTAAGAATAACGTCTTATGATGGAGATATAGATATAAGGGGCGCTGTTTATGTCGTTACACGATCTGAGAACCCCGATATTCTCGTGGATAGGATATATAATGCCATACCTGGAGGATGGGATCGCATGGTGTGCGAGATGGAGGATATGGAGGATCGTGATATCGAGTCTTTCGTGGAATGTTATGATAGCGGTGAGGGTAATGTCAAGGTAAGGAGAGTCGTGTCTTATGATGCCAAGGCAAACGAGCGCCACGTCCGCTACGAGGTACTGGATTCGGATAACGGCGGTTTCACCCCGGGACAGCGGATATCCACCCTGCCTACCGGATGGTCTTTGGTGTCTTGTGATTTCACGGATATGGAAGACAGAATGCCTATTGATATCGAGGAATGTTATAGGACATCAAACGGGAGCATACGTATGAGACATGTGGTGTCTTATGATGGTGATCTTGGGAAAAGAAACCAGTTCTGGGAGATTGTGGACTCGTCTGATAACGGATATGGTCTAGGGGATAGGATGAATAGCATCCCATCGGTTTTTATCCGTGAAAGGTGTGCCATAGAAAGGTTGGATGATCGTATTACCAGAAGTGCGATAGAATGTTACTCGACTCCAGGAGGATCGGTAAGAATTAAATCCACTTACGTTATCAACCCTTTAAATCATATTAGGTCGTATAATCATCATGTATTGAGTTCTACGGATAATGATATCAATATTGGTACTCAATATATCTCTTTGCCATCTAATTTTACTCGTATCGAATGCGAGGAGCCGGATTACATGGATCGGCTTATAGATACTACCGAGACCTGTTATGATACCGGCAATGGTACGGTAAAGATCCGGAGGCAAGAGTCTCTTAACGGTAATCTTGATCTCAAGACATTTGATTATAAGATCGTAGAGTCTACTGATCCAGCATATAGATTAAATACTACACCTACGCAATCTGTTATAGACGGATGGACCGTTATTAGCTGTGATCTCAATATCATGGATGTAGATGATTGTTATGAGATCGGGGGGCATAAGATCCATCTAAAGGGCTTTAGGACGGTCAATCCTGCATTGCAGGATATTAAGTCCAAGCTTTATGTGGTATATTCAGATCATCCGGATTACGGTGTTGGAGATGAGTTGTCTTCTATTCCTGATGGGGCTAAGGTCACGATATGCGATTACGCTGATAAAAGCCAAAGACATATGGTTCCGGTGCGAGAGTGCTATGAGGTAGCCGATGGCCGGTTCTATGTGGAGGGAAGTCGGTTGGTGGATAACGATATGGTCGTTGAGCGGACGTCGTTAACGGTGATGGAGTCATCCTCTCCTACCTACCCGGTAGGTACGACACTGACCTCCATTCCTGTTGGCGCTACTATAGTGGCTTGTTTATGTCAAACCTGTTAATCTGAATGGCTATGGTTAAAGTATGTAATGATTATTTTATGATTGACGCCTTAGCTGGAGGTCAGGTCATAAGAAAAAGGAAATATCGTCGTGAGAATACGATGATAGGATATAAGTGGTATGATTATAACGGGGTCGAGGTTTCCGACCCCATAGAAATATCTCGTCTTGATGGTCTGGCCACTAAACATCAACGTGTAGATGAGGCTTATGATGACCATGCTATTTTCATGTCTTCAACCAACTACGTTAACAGCGTTTCCGGTATACCTATGGACAAGCATATGGTTGTCGTTGAATGGAGACCGGATAGCGAGCAAGGTTTTGTCACCATGGCTCATGACGAGGGTCTTGACGGGGATAGCTATTATATAGTTATTATCAACACCGGAGATAAGCAGGCCACGATCTACACCCCCGTGGATCCTGAGGATCCAAAGGATGGGACTTCCCGTGCGGTTGATAGCGATAATATCTCCGTTGGAGGATCATATGTCTCTATATCCCCTAAGCAAGTAGAGAGGATAAGGGTTACTTTCCGTGACGGTAAATGGTATTATGAGTTAGTCACAAAAACATATCCTAGTAATACTGGAGGTGTTAAGATTGGAGATGTCGATTTTGTGACCTTTAGGTATTTATGGGAATCAAGCTCTGGAAGGGATTTGGATACTATGACGGAAGCCCTTAATTCTAATGTTCCCACCATAGATAATCTTGCTGTAGGTTGGTCTGGTCCAGGAAATGGAGATAGTTCTGTTAGAGAAGTCCTTAAATGGGGTGGTGATAATACCGGGTCTGGTAAGGAATGTGTTTGGATGTCGGTGAAGGATTTAAGGGCTAAGTATTATGATATCCTACCTGAAGAGACGTATTTTATGGCCTACGCTACATGGTTTGGATCTAAAGGCACGGGTAAGTGCTCTTTTGAGCTTGTCGGATACAAGGGAGGTACGATGAGCCAAGACGGATATAATTTTATAAATACCGGTGGATCTGTAGTATATCAGAATACATATGATTTTGTATGTAATACCCATAAAGGAGCCGGATCGTATAAGACATCTTACGAGAAAGTAGCTCGTATTACTTACAATAAGCTAATTAATGAGGTGTATATGTCTATTGGAGAGGCTATAGACCAGGAAGATGATTATGATAAACTAGAGAGGGAGGTTGATAATATAAAGAAAAGGCTTGATGACATCGAGGATGAGCTGGATGTCGTAAGACGTATAGCTGAGGGTAAGAATACGGCTTATATATTCGATACTGTCAAGGCTATGAACGACTGGTTGGCCATACCGGAGAACACGGCTAAGCTCCGTGTTGGCGATAGTTTTTGGATTCGCGAGTCGGATGTCCCCGATTATTGGTGGGATGGGAATCAAGCTCTAGAGCAGGAAGGCCCTAAGGTTGACTTATCTCCTTATTATACGAAAGACGAGATTAACGATATTGTTGATGATATTAATCAGAAGATAGAGGATAAGAGTACGTCGATTATCTTCGATACCTATATCCAAATGAAATCTTTCGTAGACGATCCTACTAACGCCGATAAGCTTAAGGAAGGTACCATCTTGTTGATACGAGATAAAAACGTACCTGATTATTATTACGATGGTGCTGGGATAGTCAAGATGGAGGCTGACGTAGAGCAATGTCTTTATATTACTTTAGCTAATAAGCCTACGGAAAGCACTATAAGTTATACCCAAGATCGGGAGGTAACTAATTTCGCTCCGGGAGCTATAGCTAGGTGGATTGACGCTGACGGGAATAATGTGTTTTATAAGCTTGTTGAGATAGTAGGTGGTAAGGCTAAGTGGATTACCCTTATCGATACTAAATACGGTAATGTGACGCTACAGAGCACTTACGACAAGAATTATGAGATCGTAAATATCGTATCTGGGTCTAGGTTACAGGCTATAAATAGCGAGAAGAATGATATCAAGTTTGTTAATAGCGCTACGAGTAACGTGACTGTCGTGTTGAATGATACCGTATCAGGGGGAGCCAAGAAGCTGGTGAGTATGCTGGCGGTGAACGAGGTAGTCTTGACCCCAGGAGCGGCGGTGTCGTTTACCCGGAACGGTGATGAGTTCGTGCTCACGGAGTTGTTTGGCATTACTATCTTCCCAGATCTGGCGGATGCCAATCGTGAGGGTGAGTGGGTCATGAGCGTAGGCGCAACTGGTAAACCGATCCTTATGGAGGTAAAGGAGATGCGTAAGTGGGATGAGAGCATAACCAAGGAGCTTACAATAGATGAGCTTAACGAGAAGTTCCCTAACGTGGATATCGGATTCGCTGTCGTATGCAAGACCATCAACAAGGTATATGAGATGGTTAACGGATACAAGGAATGGGTGTCTTATGATATAACCTCAATTAGTTGATATGGGATTTTTAGTAGGATATGATACGGTCCTGTCCTCGGTGACGTTTTATGTTAACGAGGATAGGTTCCCTTGTTATAATGGGAAGGATGCTGATTATGTGCCTGATCCGATAGTAGATTATGATGCTTTTAATCGTAATCTCAGGTTCTCGGCAAACAATCCAGGATTCGTGGACGTCGATTGGGGTGACGGGACAAAGGATCAATACCCTTTGGTCAAGATATCTGACGGTAGTTATAGGATAGTATTTAGGTCTTTAGATATTGAGTACAAAAAGAATCCTGACGATACTACATGGTGGTATAGGAAGGAGGATGGATCTCAGTATATACCGGTTCCTCCACATAAGTATAGCGATATCAGGCGTAGGGAGGTTACGATGAGGTTCTCTAACGTAATCGATGGGGAGTTCAATATGGAGGGTATTGTCCTCCATGAGTTTCCTGTAGTTAATCTACCTAATATAACTTATTTGGCTATGGTCAGGTCCGTTTTAAAAAATGGAGATATCCCATATGACAGGATAAGCAAGAGCGTTAATCTTCGTAATATACAGATGGGATCTTTTTCTCACCCTGGTGTTTGGGATAATTGGCCGGAGGGGTTTTTAAAAATGAAAAGATTGAAGTATTTTGGGTGTAATTCCGTTTTTAATTTCGCTGATAATCCTGATTCTAATTGGAGAAGATTCTCTGAATGGAAGAATCTTACTGAATTTAACTTCAACTGGTGTAACATCCCTTCTTATGATCCGGCTTTTAATTCTATTCCAGCAAAAGGTATAAGCATTATAAGCAATCGGAATAATATACCTGTATTTGATGAGGTGGATAAGGTTGGAGATGATAAGACAGGCGTTACTTTTATGGGTAGTGGTAGCTCATGGAAACAAGATCTAGTAGAAGGTAAGTTGAATAAGATTCAGGGCACGTATTGTAATTCAGGCACGGTACCGGTAGACGATCTCCCAGATCGGTTGTATGAGGTAAGGGAATTTAGGATATGGACTTTGCGTGATGGTGGTACATTTATAAATACGCAGGAGAGGGCTGATACATTCGTAAATACATTTTATGATAAGATAATGTCGTGGAGTTATATAACGATGTCACAGACGGCTTCTGACGGTAACAGGAATCAGTTTTATAAACTTACCTTAGATTTATATACTTCCGCAGCTCCTACCAACAAGAGACCATCTGGCGTTTATCAAGCCCCTGAGGGGTTTGTTAAGGGTGTTAGCAACGGTAATCCTACGACGCCTATGGAGAAGGTGTATGTGCTTACCAATAACTACGGGCAGACATGGGTCTTGGCCCCTGCCCCGGCTTCTAAGGCCGCCCTTACGAGGGCAAGGCGGGCTGGGAAGGCTAGGATCACCCCTTTCGTCCTTGGCGTAAAGGACGGCCATGTATCCGTGTTCGGCGGAGATGTATTGGATGATAATATGAGTAAGTATAATTTCGCTGACAAATACGAGGCTATAGATATCTGTAACGATCTGGGATTGGACAGTTCACCGGTTGTCGAGTATTTCAGGAGAATAGAGGAGGGAGAGGTATGAGGCTGATATGTAAGGATACGAATAAAGGGTCTATAACCTTTTTTACTAAAGGCAAATATGCTTTTAGGGGCGTTAGCAGGAATGATACTACTGATGACGTGCCTGATCCTATATTGAATGTTAATAATTACAATGAAAGTATACAGTTTTATTCCAAGACCCCAGGAATGTGTGAGGTCGATTGGGGTGACGGGAATAAAGAGCAATTCCCTTTCGTGAAGGATAGGAGCGAATCCATATACGGGCGATATAGGTTGATGTTCAGGAGAAGGGATATAAGTTATCGTAAGAATCCGGATAGCCATCCATGGTGGTTTTATAAGGAAGATGGGAGTGAGTATATCCCTGCGCCTAATCATGCTTACGCTGACGGGCTAGATAAAGAGCGGGTCATTACCATGACTTTTACGAATGATATTACATACGTTCAAACAGCGAGGATAATGATGGTAGGATTCCCGATATTAGACGCCCCAAGTATTATCAACTTAATCTTATCCATTACCGGAGATGGGAATATAACCGATATTCCTAAAGATAGGATACGTAGATCGGTAAATATAGAGTATATAACACTTAACGAATTAGGTGTAGGGACATTGACATCCATACCAGACGATTGGGATAGGTTGACTAAGTTAAAAGGCATTAATTTAAGTCGAACGGCTGATTTTAATGATACGGAGTCTTCTAATATAAGGAAATTCCCCTCTATGTGGCCTAATCTTGTAACATTATCTTTGGCAGGTTGCAGGGTTAGGGTATATCCAAGGGAATGGCTATCTTTTAGCAAGCTAAAAGAATTATATATATCCCCGGGAGTGGCCATGCCATCGTTTGACCCTAATACATGCCCGGCTATGGATGAGGTGGATAAGATAAATCCTAGCTTAAGAACCTTCGATCATATAAATAGATGGTATGGGTCTGTCGTGAGCTGGCATCCGTATATGATCGGCAAGGGGCTGGAAAATATCACTAGCCTTGCCGCCTCATATGGCTATAGTAATATAGATGTAAGTAATCTACCGGATTATATATATGAGATGAGATCTATGAGTAGCTTTTATATGGCTATCTCCTTGTCAACCCAAAGTCGATGTGATACGTTTATATCAACATTATATGAAAAGGTGATGGGGTTTGATTATCTCACTATGTCTTCTTCTGCTTCCGATGGCAAAAGAAATCAGTTTTATGGATTGTATCTAAGTATGTATTTGGCTGCCAATCCTGTTGATAAAAGGCCTAGTGGCGTATTACAGGCACCTTCTGGTTTTATAAAGGATCAGTCTAATGGCTCTCCGTCGACTCCTATGGAGATGGTTTATGTGCTTATGAATAATTATGGATGGAGGTTTAGTATGGCGCCAGAGGCTTCGGTGTTAAGGTCAATACGATCTTCTGATATTGACACGAGGTCGTATAAGCCATATAAGCTTATCGTATTTGACGATGGGCGTACCTTTGTAGGCAATGGAGATGTTTTAGCTCATGATACGGATAAGGTATTATCGTTTGGGGGTCAACCTGAAGGGGAGTATTTATGTGATTCTATGGGATTGGACAGGAATGTTATTGTAGAATATTTTAACAAGATAGGTAATGGCTAAGACATTATATAAATATGAGGCTTCATCAAATAAGTTCGTGTGGTTCACTACATGGGATAGGGCACTTAGAAATTTTTATACCGATGATTATAATTATGTACCCGATCCTGTCGTTGATAATCCTTTTAATACGTTTGTTGAGTTTAGATCCAGAAAGCCCGGTATGGCTAATGTGGATTGGGGGGATGGAATAAAGGAACAGTTTCCTATGACCAAGGTACAAGGGCAGGATAATTATCGTATTATATTCCGTTCTTTGGCAATACAACACAGGAAAAATCCCAATACTACGTGGTGGTTCAGGAAGGAGGATGGATCGCAATACGTACCTGTGGATAATCATGCTTACGCTGATGGGAGGAGAGACGTACAACGGGCTGTGTCGATAGATTTTACTTGTGATATTTATTATGCCAATATTCAAGCTTGTAGGATGACGGCTTTCCCGATCGTAGATATTCCAGGTCTTGAATTTTTGGTCGTATCGCATACGATGTATGTTAATGATGGCATACCGGTAGATAAATTGTCGAGATCTAATAAATTAATTTATATAGATCTTTCAAATGTAGGGCAAAGAATGACTGAAATGCCTGAGGCTATAACTAGTAAGACTGAGGTGTATTATTTAAAAATGTTTAATATGCTTGATCTTAGGGATATAGAATCTAGCGGGATAAGGAATATAAAGAATATGAAAAATCTTCAAACCCTTGAATTGTCTTCATGTTATTTGGATAGGTATATAAAGGAGTTTAATGATCTTCCTAAATTAACTTCGTTGAATATAACTCAAGGCCCTTCTGATATGTGGAATTATTTTGATATAAACACCCTCCCTTTTTTTGAGGTAGATAAGATAAATCCTAACATTACTTATTTTATGTTTTTAGATGACTGGAAGAATGGAGAAAGGAGGACGGGTTGGAATGATGATAATATGTCGGGTAGAGGATTGGATCATATTACTAATTTTTACGCTTCTCAGAGTAATAGTATTAGAGTGGATAAGCTGCCAGATTATATTTATGAGATGAGGTCTATTACATGGTTTGTGATGGATTATTCCACTCATAGCCAAAAAAGATCAGATGATTTCGTGAACTCTTTCTACGACCTTGTTGTAGGATGGGATCAGATTACCATGACATCTGTGGCCAAGGACGGGAAAAGGAATCAGTTTTACGGGCTTAATGTATCTATGTACGGCAGTATTTTTCCTGACGAGAACCAGCGTCCTACGGGGCAGGAACAGGCTCCCGAGGGGTTCGTGAAAGGCCAGTCCAACGGATCTCCCGCTACGCCTATGGAGAAAATATATGTATTAAAAAATAATTACGCCCAGAAATGGACGATTAAACCGGCTTGAAATGGATAGGAATGATATTGTAAAAGAATTAGGTTCGTATTTTGACATAGTAGAATTGGTATGTCCCCATACATACAATAAATGGAAGGAAAGATCGTGGCAGTTCCTTGACACAGAGTTTCTCCATAATTTACTTATATTGCGTAGGGATATAATCAAGCAGCCTATGTATTGCAATAATTGGGATAAGCAAGGACAGTTTTCCCAGCGTGGTCTTAGATGCAACATGTGCCATATCGTCAAGGATAAGAAGGATGTTTATCTATCCGCTCATGTATTGGGTAAGGCCGGTGATTTCGATGTCAAGTCGATGACGGCGGAACAAGCCAGAAACTTGATTTTAGATCATCAGGATATGCTTCCATATCCTTTTAGGCTTGAGGGTAAGGTGAATTGGTTGCATTTTGATAGTCTTGACACGAGGAACGGTATACACGCCGTGGTGTTTTAGGTACTTAATGCCATAGTGATTAACTTTGTAAATGACATTAGTAATGGATAATAAGGGTATGTTGGATAAGATTGGGGTTCTGTGGAATATCGCTATCGCTTATGGTACTTCATGTTGGGCTTATTTCCAGCCGGTTCATCATCTGCTGGAGGTTCTTCTTGTAGTGCTGTTGGCTAATTTTATAGCCAGACTTATCCAGAGCGCCAGAAGGTGGAAAGTCCGTCGTAGCCGTAAACGCCGGTTCTCCCTATACCGGTGGTTCAGGGAGGTCAGGCTGGTAGGGATACTCAAGGAATTTTTCCTGTCTTGTTTTATAGTCATGACATTATGCGTGATATACAAGACATTGAGTATTGAGGAGGATGACGCTTCCGCTATATTGGTAGTGACCAAATACGGTGTTTATGCCGCTCTTGTTGCTTATGTCATGTTGTTTCTTAACACGATAGGGGAGGCTTTCCCTGATACTTATATAGTGAAGGTGTTTAAGAGTATATTCAACAGGGTTAATATCTTGAAACTTTTCGGATCGGCTAAATCCTTACCGGATGACGCTTTTGACGATATAAAGAAGATCGCTGATGATGAGGTTAAGGATAAGTCTTAGGGCTGTTTTTTGTTTAGGTCTGTCGCTGTCCCTGTCCTCTTGCGGAAGCAGGAGGCAGGTTAGCGAAACGTCTATTGATAGCCGGTTGATCAGCAGGATAGAGACGATGATAGATGAGGTCATGGATCGGAAGATCGTAGAGATCAAAACATCAGATCTTAATGCCGATATTGTTATAACGGAGAGGAAGTTCGATACGGACAAGGATGTTGATCCTGCCACGGGGGAGCGACCGGTGTCCTCGCAGACAGATACCCATATCGTCATTGGCCAGCGGGACAGCACGGTGACGGCCGATTCCGTTGGAGTCAATAAGACGAGGAATGATATAAAGGATCTGGATAATAAGACAAATATTAAATCCAAGGACGTAGATGATAAGAAGGAATCAAGATGGCCTATAGTGTGGATAGTAGCTGGTATCTTGATGATATTGTTGGTATTGGTATATATATTAAAGAGGATAAAGATTTTATGAGAAGAAGAATGTTGAATAATAATAATAATAATAATGATCTTGTTGATGAACATACAAGATTTTTGATGAGATTTGATAATAATTTTAAGGTTGATGGATACCCCCCCCCTAATATTGAGGATGGTTTAAGCATCAAGGGAGGGGAGTTTACTACAGATTCTACAAGGACTGGATATAAATACACAAATACATCCAGCTCTTATGGAATGATTCATACATCCAGCGTGTTGTCGTCCCTTTATTTTCACTATGGAGATCCATTTACTGTTGATTTTTGGTATAAACCATTAGCTATTATTAATGCTTGTTCAGTTGGTCATGAATGGAATAGTGGTTGTTTTTATTTTGGTATAGCTGATGATAGTGGCTTATGTTTGTATTTCGCCACTCATGAAGGATCATATGGGATCAATGCAGGTAATGTAAATGTTGGTAAATGGTATCATGTTGCTATGGCAAGGGATATTAACAATAAGTTGTTTTGTTTTATAGATGGTATTCTTGTAGGTCAGTTACCATGTCGTAATTATCCGTTGAGGTCATATAATATAGATTTTAATAGACAAATGGATGGTGATAATAGAGGATCTTTTGTGATAGATAATTTCAGGATAAGCGATGTGGCTAGATGGGTGTCAAATTTTGATCCTCCTAAATGACAAGGGATTATGATCTACCATAATCCCTTGCCATTCATCCTTACCCACGTACCAACCAAAACCAAAATGAGGTCAGTCCCGGATTCGAACCGGGGTATATGGTTTTGCAGACCACCGACTAAACCAACTCATCCAACCGACCGTGACGCGAATATAAAGATTTTATTTGACCAGATGACTTAATTGACCATCTTTTTAACTAACAACTTCCCTTAAAGCCAAATAGTTCTTATTTAACTTCTGAAACCGTAGAGATAATTGTATAGACAAGTATTGTTTTTAGGTGACTCTTGTTGGAAGCCAATGAACAAGGTGGCGGCGTCATGGCGTGGGGCTGGTGGCTGCCTTCCATGGCCGGCCAGGAGCGGAGCGACTCACGACCAACCCTGCCGATTCCCTTTGGCACTTCACGCTTTAGCGCAGAAAAGAAGTAAACATATAGGATCATTATGTTTAAAGATAGTAGTCATCTGCCAAATAAGATCGAATGTAAGGATATAGTAAATATCTCAATAATACAATCATAAAGAGTCTTGAGTGGGATTATTAAGATCTTTATCTGCCAACATACTACTCATTTTTAAATTAATGTTTTTTGGATGTCTACTTTAGATAATAAAAGGCGTTAGCTAACATCATTTCATTAATAGGGTTATTAATTAGAAATTGGTAAGAATTAAATAAAGGAATGCTTTATAATGAGATTTGCTTCAGAAAGAGGCGAAGCTTCTTATTACACATGTCACAAAATGGACAACTGTGTTTCAGCAAGTTATGTTATTAATGAAATAATAATGGTGATATATGGGAAAATTAATTCATCTTATTCTTTTAAAGGTCTTATATTTTGCTTATATTTGAAGTGGACAAAATATGAACAATATGAATTTCGACTTGAATTATATAAGGAAATGCTCTTCTATGATAAAGGAATTTCCGGTGTATACCGAGGCTGAGAAGAAGCAGGTAGATGAGGGGCGTACTTGCATTAAGCTATCTAAAGGTCAGCCTATATATCCGCGTAATTTCAAGAAACGTAGAGATACTTTCGCTGGCGCTGATTATACCACGGCTAATCCTAGGAGCATCAGTCCTGATGATATTTATATACCTCCCTACTTTAGGCTTAAGATTATTATGGCTATTATCATCAACTTTGATAGAGCTATAGTGTTTAATAGGATATCTGATAAAGATTTTAAGCTAGGTATGACGTACCGGTTTATCTATGAGTATGTAGGATCGTTTAAGTGTTTTGAGAAGGCTTATAAGATGATATCGATGGTAGTTGATAGCGAGTTGTCGATCATGAGATCAATCGGTGATTATAATTATAAGTGGAATATTCGCAAGGTTTATCCATCATGCTTTGTAGGCAAGGCTAAGTTCAGGTATATTGGCGGCGAGGACAATGCACCTGTAAGTTCAAAGGGGAGGGCTAATAAAGCTAGAAGAGCCGCTGTTGATTACAAAGTTATGATTATGGTTAATATCATAAATACCAGATCTGCGAGTAAGATAAGGAAGATGATTGACTCTGATGGTAGTCTTAAAAACAATGGTAAAAGGTTTGACGGTAGGAATGATAAAGTTCTTTTCAGTATATTCAATAGTCATTTGATTCACGAGGGGTTTAAGGAAGTTAAAACCTCGTCCTTATATAAGTACTTGAAAGAGACCTTAGATTTTTTAGGTGTAAGTCTATTAGAGTTAAGATCTATTGCTGATAGAGCTATTTCTGACATAGAGGATGGCAAGGAAGGATATGAGCCTGGCCTATGCTCTTATGATGACTGTTTTGATATTAATTCTTTTGTGGAGGATTCGTGATGAGTAATCTTATTATTGTAAGAAGTGGTGATATATATGTCATCTTTAACCATGATAATGATATGTTTAACATTCAAGAGCTATCCAATTCTATTGGATGTAAGGGTGTTTTATCGTCTATTGTGAAAGATCCGCTAAACGGGGCTATGTATGTCGTTAAGGATGTATCTGGGCAGAAGTGGGGTGATATCGTGGCTTTGGTAAGATTCGGTTGTATGGTGAATAAGTCTATTGTAAAGGATTTGATCATTAAGTCTATTAGGTTATGGGTGGAGATATGTGACTTCCCTTATGATGATACCGATCCATCTACATCCGATCCTATATACGATACGTTCCTTTTTAAGAGTTATATGTCTGTAGCCGGGGACAACCCCGACCTTAACAAGTTTATTGTATCCCTTAGAGGGAGGATGCTTAAATACGATCTAAGATCTCTTTATCTTTACCTAGCTATATTCATGGCTATCAACGGAGGCATTCTTCTTAGCGAGGACGATCTTCTTGCCTCTCTTATCTTATGATTGTATTTGTGATGTTGACCAAATTAGTATCTTTGTGAAAAAGATACGAGATGAATCAGATTAATATCATACCGAAGATAATTCATGATAAGTTCGCAGCTAGAATTATCATGGATGATTACGATATAGAAAAACCTATCGTAATTACTGTCGTGGCTAGACGTAACGATGGTGAGTATAATACCCAGATATTGACATACCCGACATCTGGCGTTGATTATGAGGGTAATGTAAGGATGGTGTTTTTCGATGTCGCTAGGTCTCATGTTTGCCAGATAACATCGGTATTTATCAACGGGCATGAGGTCAAGACATATTATACCGATGTCCCGGATCTTGATATGCAGGCTCGTTATGACGATAGCTTGTGCCGGTACGACAAGAAGGTTAATATGAATGATATTCGGCTGTCATTTCAGGTACTAGAGACACGTGATCCTAAGGTGCTTCAGGTATTGGATGAGTCTGAGTGGGGGCTACTGGAGGACAGGAAGGCGATCATCGAGATCACTACGCCGGGCATGTCTGACCCCGTTACGTTGTTCCTTGGCAAGAATCAGGTCAATACCTTTACTAGCCTAACATTAGGCCTCAATTGCTTTAATTACGATGATTGTAATGTCAAGTACCTTGATTTACCTGATGGTATATATGATATCAAGATCATAGGTAGCCCTTCTACTTACAACTTCAGCCGCAAGTATCTTAAGACGGATCTTATACGCAGACGTCTTGATCGGCTATGGATTAAGACTGATATCCTATGCGAGGACAAGGATAAGGATCTTATAGACAAGATACAGGAGATGGAGGCGCTTATGACTGTAGCGGAGGCTAACGTGAGGTTGGATAATATAGAGGCGGCTCATGAGATCATTGATCGTGTCGGAGAGCTTCTTGAGATGGCTACTAATTGCGTGGATTGTTGAACATAAAAATATTTAGTCGTGGGTTGTAATACTTGTAAGGAAAAGGCGTTAAAGGCCGAGAGAGAAAGAATTGAGAGAAGTATGATGAATCGTGCTTCCTCTACCGTTGTTAGCGATATGGAATACGCTTCTAGGAGCACCGCCGGTTGTATGGTCATGCTCGATCCGTTGAAGACCATGGAGCGTGACGTGGTGAGCATATACAAACAGACCCGTACCATAGGTGACGTGGGTATCGTCTATCTCAACATGCAGAAGAAGATCCGTGAGTGGATCAAGAACCTGCCATATGGATGCCCGCCTGACGAGGAGGTACAAGAAATGAGAAAGGAGATTCTGGATGGGCGCGCAAAGTATATCAAACCTTGATAGGATAGATCTATGTAAGGTCGTAGATGAATGGTTATCTTGCCAGTGGGGTAGATACATGAGGTTTCACAGGTACAGGATCGGGGACAAGCCCGATGTATCTTATTGGGGGAAGATAATTCGTCTGCAAAGGTCATTATGCGATAATGATTGCGGGCTATGCCCGGATGAGATAAGATCGTTAAAGGAACGTGTTAATAAGTTACTGGCATGAAAAAATATAGCTGTTCACATATAACTCCGTCCACTTGCGTACCTTACGAGGGTGATCTCCCGGAGTGGTCAAAGTATAAGGACTCTGGTGAGTGCGTTATGATCTCCGACGTGATAGAGGAGATATATGACGAGCTTACCCGTATCAGGGAGGCTATAGACGTCCGGGATCTCGGAGAGTCTTGCGTGAAGGTAAGTGGTGATAAGACCGTAGCGAAAGTTCTTTATGCTTTGGAGGATAAGATTTGTAATGGGTAATTAATGTCCTGATTTTAGGATATTAAAAATAGCCAATTGGATTGTGTTTGTCACACCAATTGGCTATTTTTGTATGTCCGCCGACTCTCACGAGGGAGCGGACATAAAGTAATTAATTATTAACTTCAAAATTAGATTAAAAAATGAAGACAGTAAATGTTTTAACAAGAAAGATGGGCGATTTTAACGTTTTTCAAAGAACTAGTGATGGTTATTTCGAAGCATATGAATTAGTGAGACAATGGAACTCTTTAGAAGGTAATGAACAAAGGAAGATGGATGTATTTTTGTCATCATCTAAAACGAAGGAATTTATTGATGCGTTATTAGAGGAATTGTCTGTTGATAGTTTTGGGCAAAAATGCCCAAAAATTGATAATCAATTAGTTAAGAGATCTACTGTAAAAGAACCAGGTAAATCAGGAAGACCTAAGAAACAGGTGTGGATGCATCCATTTCTGTTTATCAAGTTCGCTATGTGGATAAATCCGAGGTTTGAGGTTCAAGTTATCAGATTTGTTCATGACCAGCTTATAGATTATAGGGATAAGGCCGGTGATGCTTATAAGAGAATGTCTTCCGCTTTATCTAAAATCGTGGACTCATCAAGGTTTAAAGATAAAATACAGGATTTAGCTAGATCTTTGAATATAATAGTTTACGGTCTTCATGAGACTATGATAAGAAATTCCGTTGGCGAGGAGGCCAAGGCTAAGGAGTTGATGGAGCTGGAGATTGATATAGCTAAGATGATTGAGTTTGGATATATAACTACCGAGGAGCAATTAAGAGATTATCTATATAAGGTTTTGAGAAGCAAAAAGGCTCTTCCTTTGTAATTTGATTTTAAATTGTATCTTTGTGACAAAGTGAATTACGATGGTATACGGCAATAAAGAAATAGTACGGACGTTCACCAGAAACAACTCACCTGCTGGGTACGTGGGCGGCTCTGTTGACTACCGGGTCCCGGCCGATGTTTATTTTGGCGATACGCAGGAGGAGGCTGATAGTAAGGCTGAGGATGATGTCAATGCCAACGGTCAGGATTACGCCAACACATATGCCGACATAATACCGACTGTATGGTATAATGATCAGGTATGCGATGAGTTTATCAAGAACGATTGCGTAAGTGGTAAGGGGTCCAAGGAACAGGTATGTATAGAGGAAGGCAGGTTTGTCTCTTACGTATCCAAGAAAGATGCCAATGATAAGGCTAGGGTGGAGCTTGGACGGATCGGGCAGGGTGAGGCCAACGCCGTCGGGGCTTGCTGCGAGGACTGGGCTTCACAGCCTTTCCGTGGCGTTTTCTACAAGAACGATTGTGAGGCCGGTACATCAGGTAAAGAAGGTATTGTGTATGAATTGCCAGCCGGAGCCGTCATATCCGATATATCCCAGATTGATGCTGATACGCTAGCTTATAGGAAGTTCATGAAAGAAGGGCAGGAGAAGGCCAATGCCGAGGGCACTTGCGCTCCCGTATATTATAATACCTTGATCGGTGATTGGTTTGAAAAGGTATGCCCGTTCGGATATAAATCAGGTAAGGTATATTATTCTATCAAAGCCAACAGGTTTAGGTCATGGATATCCGTTGAGGACGCCAACGCCAAGGCTCGTGAGGTTTTGATGGTAGAGGGGCAGGAGTACGCTGATCTTAATCTTGAGTGCGAGAAATGGATTGAGAATATTGATCAAGAGGATCAATGTTATTGGTGATGATGCGCGTTTAGTTTTCCATAATAGTTGATTTAGTGTTTGGAGGGGATTGTATATCTCCTCCATTTTTTGTATATATATCAATGGTGATAAGTTTATATACTGCAATACAGTTGTTTGTATGTTGAATATGTTTTATATTTGCATACCTATCTATTCATCTCGAACCGATAGGTATTATGTTTAATTTAAAATATTGTTCAAAGTTATGAAAAGTCGGGTTGAAATCAAATCTTCTGATAGGAGATTGATGGGCGTTGTTATACCTGCGCTCAGTGATAATGGTTTTGTTAACATCACTTTAGCTATGAAGGTCTTGTCTGATGATAGGCTTAAAAAGGGTTTATCCCCTAAGAAGCTTAATGATATTATTAAGTATGATGGCTTTCAGGAGAAATGTAGGGAAATAATTAGTAGACTGGAAAACAGGGATTTATGTAAGCGGATAAATATCAGCCTACAAAACAAGACCCTAAATCTTAGTGATTTAAACAAAATGGGATTGGCGTGCAGAAAGGGAAAGGGGGATGGACAGATGTGGTATATGAACCCATACCTTTTCCTTGTGGTGGCTATGGAAATGAGTCCTGAGGTTTGCGCCGATGTCGTAATGTGGTTTGTTGATAATATCGTAGGGGTAAGAAATGCAGCTGGTGACGCTTATATAGAGATGTGCAGCAGTGTATCTTCGCTTATAAGCGATAAGAGCAATTTAAAGGAATCGCTATCAAGAATTGCTAAGGGTATAAATTTTGTTGTTTTTGGCGTACATGAGGAAGGGATAAGAAATAGGGCTTCCTTCGAGGAGTTGGATATGATAGTATCAATAGAAAGAAATATATCTTATGCTATTAAGGCTGGATATATAAAAGACTATGATGGCGTTATAAACGATTTGGGAAGGCAGTGGAAAGACAGATGGGGTAATCCTGTTCTTAAATTGAAGTCCTGATCTTGTCTTGTTGTTATGGTTTATGGGTATAGGGGATGCGAATGACGTATCCCTTATATTGTTTAATAACGTATGTTGTCTTGTTTCCAAGCCAAATAAGTATCTTTGCTAAAAACATTAATATTATTAATATGTGTAATATAGGTGGTTGTTGTCATGATCATTCGAGGGAGCGTCCTGAAGAATGCTGTCATGGTGTTAAGATAGACAAGTTTCTTAACAAATGCCCCGAGGATCCTTGTGATCCTTGCGATCGGGATTGTCAGGACGAGCCTTGTGTTGGCTATGGATGTCCTATAGTTTTATATGATAAATGCGTCTTATACTCAGGTGATGAGTTGGTGGTGGATGGTATAGAGAAAGGTACTGATATCTCTGTCGTTGTAGACTCATTGAGGCGTATTATAGCGTCTAGGGATAAGCAGATAGATTTATACCATCGTGAGGTTCTGGATTTGAAGAAAATTATAAACGAGCTTGTCAACGCCGGTAATGGTGGCGGTGATAATGGTGCAGAAGAGGAGGTATGGTAACAATGAATGGTTGTAACAAGAAACAATACAGGCCTACTGTAGACGATACGAAAGTACCGTGCTCTACGTACATGAGCACCGATTGTATTTATCCCGGTGATAAGGTTCGTGTGGAGTCGCTGGGATTGTCCCCTAATTGCGATATGTCCGATACCCTTAATGCTATGATAAAGGCTATACGGGACAGGGATGCTGAGATACTTGAATTAAGGAGAATGATTAATAAATTGATTTGATATGAGGAATAACTGTAATCCATGTAAGCCGGAATATAGACCAGGGAACGAATGTAGTATCTACAGTTCCCAGATCATATATGATGGTCAGTCTTTTCCTGAGGCAGATATCAGGAACGGAGATGGCATGAATAGCGTAATCGAGTCTCTGGTAAGGAAGCTGGTTGCCGTATCTGGAGCAACGGCGTCCATCCAAAGGGATTCGTTTAAGGGAGTGCAGGCCGTAAGGTTAAGATACGAGCCTCTGAATGTTCTTAGCGTGACCTACTGCGGTACTATCGTACCTAACGACGGGTATGTCGTTTCTGGTAGATCCATTAAGTTCAAGAAAAGGTATTGCATGGGCGATGAGTTCGCTGATGTTAATATCGTATATACTACATTGAATAGTAATATTTTAAATACTTCATGCTATGGCTAAGAGAGTGTATGATATGGTCTTGGCTTCCGAGTGTGACGGTTGGGTATGTGGTGAGACACTTAAGAAAGGGTCTGTCCCAGCAGACAGGTTGGAGCTTGATTCTTTTTCAGAGGCCGTCAGGGAGCTTATAGAGCGTTTTTTCGAGGAGGGATGGTTGCCGGACATGATCTGCGATCTTGGTTGTGGTGGCGCCAGCGTGTTTGAGATTAAGCCTACTAACTTCGAGTATCCTCCTGAGGGCGGTGAGCAGATTCTGGAGATTATCGTAGGCAAGAGTGATAAATGGACTATAACTCAAGCGGAATGATATGAATAATTTAAAAGATATTCTTGCTAAGATCGAGCAAGGCTCCTCATGGGTGTCCTACGACAAGATTTCCGGTACCGGTCCCGACAAGGTGGCGATCAAGGTAGAGCCGGGATGGATGGGTAGGTTGCCTAGGGAGACTTACGTAGCGGTCGAGAAAGGCAAGGTAACGAAACTCGCTACCATAACCCAGAAGGGTATGGAGCGGGTGAGCGTAGATCCGGCCAATATCATGTTCGACATGGAGGGTGGGACGGCGGTCATCAACGCCAAGCTTAACTCCGCCTCGGTCAAGGCCTCCTGCCTTACCCTTGGTGGTTCGGTAAGTAAATGCTATATGGTGTCTATGAACGTCAACGGGTTATCCGTTAAGATACCTGACGAGGATAGCAGATACGTGGTGTACGCCGATCCTGAGGATCCGGGAGCCACTGACCTGTATGACGCTAGCTTCGTTATAGCCATGCCTAAGAATATGGATAACGAGGAGCATCATGAGATGTTCGTCTTGAATGGCAAGGTTGTTAATATCAATCAACAGCCTAATGATATACCTTATATTATACTTGATCATGACTTTGATAACGTGACTAGTGAGAACGGTCAGGTTGTTATTGATATTAAGTCTAACACTGAGTATGATATTGAGCTGGTATGTTGCACTTGCGGCGATGGCAGCGAGGAACCGGAGCCGGAACCACCCTTTAACGTGGATCCGCAAAAGTTGACGCTTAATAAGGATGGTGATACTCAAATCGTGAGGGTAGAGGCCGGAGATAATGTTTCATGGAGAATAGAGGAGGATTGACATGGCAAGGGAAGTAGATAAGAATTGCGTTGAGGGTAATTGCTTTGCCATTAACGACAAGAGCCATGGGGTAGGCGATAATAAGCTTAACATCGTATACAAGGCTAATTACACCGGTCAGATCTGTACGGCTAAGTTCCGTATAACGTCAAAGGACGGTAGTGTTGTTAAGGAGTATATGATAGCCCAAGATGCCAAGCCCGTTTATTATAATATCAAGATGGTTCAGCCGTTTACCAAGGATGACTGTCTAGCCAACCAGCACGGTTCGGTTGTCTTGTATGTGGTTGAGGAACGGACGTACAAGTCGTTTATCTCACAGGAGGACGCCGATGCCAAGGCTATGGAGGATATAGCCCTAAATGGTCAGGCATACGCCAATGAGCATGGTGAGTGTATAACTGACATCTGGTATAACGAGGAGCAAAGGAAAACCTTTATCCGTAACAATTGTGATAAGTTCAGTGATGGTCAGGAATATGTTTACATCGTTCCTGAGGGTAAGTACGTGTCTTCTATCTCTCAAGAGGACGCCGATAGGAAGGCTATTGAGGATATTGAGAAGAACGGTCAACAACAAGCCAATTTGGAGGGTGAGTGTAAGCCTAAGGAGAATATTTATTATGGTAAGTTTAGCAAGACCTTTACCCGTAACAATTGCGACTCCACTCAATACGGAACGGATGTGGTTGTTAATGAGACGATGGTTACAGGAGACTTTAGATCCATCGTATCTCAGGAGGAGGCTAATAAGTTAGCACAAGCCGCTGTAGAGGCTCAGGGTCAGGATATAGCTAATATCAAGGGTAATTGTGAGAAGATACCGGTATTTACCGGATCGTATTCTAAGGTATTCCAGAGAACCAATTGTCCTGAAGGTTCTACTCCTGTTGACTTCACTGTGGACGAGAAGATGTGTTCTGGCTATCCGTTCACTTCTACAGTATCACAGGATGCCGCCAATAAGCTGGCGCAGGATGCTGTTGAGGCGCAAGGTCAGGCTATCACCAACGAGCGTGGCGATTGTCAGACTAACGTCTACTATAACGTTAGGATGGAGAAGACAGTCACTAGAAACAATTGCGATGAGTTCCATATCGGTCAACCTTATACTTATGTTGTAGCCGCTGGTAAGTACTTCTCTATTATCTCTCAGGAGGATGCTGACAATAAGGCTAAGGCCGATCTTGAGGCTAACGCCCAACAACAAGCTAACCTTGAAGGTGAATGTAAGGAGAAGGTCGTATATCATGGTAAATACAGTAAGGAATTTACCCGTAATAATTGCGATGAGACCCAGTACGGTACTAAGGTTGTTGTAGACGAGACTATGGTGACAGGAGACTTTAGGTCTACCGTGTCTCAGGAGGACGCTAATAACAAGGCTAAGGCCGCTGTTGAGGCTCAAGGTCAGGACGTGGCTAACGTGAAAGGTAAGTGTGAGAAAGTTCCTGTATATACCGGTACTTATACACGTACGTTTACCCGTAACAATTGTGGTACTGGTACTGGTGGAACTTATACGGTAAACGATAGAATGGTTGATGGTTATCCATTTACTTCCACCGTGTCTCAAGAGGATGCCAACAGCAAGGCTAAGGCTGCCGTTGACGCCCAAGGACAGGCTCTCGCCAATATCCATGCCCTTTGTACGTACACTGGCCGTGCTTCCTTGGAGTTCACGAGAAACAACTGTGGTGAGTGCAAGATCGGATCTAAGGTGATGATCACTCAAGATATGGTAGAAGGACACCCATTCCAGTCCAACGACTCCCAGACCGCTGCTGACGCTATGGCTATGACCGCAGTACAAGCTCAAGGGCAGGCTTTGGCTAATACCAAGGGTACCTGCTCTAACGCTACTATGTATACCGGTAAGGCTAGCTTCGAGTTCACGAAGAGCAATTGCGGAGCTAATCAGGTAGGAGATCCGTTCACCGTAACCCAAGACATGGTAGATGGTCATCCGTTCCAGTCTTGTGTATCTCAAGATGAGGCTAATTTAGTGGCTATGGCCGCTGTAATGAATCAAGGCCAGAAGATAGCCGATGAGCAAGGCACTTGTCATGAGGCTCCTAAATATACCGGTCATTATAGCGAGGCGTTCGAGAAGAATAACTGTCCGTCCGGTCTTATCCCGTCTTCAGTTACCGTTACTGAGGCCGATGTAACCGGAGGCCCATTCTACTCATACGAGAGCCAGTTCGCCGCTGATGAGCTTGCTAAGGCCGCTGTCAAGGCACAAGGTCAGGCCATAGCCAACGATCGTGGTACTTGTGATGAGTTGAAGATATATGTCGGTAATTATAGTAAGGAGTTCACTCCTAAGTGTCCTACTTGCCAGTATGCTGATCCTATTACCGTAACCCCGGATCTTATGGGTCAGTTCTTCACCTCTACCCGTTCACAAGAGGAGGCTGACGCTTTGGCTAAGGCCTACATCGATAGGATGGGTCAGGCGTTCGTTAACAAGAACTATGATGACACGTGTCATACTAAGGATGAGCAACCGGTTTGGAAGACTATCGAAACCGTATGCAAGGATTGTATCTCTAAATTACATCAACGTAATACCAATACCTGCTACACTGATCCTGATAATCAAGAGCGGTATATAGCTGGTGGTAATAAGATATGCTTCTGGTTTGGTACGGCATCTAAGGCCTTCACTCGTCAATGTGCGGATGGTGGGGTTGGAAGCTCCGTTACCGTGACTCAGAATGATGTTACGGATCCAAGTCCTAGCTCTGATGGCAAGTTCAAGTCATGTGTATCTCAGGCTGACGCTAACGCCAAGGCATTGGCGGCTGTTACGGCTCAGGGACAGAGCGTAGCTAACTCGAAGGGTACTTGTACGTGGACAGGAAGCTATACCGGTCAGGTCCAGAAGAACAATTGCGCTGATGGCGGCGTAGGAGACATGGTATCCGTAAGCAGCAGCAAGCTTCCGGGACATCCGTACACCTCCAACATATCTTTGGCTGACGCCAATAAGAAAGCTGAGAATGCCGTTCGTGGAGCTGAGGGTCAGGCTTACGCCAATAAGAACGGAGGATGTACCTGGACTTACGTGGCAAGCCGTGACTTCTATAAGAACAACTGCGCCGAAGGCGGGGTAGGCCAGAGGATAACGGTGACCTCCACACAAGCCAACGGCGGCACGGCTATCACCAGCAAGGTTTCTTTGGCGGATGCCAGAAGCAAGGCAGAGCAGATCCTAGATCAGAAAGGACAAGATTACGCTAACCAGCATGGCACTTGTGTATGGACCGGTACTGGAAGCGCTACTTTCTACAAGGATAATTGCGGCTCTTGTAAACAAGGTGTGGCTATATCAGTTCCTTATAGCTCGTTAGGATTAGATCCTATAACATCAACGGTCTCTCAGGCTGACGCCAATAACAAGGTTCAAGAGGCATTCAGAAGCAATTCAGCTACCAGAGCCGCCGCTCAAGCTTACGCTAATAAGAACGGAGATTGCGAGGACACTCCTCCTAATTGGAGTGGTTGGAGCTATGATGGCGGAAACTATTGCTCAGGTGGTGATGTTTGGGCTAGGTATAGAAGGACTGATAGCACTGGATGTCACTCTGACGAGACTGAGAACAGGTTGCATGAGTCTTGCGATTGTGGATGTTCAGGTGGTTCTTGTGATAGCTGTTGTGATCCTAATTCTTGGAGTAGAATAGGAGAGGCTGAGTGTAGATCTGGCGAAAGTGTAGCTTTATATAGAAATGATTGTGGAAGAGAGGAATATCTAAGCTATGGATCTGCTTGCTGTAATACGATCGGTTTCCAAGGAGGATCTGCTACTAGTAGGAATTGTCCATCTGATAGACCTTGTGGAGTAACGATCTCCTATCCGGGTGTACCTTCTGGATCTATATGCGCTTCTAGCACGTCTTCTGCCAACGCTCAGGCTAGCGATAAGATAGAGAGTCTTAGATCTCAAGCTCAGGCATTAGCGGATGCGGGTTGCAGTGGAAGAGTATGTAATGATTATGTAGAGGCTACTGCTACCAAGCAAGGTTGTCCGTCAGGATGTACGGCTCCGAAGGCTTCCGCTTACTGGGTTTCTGGCGGAAACAATGGCGC